ACCAGGCACTCCGAGCCGCCCTGAACGCGACCGACACCGAACTCCTCGCCCCCCACACGGACCCCCCAGAAAGGAAGTGAAATGGCTACCAGCCAGTCCCCCCAGACCCCCACTGTGACCGCCCTGCGCTACCACAGCGTCCGCGAGACCGCCGCGATCCTCAAGTGCAGCGTCCGCACAGTGCACCGCCTCCTGAAGGCCGGCCGCCTCGGCTACAGCCAGGAAGTTCCCGGCGGAGTCATCCGCATTAGCGACACCGACATTGCCGCCTACTACGAGGCCAGCCGCATAGGGCCCACCGTGCCCCGCCAGCGCCGCACCCGCGCCGCCGCCTAGGCAAAACGCCCCCACGCCGGGCCTTCACACACCGGCAGCAGGGGCGTCGCGGCCTCGGCCGCACCGATCCACCCACACATCCCTGAGAGAAACCGGAGTGGACCTGATGAACATGGTCTCATCCCGTAACCGACTTCCCGAGATCGTCCGGCAGACGCCGGTCAAGTCCGGGACCAAGGACCTGCTCGTGTCGACCGTCCGTATCGGCGGCGGCTACTACGACACCGTCATCTTCGACGAGAGCGACGACAAGAGGCACGCCGGGTTCCTCCTCGGTGGCTACGTGATCAACAGGTCGTCCAAGAAGGCGGGCAACCGCGACGCCGCGATGGACGACCACCGCGAAGCCCTGTACGCGGCCCGCACCGAGGAGCCCTTCCCGCCCAACGGCGGCCACGACTCGGACTGCGCCTACGTCGGCGGCATCAGCTCCAACTGCACCTGCTCGGACGGTGCCGCATGAGTATCGAGCTGACGAACGTCACCCTGGCTGGCAACGAGATGGCCCGCGAGATCGAGCGCCTCACGATCGAGCGTGACGAGCTGGCCGCCGCAGCGAAGCGCGTCTCTGTCCAGCTCCAGCACTTCATGGACGACTCCGCCGACCCGGGCACCGAGGCGCTCGCCGCTCAGTACGAGCTGAACCGGATCCTCTCGCTGCTCTCCATCGACGAGAACGTCATCGGCGAGGCGCAGTACCTGTCCCGCTTCTCCGTCACGCCGTCCGAGGTGCACCGCTTCCTGGCCGCCCGCCTCGCAGAGGACGTGCACTTGAACTATCAGCGGGCCATTGGCAACCGGGCCGTCGAGGAAGCCGCGAAGGACTTGCGTATGACGGCCGCCAAGCTGGATGGCGCGCTCGGGACCATGACCGAGACCGCGTCGACCATGCGTAACGCGGCCGACGAGATCGACCCGCTGAAGGGTGGCGGCCACTACCCGTCCGCGCTGATCCGCCTCGGCGAGTCGGGCGGTGTCCGATGACCGCCCCGGTCCCTGGTGAGTCTCCGCTGGTTGAGCGGATCGACTCGGACACGGAGTACCTGCACATCTCGCCGTCGTTCGGCGGCTTGTTGAAGGTGGCGCAGTTCGGGTCTCACGGTCCTGGCGCGTCGATGGAGGGTGCTGTCGCCGCGGTGACGGTGTACGGCGACGGCCGCATCGAATACCACCCCGCCGACACGGCCGGAGGTGCGGCATGACCGCCTACCCGGAGATCGCTGCCCGGTTCGCCCGGGAGACGGCCGCCCACGAGATGACCGTCAAGCACGACGAAGGCCTCTACCGGCACCTGAAGTTCATGAACCCGGAGCACGGCTCGTTCGGCGCGTTCGAGCTCATCACGTGGCCGTACAACCTCGTCGTCAAGACGGGCTGGACGTTCCACTTCGACATCGACGCCACCCCGGACATGTTCGACCTGTTCCGCCGCACCGCACTGACGGGCCAGATCAACCCCGGCTACTGGTCGGAGAAGGTCCGCGCTGGACGCGACGAGGTCGAGGGCTTCAGTGACGACCTCTTCGAGCAGCAAGTCAAGCGTTACGTCGTTCACTCCATCCGTGAGGGCGAGGCGCCGCGCGGTATCGGCGCCGAGGTCACCCGCGAGATCTTCGAGATGGGCGACATCAGTCACGAGGCTGGTGCCCGCGCAGCCCTGGCGGACTTCCGGCACGAGGGCTGGGACTTCGGCGATCTGCCGGAATGGGACTTCAGCGACTACACGCCAGGCTTCCTGCACTCCTGCTACGCGATCCGCCACGGCATCGACGTGTGGGACGCCGCCCGTAAGGCGGTGGCCGCATGAAGCGCCCGATCCTGCGTCTGATCGTCGAGGCTGCCGCCTCCGGCGTTGCTGGCGGTCTGGTCGCGAACGGTGTCTGGCTGGCGGCCACGGGCGATGTCCCGTCGCTGATGACGACGCTGCTGCTGTCGGAGGCGGTCACCACAGCGTGGTCGCTGTGGCGGGCCGCCCGGTTCCGCCGCAAGTGGCAGACCGTGCTCGCCTCCTACAACCTGCCCGCGCTCGGCGAGGGCATCGACATCCCGGGCCGTCCGCCCCTCGACGAGGAGGCCACGTCATGACCCTCCCGATCGCCGCCTTGGATGTGCCGCTGCCCGCCGTGGAGGCGGACGCCGCCCTGCAGTCCCTGCTGGCCGCACCGCCGTTCGGCCACACCCCGGTCCAGCAGCCCGCGGACTGGTACGAGCGGGTCTTCGACCAGATGGCCTGCGCCCACCCCGAAACCTGTGCCTGCACGCCCAAGGAGGCGACGAAGTGACCGCAACCAAGGCGTGGCCGTTCGGCACGGACGCCATCCAGGACGACCCGCTGACCGCGCTGCGAATCCCGGTCGTCACCAGCTTCAACCCGGCGTGGCGCTACGTCGCCGCCTACCTCGGGACGAGCGCCGACACCGGCAACACCTTCGACCCGCCGTGGCCGTTCGCATCCGCCGAGCGCCCCACGGACGCCGAGGCCCAGATGCTCGTCTCCTTCCTGCTGGAGCACCGCAACTACTGGTTCGGCAACGAGGGCTACGCCCGAAAGATGGACCAGCGGCCCCTCGACATCGACTCCGGCTGGAACACCACCGTCTTCATCAAGTACGGGGTGGACGACTGGGGATACCGCCGCTGCTCGTGGATCTACGGGCCGACGTTCGTGCCCGGCCCGGCCGGATCCCCCAGCCGCGAGGCGACCGGCCAACTGTCGCTGGAGCAGGTCATGGACCGCGTCCACACCATCACCGACAAGCCGATGACCAACTGGCTGCAGTGGAAGGCCGACCACCCCGAAATCTTCCCGCCCAAGGAGGCATCGTGACTGCCCAGCTGTACGGCGGCATCGCCCTCGACCTGCTCGACGGGCCGATCCGCACCCAGTACTCGCGTAGCGACTTCGACGGCAAGCCGAACGCCCGCCTCGTCCTCGGCGAGGGCACCCAGTCCATCGCCATCTCCGTCACCCGCTCGCCCGTCGAGGCGCTCGAAGAGCTGGAGACCGCCGTCGCCGAACTCAAGGCGTGGGTGCAGCGGCAGGAGCAGATCAAGAAGCTCCCGGAGGTGGCGTGAGATGGCGACCGCCCTTCCCCGCCCTGCGGACGCCGAGGTGTCCGAGCTGGCCCGTGTCGACCAGCGCCTGCACGCCGACTTCGGCTGCGACGAAGCCCTGTGGACGCCGCAACAGTGGCGCGACTACTTCGACGAAATCAACGCCGTGCACGCCGAATTCGGATGGGCGGAGGCCTCGTGAGTGCCGTCATCGACCTGGCCGCCCTGCCTCCGACGATCGTCGTCCCCGGCCTCGCCGCCTGGCTCGGCCAGACGCCGCCGGAACCCGACACCACCGACGACTCCTACGAGGCCTACCTCGAACGACTCAGCCAGGAGGCCTGATGGGCTCCGAGCTGAAGCAGGAGGCCCTCGTCGTCGGCGACCTCACGGCAGCCGTCCGCCGGGCCGCGGCCGTGCACTGCGCCGACCGGGTCGCCGCCGAACACCCGCACCCGCTGGACGACTGCATGCCGCGCCTGTCCGGCCGGCTCATCGCCAAAGACCCGGCAGTGGCCGCCGGGGTCCTCGAACTCCTCGCCGCGCTCGGACTGGAGGCGCCGTGATCCTCAACGCGCTCCTGATCGCCGGGGCCGTCTTCCTCCTCCTGTTCGGCGAGTACATCGCCGCCCGCATCCAAGCCCGGAAGGGACAGCAGTGACACTCACCGAACTCATCCCCGGCCTGCGGGGATCCGGCAGCCGCCGCGCCGTCGACAAGGTGGCCGAGCTCCGCCGGGAGAACGTCATCCTCCTCAGCAACCTGCACGCCGCGGGAGACGAGGTCGCACTCCTTCGCCAAGACCTCGACGAAGCCCGGACCAGGCAGGGCGACGCCGAACTCATCGTCGTGCAGCAGCAGGCCGACATCGACGAACTCACCACCGACCGCAACGAGTGGCGGGACCGCGCCCTGCAACTGCAGGCCCGCTTCGGACCCCAGCTCGCCGCCGAAGCCAACGCGGCCCGCGTCGACGTGCCGCCCATGGTCCGCGACACCAGCGCGATCGAAGACCAGGCGACCGGGCCGATCAACGTGACCGCCCTCTGGGAAGCCCGCGACGCCGGACTCCTCGGGCCCGTCACCGACCCCGGGCACATCGCCACCCACTGACTAGCCGCCGCGCCGGATGCCACCGGTCGGCGAGGCGGCGCCCAAGAAGAAACCCCCGTCGAGGTGAAGTCGACGGGGATCCACCACCAGCATCCCACGGAGGTTGCCCGCAATGACCAACACATCCGCCGCCGAGCGTGTCGCCGCCCTACGTGAAGAGCATGCCCGACTCGGCGACAACGTCACCGGCCTGAGCGACGTCGAGGTACTCCTCAACGAGGTGGACCGCTCCTGGAAGGAGTCCCGCCGCCACGAGAACAACTACAGCAACCTGCTGCAGGACCGAGCGAAGAGCGAGCGCGCCACCCGCACCGCGGCCCGACGCACGGCCGTCGAGGACAGGCGGGCCTGGGCCGGAATCTACCTGAACAGCCTCGTCTCCCAGTCCGCCCGCGAAATCAACGCACTGATCCATCGCGCGGCCGAACTGCCTGACGGGCGGGTGCCGGTCGAGCTCACCCGTGAACTGAAGGCCGCCGCCGATCAGGCCGGACATCTGCCACTTGGCGCGTTCGGCGGCGGCGAAAGCCAGCTCGCCGATGTTCGCCGCCAGAACCAGGAAATCCAGCTCGTCGAGAAGCAGCGCGACGAGATCTGGCGGCTGCGCGAGTTCGTCGCCGAGCAGGGCCAGCGACTGCACGCCGAGCACGGCCAGAAGGGCAGTGGCGAGAACGGCTGGCGCTGCGAATGCCCCGGCTGCGAGCTGATCCGCGCCATGGACGACGTCCCCGCCGAACAGGCCGGCGCCCCCATCCCTTCCGCGGCCACGGCCGCCTGACCCTGCCAGGAGACCGCCATGGACGCCACCCAGCTCGCCCTGTTCCCCGACACCGCCGTCACCGGCAGCGGACAGCCCCAGCCCTGGCCCGTCGCCGCCCCGGAGCCCGAGCCGGAGACGCCAGCCGCCGACCCCGACCAGCTCGCCTTCGACGACACCGGAGCGGAGGAGGCGGCGTGAAGGCCCGTGTCACACGGCGCCAGTTCGCCGACCTCCTCGCCTGGGCCGCCACCCAGCTGGACGCCAAACCCACCATGCCCATCTTCGCCGGGCTGCTCATCGACGCCGCCGACGACACCGTCACCATCGGCGCCGCCAGCCACGGCGGAGGCGCACGGGCCACCCTGCCCGCCGACGTCCTGGAGCCGGGCCGGATCGTCGTCCCCGGCCGCATGGCCGCCCAAGTCGTCGCCTCCTACCGGTCCGAGCTGCTCGAACTGGCCACAGACCACCAGCAGGCCGAGATCACCGCAGGCCGGGACCGGTTCCGGCTGTCGCTGCTGCAGGCCGCCGACTACCCGCAGGTCGCCGACCAGCTGGAGGCGGACGGCACCGTCGACGCCGCAGAACTCGCCGAGGCCGTCCGGCAGACCGTGTCCGCAACCGACCCGAAGGTCAACGACCTGCAGGTGTGGCGGGCCGGCGTACAACTCACCGCCGTCGGCGACCGGCTGACGCTGTGGGCAACCGACCGCTACCGCATGGCCGAACGCTCCATCCCGTGGACACCGGCCCGGGAACAGGGCCCGGTCGGGGCGCTCATCGCAGGCAAGTCCCTCGCCGATGCGGTCCGCGGCCTCACCGGAACAATCGGCCTCGCCCTGACCGGAAAGACCGTCGGGGTCGCGGACAGCATCCGCTACTCGACCGTGGACCGGCTCGACGAGACCGGACGCCTCGACCCGCACCAGTTCATCCCGGAGCAGTTCACCACCGAGGCGATCATCCCCGTCGACGGCCTAGTCACCGCCATCAAACGAGCCTGCCTGGTCGCCGGAGACGGCAAGCCGAAAATCCTCATCGGCTTCGGCACCGACGACATCTCCGTGCGGGCCGCCGGCGACGACACCGGCGCTGTCGCCCTCGACTACATCGAAGGCCGCCACATCGACGGGCCGCCGCTGCAGATCGCCTTCCAGCCCGCGCCGATCCTCGACGCGCTGACCGTCGCCGGCACCGAACAGGTCCGCATCGGACTCACCGCGCCCACCAAGCCGGCCCTCGTCCACGCAGACGGCGACGACACCACCGACTACCGCCACCTCGTCATGCCCGTCCGCCTCTGACCCGCCCAGGAGACCCCAGCTGTGATCACCATCGCCGACCACACCCTCAGTCGCCTCGTCGCCCAAACCCGCCCCCACGTCGGGAACCTGGTCGACGCCGAAGCCGTCCAGTGCATCACCTTCGACCACGACGGCCGCCACCTGTACGCCATGGCCACCAACCGGTACACGATCGCCGTAGCCCGCACGCAGGTCACCGGCGGAGACGACGAACCGTGGGCGGCCATCGTCCACCGCACCCAGATTCCCGAGCTCGCCGCCGCTGTGCGCCTCCTCGACGCGGACACCGTCCAACTGGAGCGCACCGACAGCCAGCTGATCCTTTCGGGGAAGCGCGGGCACCGGGTCGCCGTCGACTTCAGCCCGTACACCAAGGCCCCGTTGGACTGGCGGAAGCTGCTCCTGCCCGCCCTGGAGAAGCCCGCCGCCGATGCCCAGATGGCCATGGACCCGAAGTTCTTCGGCGCCTGGAAGAACCTGCCGAAGCCCGTCCAGATGTGGTCGACGGGCGAGGGCCGCATGTCGCTGATCGTCGCCGCCGACTTCCTCGGCGGGCAGATGCCGATCCGTCGCGAAGGCGCCGACCTCGAACTCCGCCGCGAACTCGACGCGTGGAAGGCCGCAAAGCGCGACGAGCCGGTCGCTGAGCCGACCGCCGCTTGACCCGCCCAAAATCCCCGAGTGCGGCAGACACCCGGGGATCCGAACAAGCATCCCAGGAGAACGCGTGAACATCGAAATCAAGGTCGACGACATCACCCTCTCGACCGTCGTCGCAGACGTCATGAGCTACGACGAGGACGGAGACCTTGTCCCCGCAGGCCGAGAGAAGACCGTCGCCGACCTGGTCGCTGAACGGATCGTCACCAGCGTCGTCCGCGACGACCGTTACCCGCGCCTCAAAGAGCGGGTCACCGAGATCCGCGACGAGGAGATCCGGGCCGCAATCCGCCCCGCCATCGTCGAAGCCGTAACCCGGCCCATCAAGAAAACCAACGGCTACGGCGAACCCACCGGGCAGGTCACCACACTGTCCGAGGTCATCGTCGACGAGGCCCGCAAGTTCATGAAGGAGCCCGCCGACAAGTACCGGCGCGAGGACGGCACCGTCCTGCAGAAGCTGGTGCGCGACGAGGTCCACAAGGCGTTCGGGGCGGAGATCGCCGACGCCGTCAAGCAGGCCCGCGAAATGGTCGCCGGCGAGCTCGGCAACAAGGTCAGCGACCAGATCACCGCCGCAGTCAGGGCCGCACTCGCCGCCAAGGCCAAGTAGCCACACAGACCGGCCGCCTGGCGCTTTCCCCCCGTTGTGCGCCGCGGCCATCCAGGGCCCGCTCCGCCGGAGCACCCCCCGCCCAGCGGAGCGGGCCCGCCCTTAGTGCACCCAGAAACGAGGACACATGAGCACCAGCAGCCCCACCATTCCGCCGGACGTCGCAGCGCACGTCCTGTTCCACTACGGCCGCGAGGGCGGCTACCAGGCCGGCTCCTTCACCACCGCACTCCTCACCGCCATGGGGACCGCCGACCCGTCCAACCTCGACCGGCTGGCCGCCGGGTTCCCCGAGTACGTGGCCGCGATCACCGCCATCCACTACGACCCCGACGGCGTGGACCGGCTGCAGGACATCGCGGCTGGGCGCTGCACCCGCTGCAAGCAGAACGACGGGCCGTTCGTGCCGTCCGGCCTGTGCGAGGCCTGCGCCCGCCCGATGCCGCTGGACGGTGTCGCGTGACCGAGCCACGCCACGCCCGCGAAACCGAAAACGGCCGCTACTACACCGACCCAGCTGGTGGACCCGACCTCGTCTCCGTCACCAACGTCCTCGACACCTCGGTCAACAAGACGCGGTCACTGATGCCGTGGGCGGTCAAGCTCACCGTCGAGTGGATCCTCGACCACCGCATGGAAGTCGCCCGCCGAGCGATCACCGACCGGGCAGCGCTCACCAAGCAGCTCAAGCAGATCCACATCGACGCCCGCGACCAGGCCGCAGACCTCGGCACCGTCATCCACAAGGCCGCCGAACTGCGCCTCCTCGGCGCCCCATTCGCAGTCGCCCGCGAAGTCGCCCCCTACCTCGCTCAACTGGAAGCCTTCCTCGGCTTCTGGGGCGTCGACATCGACAAGCACGTCGAAGCCGCCGAGATCACCTGCCTGCACCGCCGACTCGGCTACGCCGGCACCGCCGACCTCATGATCTGGCTGCCCACCGGCAAGCGCCGCGCCCTCGAACTGTGGCTGATCGACTTCAAGACGTCAGCCACGCGCTCCGCGAAGGCCGTCTACCCGGAGAACACCCAGCAGCTGGCGGCACTGCGCTACTGCGAGACCGTCCTCCTTCCGGACGACACCGAGCAACCGATGCCGGAGATCCAACGGACCGGCGTCCTCAACCTGCGGGCCAAGTCCCACGCCCTCGTCGAGATGCCCGCCGGACGTGAAGCCCACAGGGCGTTCCGCGGCGCCCTCGTCAACGCGCTGTGGCACCACGCCGCCCCCTCCTCATATCCCGCCCTCCTCGCCCCGGACCAGCCCGTCCCGGCCCGGTGGCGCAACTTCCGAAAGGTGGCCTGACCGTGGGCTCCCGACTCCGCAACATTCAGGCCCGTGCCGCCGAGCACGGCCGCCTCCGCACCGGCTACACCCAGGGCAAGCGGCCCATGCGGTCCGCCACGTGGGTCGTCACCTCCCATTCCGAGGAGCACGTCCGCGCCGCGGCCGAACTGTGGGGCGGCGAACCCGAGCAGTGGCAGCCGCTCAACTCGACGATCACCCAGTGGCGGGTCATCACCAAGGCGTCCTCGATTGAGGCGCTGATCACCCCCGGGGACCCGCTGAATCAGTACAACGAGATGTGGTCCGCGGGTGGCTGCCAGCGCCGCTGCGACGGCGACACCGAGCTTCTCTCACGTCAGCCGTGCATCTGCGCGGCCCGGTTCGGCGAGGACTGGCACCAGCAGAAGAAGGGCACCGTCTGCTCCACCACGTCCCGCCTCAACGTGATGCTGCCGGATCTGTCCGGCATGGGCATGTGGCGGGCCGAGACCCACTCCTTCTACGCCGCAGGGGAGTGGGGCGGCATGGTCGACATGGTCCTCGCCGGAACCGACGGCAAGGGCTTCGTGCCGGTGACGCTGCGGATCGAGCCGCGGCAGGTCGTCCGCGACGGCCAGACGAAGAAGTTCCCCGTCGTGGTCGTCGAGCTTCGCGGGGTGACCCCGCGGCAGGCGCTGGCCGGACCGATGACCGCCGCAGTCGCCCTGGATCCGGCGAGCGGCAGCCGGGCCGTGGCTGCGATCGAGGGGCCCCGCCCGGATTACCTCGCCGAAGCCGAAGGCGCCCTGACCCCGGACGACGTCGGCGACGTCTACCGCCGCGCTTTCGCCGCAGGCCACCTCAACGACCAGCTCATCGCCGACCTCAAGGAAATCGCCGACCGCAAGAAGGCAGAGGCGGTCGGACCGGACGAGGACGGCGCCTACGACGCCGAACTCGTCGACGCCGAGCAGTAGCCCGCACACGCGAACGGCCGGCCGCGGGCAGCGCGGCCGGCCACTCCAAGGAGACCACAGATGACCAACGTCTGGCGCCGCGTCCTCGCGGGCCTTACCCACACCGGGCCCGGCTACGACCTGCCCACCCACTCCGAGACAGACCTTCGCGCCACGCTCACCACACTCGCCGACCGCTGGGAGCAGATCGCCGGCCCGAAGCCCGACCCGAGTGAGGGCCTGTTCGTCGACGAGGTCACACCCGCCGAGTCCGCGCGGATCGAGCGCAACCACACCCTCCGCACCTCCGCCGCCGACCTGCGCGACGTCCTGCGTACCGGCCGGATCCCGCACCCGCTCATGACCGACGCCGAGCTCGAGCAGCACGGCACGCCCGAGGAGGCAGCGTCATGACCCACATCCAGCCCGCCTTCGACGGCACCGAGCTCACCGCCCCGGCCCCCGCTACCACCCGCCGCGTCATCGACGACTACGAGGCGTGGGTCGACGAAGTCTGGCCGTACTACGTGGCCGCCGCCGACACCCGTCAGCCCTTCACCATCGACGAGATCTCTAGCAAGCACCGGCTGCCCGATCCGCCGAAGCCGCAGAGCCAATGGGGCGGCTTGCCGATCCGCCTGCAGAACGCGGGCATCATCCGCCACCACACGGCCGGAACCAGCGTCCGCGCCCACCACAGCCTGGTCCACGTGTGGATCGGCGTACCGCCCGCCATGCGGGAGATGGTCGCCGCCCGACGCCGCGACGAACGCGCCGCACGGCGGCAAGCCCGCGCCGACGAGCGGAGGGCCGCGTAGATGGAGGCCTACTACGAGGACGACACCGTCCAGCTGTACCTCGGCGACATGCGGGAGATACTCCCCGCGCTCGGCATCACCGCGGACCTGATCGTCGCCGACCCGCCGTACCAGTCGACCAGCCTCGGCTGGGACGTCTGGCCCGACGGATGGCCCACCCTGGCCGCCACAGCCGCGAGCAGCATGTGGTGCTTCGGCAGCATGCGCATGTTCCTCGACCGGGCAGGCGAGTTCACCGACTGGAAGCTCAGCCAAGACGTGGTGTGGGAGAAGCGCAACGGCTCCGGCTTCGCCCGCGACCGCTTCCGCCGCGTCCACGAACACGTCACCCACTGGTACCGCGGCGACTGGCGGGGCATCCACCACGACACCCCGCGCACCGCCTACAGGGGACCCGACAAATCCGCCCGCGGACGCGACTCCCGCACCCCACACACCGGGAAGATCGGCGCGCACACCTATGTCGACGACGGAACCCGCCTCGCCCGCTCCGTCATCCAGGCGGCATCCGTCCGCTACCAGCGGCGCCACCCCACCGAGAAACCCGTCGAGATCCTCGACCAACTGATCCGCTACGCATGCCCCGAAGGCGGCCTCGTCATCGACCCGTTCGCCGGATCCGGCAGCACCCTCGACGCCGCCCAAGCCGCGGGCCGACGCGCCATCGGCATCGAAGCCCGCGAGGACTACTGCGAGGCCGCCGCCCTCCGGCTCGCCGCCATACCGCTGACGCTCGCCGGAGGCGCCGCATGACCGCCGCCCTCTTCCTCGCCTGCTTCGCCGCCACCATCGGCGTCGCCGCCGTCGTCTTCGCCCTCATCGTCCGCCCCGCACGCACCGGGAGGCGGACGTGACCCCCGAACAGATCGACGCCGTCACCAACGGGCTCACCGGCCTGCAACATGCCATCGACACCTACGGGCCCGGCATCGGCATCACCGTCGCCGGCGGCACCGCCCTCTGGGGTGTTGGACGGATCTGGCAGCGGCTCGAAGCCCGGCGTCAGGAACGCCGCGACCGGGCCAAAGCCTGGCGGCTGCTGTGCGACGCGCCGCCCGCCCACGACACCGCCCCCGGCAGCAACAGCGACGACCTCCTCACCTGCCTGCAAATCCTCAACGCCACCAACCAACACCGAACGGGGGAGAAATGACCACCGCCGCCAAGCCGCTGCCGCCGCATGGAAAGCGCCCCCGCTACATGCGCGGCTGCCGCTGCCTGCCCTGCATCAACGCCAACAAGCGCTACTGCAAGCAGTACCGAATGCGAACCGTCCGCCAGCCCGTGCGCGTCGACGCAACGCCCGTCCGCGCCCGCCTGCAGGACTGGGTCGACCAGGGCTACAGCCAGACGCAGATCGGAGACGCCGTCGGCAAGAAATCCGGCGACATCTCCAAGCTCCTCCGCGGGCAGCCCACCATCGCACCACGCGTCGCCGCCCGCATCCTGCGCTCACCAGGCCCGACCGGCACCCCCATGAACGCGCGCGTAGACAGCACCGGCACCATCCGCCGCGGCCAAGCCCTCCACGCCATCGGCTACCCGATCTACGCCATCGCCGAAGGCGTGCCCATGGCGACCAACCACCTCGGCCGGATCCTCTACCACGAGCCGACCACCGTCAGCGCCGCCGTCGCCCAGGGCATGGCAGCCCTCTACGAAAAGCTCCGCTGGCAGCCAGGCCCCTCCCGTCGCGCCCCCTATCTCGCGCGCCGCCGCGGCTGGAGCGGCCCTTTCGCCTGGGACGGAAACATCGACGACCCCACCGCGAAGCCCGAACGGCTGCCCACCTACAAGCCGGCCGCGAAGAACGGCCGAGACTCCCTGCGCAAAGCGGAGATCGAACACCTCTACCTGCTCGGTGAATCCGTGCCGTCCATCGCCAAGCAGCTCGGCGCCAACGAGAAGTACACCACCGACCAGCTCAACGTCGTGCTCCGTGAACGCGCCAAGAGGGCCCACCAGGCACGCCGCGGCCATCAGCCCGCCGACGAACCGGCAGACGCCGAGCTCGCCGCCTAGGACACGACGAGGGCCCCGCACAGCGGGGCCCAGGAGGAAGGGAGGAGGGGCGTGGAGTCAGAGAGTGCCGCTCTCAAGCACTTCGAGGAGCGTCGCGTCCTTGCGCTCAAGGACCGAGGCGAACTCGGGGTCGTTGGCGAGCTTGTTCAGCCGGCGCACGAGGTCGTCGTAGATGGGCCGGATCTCCGCGTCAAGGACGGCAGCCTTCCAGCGGTCCATGGAAATCAGCATGGCCTGCGGCTTGTCCCGTCGAGTGAGCGCCACGGGATGGCCGAGCAGGCGCACTTCGGCGATGACCTCGGTCATGTTCGCGCGGGCTTCGGAGACGCCCAGCTGTCGGATCCCGGACTCACTCATGAGACCAGCATACACATGAGCGTGGATGTAATGTCCGTCGCGTTGTACAATTCAATGGCGAGCGAATCACTGGCAACACGAACCGCATCGCCCCCATGAGGGCTGCCTCAAAACAGCGAATGACCAGCAGAGACACCCCTCCTTGAGAAGAGACCCGAAGTGAGCACTGAGGCCATGGACTGGGCACTCGAAAAGGCTCCGCCGATGCCGGCGCAGCTCGTCGCCACGCTGAGCGGGCTTGCGCGTCACGCCGACAAGAAGGGCCGCGGGGCGTACCCGTCCGTGGCCCGGCTGGCCGCGTACACCTGCAAGGCCGAGCGGTCCGTCCAGCGTGACCTCAAGCAGCTGCGAGAGCTCGGCTTCATCCGCCTCGGCGACCAGTCGAAGGCTGCACACCTTCCCGAGGGGAAGCGTCCGGAGGTCTACGACCTCGCTCTCGAGCGCACCGTTCCGGGAGGCCGCGCCAGTGCAGATGAGGTGACGCGGACGTCACGGGTGACGCTGGCGTCATCCCGTCGGCGCGGCGGGAAAAAGAAGCCCAGCTCAGAAGATGTCGCGTCCGATTTGACGGGTGACGTGGACGTCAGGGGTGACGTGGACGTCAGGGGTGACGCCGACGTCGCGGATGGGGTGACGTCCACGTCGCAGGAGGGGCGACGTGGACGTCACCCAAACCAAAAGACAGAACCAAGAGCTGAACCAAAAGACTCTTACGGCGCCCGCGACTCGTCACGCGCAGCCGCTACGGACGAAGAGCGCGACTACCACTGGCCCGTCTTCGCCGAGTTCTGGGTCTGCTACCCGCGGCCCATGAAGCCGCAGAAGACCAAGCAGGCATGGCGTGACGCTCTCGACCGCGGAGCCGATCCCGGCCACATCGTCAAAGCCGCCAAGGCCTACGCCTTCGCCCGCCGCAACGAAGACCAGCAATTCACGCCGTACTCCAGCACCTGGCTCGACGCCGGCAGCTACGACGACCCGATCGACACCCAGCCGCCCAGCGGCCCGCACCGCAACCCCGAGAACGACTCCGACTACGACCAGGGATGGAACTGACCGTGCAGTGGACTCCGCCGATCAACCCGAAGCGCTACCACCTTGAGCAGCTGCTCGCCGCCCGCGGCGTCAGCCTCGACTGGCTCAACTCCGGTGACAGCGACCCGTATCACCCGGCCAACATCGCCCGCTATTCCATCGTCGAGGCCGCCAAGCTCGTACCCGCCCACTACCGGGCCGCGTCCGTCGACAGCCCCGAGATCCACACCTGGCTGCAGGAACTCGTCGCCACCGCCCGCGAGGACCAGGCCAGCCGCGGCGCCCCCGTCGCCTCCGTCTTCGAAGGCCGCTCCCTGCTGCTGCTCGGCCCGACCGGCACCGGCAAGACGCACCAGGCCTACGGTGCCATCCGCGAACTCGCCCTCACCGGCGTCGCCGCCCGCTGGGGCGTCACCACCACCGCCGACCTGTACGCCGCCCTGCGCCCCCGCCACGGCGTCGACTCCGAAGCCGAGTTCCGCCACTACCGCGACGCCCGCATCCTCCTCATCGACGACCTCGGCGCCGACCGCAAGCCGACCGAGTTCACCGAAGAGGTCAACTTCCGGCTGATCAACTACCGGTACGAGCACCACATGCCGACGCTCATCACCTCCAACCTGCTACCGAAGGAGATCGCCGAACGCCTCGGCGACCGGGTCACCAGCCGGCTCATCGAGATGTGCCAGCGCGTCGTCTTCAAGGGCGACGACCGCCGCCGGGGTGTGGCCGCGTGACCACCGAGATCGACTGGGCCGACGCCATCGAAGACATCGGCCCCAAAATGCCCCGCGACCAGGAGGCCGAGAAAGTCCTCATCGCCTCCGCCATGGCCCGCCCCGACGTCGTCGACGAACTCGCCGCAGAAGGCTTCGACCCCGCCGACATCAGCACCGAGCAGTACCGGTGGGTCTGGTACGCCGTCGAAGAACTCCGCACCAGCTTCCGCGACGGCGAAATCCGCTACCTGCCCGTAGCCCGCCAGCTCGAGACCTGGCACGCCGACGGCCGCATGGTCGCCCGCCCCCTCCTCGAACAAGACCTCCGCCAGATCTACGACTACGCCCAGCCCGGCGCCGCCGCCTGGTACGCCAAGAAGGTCGCCGACAAGGCCGTCGCCGCCCGCATCGTCGCCCTCGGCCACGACGCCGCCAGTCGCGGCAACAGCGCCGCCTTCGACCCCGACACCGACGTCGCCGCCCTCCAGGACGCCCTCGACGGCGTCGCAAAGCCCGACGCGGCACGCCAGGCCAAGCACGTCCGCGAACTGATCGGCGCCGCCCTGGAACGCTGCATCACCCCGCCCTCCAAAGAAGACCGCATCCCGACCGGCTTCATGGACCTCGACGCCCTGCTCTGCGGCGGATGGGCGCCCGGCCAGATGGTCGTCATCGGCGCTCGGCCCGCCATGGGCAAGTCGACGATCGCGGCCGGGTTCGCCCGAGCCGCCGCCGTCAAGAACGGCATCGCCAGCCTGTTCCACACCCTGGAGATGAGCGAAGACGAGATCGCCAACGGGCTGTTGTGCGCCGAAGCCCGCATCGCCCTGCACCACCTCAAGCAGGGCATCGTTGACGACGCCGGCGTGGTCCGTGCCGCCGAAGCCGGACAGCGCATCGCCGCAGCCCCCCTGTTCATCGACGACGTGTCCAGCCTGACCCTGCCCGGATTGCGCGCCAAGGTCCGCCAGCACGTCCGAACCGACGGGCTGCGCCTCGTCATCGTCGACTACCTCCAGCTGATGACCGCGCCCAAGGCGGAGAACCGGCAGAACGAGGTGTCGAAGCTCAGCCGCGGCATCAAGCTCCTCGCCCGCGAATTCGGCATCACCGTGATCATCCTGGCGCAGCTCAACCGCGGGCCCGAACAGCGCCAGGACAAGCGGCCCACCAAATCCGACCTTCGCGAATCCGGCTCCATCGAGCAGGACGCCGACATCGTCATCCTCCTCCACCGCGACGACGCCTACGAGCGCGAGTCCCCGCGGGCCGGCGAAGCCGACCTGATCGTCGACAAGCATCGCGGCGGCCAGATCGGCACCGTGACGGTCGCTGCCCAACTCCACTTTGCCCAGTTCGTCGATATGGCGGCCCCCTGATGAATCCCGAGATCGAAGACATCGCCGTCATGCGCCAGCAGGGCGACCTGAAGAACTACCTGCTCGGCCTCGTGAACGCGGTGCAGCGGCCCGAGACGGCCAAGCCGAAGCCGACCCTGGCCGCAGTGCCGTCACCGGGCTACCGGATCGCCCACACCGGCGGCTGGCCGCTCGGCACCGCCGTCACCGGCCCCACCCCGCCCGCCGACCAGTGCACGTGCGCCCGATGCGGCGGCAACCCCAACAGCCGCGCCACCCACCGACCTCAGACAGGAGAAGCCGCGTGAACGTCATCGTCTGCCGTGCCCGCCGGTACAACATCCGCCGGATCTTCCGCTGCCCCACCTGCAAGACCCGCCGCCGCATGCTCTGGCAGGACGAGGTCTGGTACGGCGTCACCACCACCTGCTGCCACTGCGGCGACAGCTGGCAGGACGGCGAGCTCTACCCCCGCCCGGCCAAGCGCGGCTGGCGCAAGGAAGCCGCAGCGAAGGCCACCGCCGAGTGGCTGGCTGCCGGGATCTACGCCCGGGCCGCGCATCGGACGTGGGTTGCCGCGCAGACGGGAGGCGTCGCATGACCGTCGAGCTCGCTACCTGGCCCGCCATTCCCGCCCCGTGAACGCCGCGAGCTGGGCGCGCCGTTAACGCGCCCAGCTCTGCCCCGCACCCTACCCGCGACACCAGGAGCACCCCATGCACACCAACCACCGGAACGGAGACGGCGCGTGATCGTCGACCTGTTCAGCGGCCCGCGCGGCTGGTCCGAAGGCCTCCGCCTGCTCGGCCTCACCGACGTCGGCCTGGAGCTCGACGCCGACGCCTGCCGCACCGCGCACGCCGCCGGCCACCTCACCATCCGGTGCGACGTCACCCAGTACCCCACCGCACCGTTCCGCGGCCGCATCACAGGCAAGATCTCCTCGCCGGTGTGCACCCCGTTTTCGCGGGCCGGCAAGCTGGGCGGTCTCGCCGATCTGCCGCTCGTCTACCAGGCTGTCGAAGATCTCGCCCACGGCCGTGACACCCGGGCCCGGGTGAAGGCTGCCTGCAAGGACGACAAGTCGATCCTGGCCGCGGAGCCGATGCGGTGGCTGCATGATCTGCGGCCCGAATGGGTGTGCATGGAGCAGGTCCCCGACGTGCTGCTCCTGTGGAAGCAGTACGCGGGCATCCTCCGCGGCTGGGGCTACAGCGTGTGGACCGGCGTGCTGAACGCCGCCGACTACGGGCTTCCGCAGACCCGGCGTCGCGCCATCCTGATCGCCTCCCGCGTTCGGGATGTGAGCGCACCGGACCCGACACACGGCGAGAACACCGAAACCGACCTGTTCGGCTTCACCCGGCTGCCCTGGGTGACCATGGCCCAGGCTCTCGGCCTAGAGCCCGGCCTTGAGATCAACACCCGTGGCGACCGGAAGACGCCCGGCGGCAACAACTTCCCCGTCGACGAGCCGTCGTGGGCGCTCACCGAGAAGTGCCGTTCCTGGTGGGTGCTGCGGCACAGCAAGCGCTCGAACGCCACTGTGCGCCGCATCGACCAGCCGGCGGCCACCCTGGTCGCCGGGCACGCCCGCCACGACTACGAGTGGGTCAAAGTCGATGGCGAGGACGCACTGGAGAAGCGCCCCCTGCTCATCTCCGAGGCGGCCGTCCTCCAGAGCTTCCGCCCCACGCATCCGTTCCACGGCAGCCAGTCGAAGCAGTTCCTCCAGATAGCCAACGCCGTCCCCCCGCTGCTCGCCGCCCATGTGGCGGGTGCCGCCTCGGGCGTGCCGTTCCTGGCAGGGCAGGTGGCGGCGTGATGCCGGGCGCGCGCCAGGCTGTCGACCTGTTCGCAGGTCCGGGCGGCTGGGACGTCGGGGCCACCCGGCTCGGGCTCCGCGTAGTCGGCATCGAACGCGATCACGCCGCCTGCGAGACGCGGAGGGCCGCCAGCCTGGGAACCGTCGAGGGCGACGTGCGCACCTATGGGCCAGCCGACTTCCCGGACGCCACCGACCTCATCGGCTCCCCGCCGTGCCAGCCGTTCTCTGTTGGTGGCATAGGGCGGGGAAGGAAGGCCCTTGATGTCGTCCTCGGTTTGGCGCAGATGCTCGCCGCCCGGAAAGGCATCGCCCAGGCGCTGAAGGATTTCGAGGACGAGCGCACCGGGCTCGTCCTGGAGCCGCTGCGGTGGGCCCTTGAGGCCGCCGACGCCGGCCGCCCCTACGAGGCGGTTGTGCTGGAGCAGGTGCAGCAGGTGCAGCAGGTGTGGAACGCCTACGCGGAAGTCCTGCGCGCCGAGGGCTACTCGGTGGCCACCGGGATTCTGCGCACCGAGCAGTTCGGGGTGCCGCAGACCCGCCGCCGGGCTGTTCTCGTCGCCCGCCTCGTCGGTGAGGCCCGACTGCCGGAGCCGACGCATCGCCCGTACCGCCGCGGGATCGCCCAGGACGCGGGAGACGTCCGTCTGCTGCCGTGGCGGTCCATGGCCGACGTCCTTCCGCATCGCGGCCCGTTCACGGTGATCTCCAACTACGGCACCGGCGGCGACCCCCGCAACCGCGGCCGGCGCACACACCTCGAACCCGCCTTCACCGTCACCGGGAAGATCAGCCGGCTGCGGCTTGTCGACCTCGACGGCCGGGAACTCCCGCGGCTCACCCCGTCGGAGGCCGGACTGCTGCAGGGCTTCCCCGCCGACTGGCCGTGGAGCGGCAACGACATCCCGCAGCAATGTGGGAACGCCTGCCCGGTCCCGCTCGCCGCAGCGCTCGCCCAGGCGGCCACTGCGCCGGCGCTGGGGGTGGCCGCGTGATGTCGCCCGGAAACCCCCGCCGCCGCCCCTGGCTGCCCCATCCGCCGCGCACGGTTCGCCGTCCGCCGTGTCCTACGGGTCTGCCGCGGTTTGCGAGCGCCGATTTGGCGCGGGCGTCCCTGGGGCCGGCGTTGTCTGCTGCGGCGGCCTGGTTGACGCCGGGTGACTGCGCGGTGTGTGGCGGCGCGCATCTGGTGCCCGTGGAGGGTGCTGGGGGCGCGCCTGAGCGGCTGGCGGGCGTTGAAGGCCCGCCGGGAGCCGCCGAGGCCGCAACGCCGCTCTGAGGGCCGCACAGCGGCTTTGAGGGCCGCGTGAACGAAACCGACACCGGAACGACCAGGAGACGACCATGACCGAACCCACCGACCGCCTCGCCGGGCGCCTCGAAGGAATCCGCCGCGCGATGGCCGCCGTGGCCAACGACCGGCCCACGCCCGAGCAGATCGCCGAGTGGAACGCGTCCGACAGGGCGATGGCGCAGCGCATCCGGGCTGCGGTGCCTGGCGTGCCGCTGCATCACGCCTACGCGGTGCTGCGGGCGTTGCGTGTGCGGGAACGGCTTGACGCTGCCGCGGCCCCCGCCGTGTCTGCCGGGGTGGCGCCCGCCACCGACCGCGAGTGCGTCGCGTCCATCTCCGGCCGTTGTCTCGCTGAGGGCCAGTCCGAGACCGCGTGCGACACCGACGCAGGCGAGTGCGTCCACGGCGGGAAGCCCGCCACCGACCAGCCTGGCGCCCGGTTCGGTCCCGGCGAGGGCGTGCACGGCCGCGACCCGTACTACGCCACCACCGACCAGGCTGCGCCCGTCTGCAAGTTCGACGAGGGCTGCCACCGCGTCGTGGCGTGTGATCCCGGGTGTGGCGCGCCCCTGGCCGCCACCGACCGGGCCGTGCTGCGCAAGCCCGCTTACGACGCCGTGTTCGCCTACCTCCGGAAGCAGCCAGTCGACTTCCTGCCCGTCACCGTCGTCGGACGCAACGCCATGATCTGGCACGCCGTACACGCCGCCCTCGACGCTGTGCTGCCCGCGCCCGCCGAGGAGCACCGCCTCGCCCTGTCCGATGCGCTCGGGCTGGGGACGGGCGCGCCGTGGGACGCCATCCACGACCGGGCCACGGAGCTTGGGCTCCCGCCGCTCGATCAGGATCCCGTTGCCCGACGGCTGGGACTGGTGGCCGAGTACCGGGCCACCGTGCTGCGGGACTTCCTGTGGCGGCTGGAACAGTCCGCCGGGGACGCCACCGCTGAGAAGTTCCTCGACGACAACCCGGAGCTGCGCCGTATGGCCGCCGAGTCCGCGCCCGCCCTGTGTGCCGAGTGCGGCCACCCCGAGGCTGTCCACGAGGACGGCGAGGACCCGGTCAGCCCCGGACGGTGTACGGCCTGCCCGGACGGCGGCGAGGACTGGCACAACTGGGAGGCCGCCGAGCCCGCGCCCGCCGTCGCGCAGCAGCCCGAGGTCGTGCACGGCTGCCCGCCCGACGGCTCCGGCCTCACCCCCTGCTGCGGACGCACCCCGTTCGAACTCCCGCTCACCGACCGGATCAGCAGCGAGGCGCCCATCACGTGCACGGGGCCCGCCGCCGCGCAGCAGCCGAGGGAGGCCCGGTGACGGGTCACGAGTTCACGCCTGGCCGCCGGAGCCGGAGGGGTCGGGCTCCGATGCCGCCGGAGGTGCAGGCGGTTGCTGACGAACTGTCGCGGCGGGCGGCGCAGATGTGGGCTGAGTCGGACGGCGAGTTGTCGATTGCGGAGGCGGTGGAGCTGGCCGCGTTCCGCATGGGTGTCGAAATGCCGCAAACCGTCACAGAACCGGGAGATGAGTCGTGAGTGCAGATCCCCACCCCACCAACTCAGCCCCGAGAAGCGGCTCAGACGGCCCTGAGAGCGCCTCAACCCCGCTCGTCGGTGCCTCGCGACGTCCGGAGTGCCCTAACGGGCTCCAGGCGGGCGCACAGGGCTTCGGGGGCGAGCGATGACCGTCCTGTGGACCGCCAGCGAACTCCCCGCGTCCGCCTTCGACCCCGACCCCGACGACGAAGGCGACGGGCCGTGGTGCCGCTACCCGGACCTGTGGGGCAACGGCCTCACCGGCCACGACCTCGACCACATGACCGACGTCACCGTGAAAGGCGACCTCCTGTGACCGACCAGCCCTGTCCGTTCTGCGAGATCAACACCGGACGCGCGCCAGCCACGTTCGTCCACGAGTGGTCCGACGCCATCGCGATCGTCCCACTCAACCCCGTAGTCGACGGCCACACCCTCGTCATCCCGAAGACACACGTCACCGACTTCGTCGCCGACCCGATCGTGTCCGCCGCCACCATGCGCCGCGCCGCCCAACTCGCCGACGAGATAGGCCCGGTGAACCTGATCACCAGCCGCGGTCGGGAAGCGACCCAGACGGTGAAGCATCTTCATCTGCACCTGGTTCCTCGCTCCAAGGGCGATGGGCTCGCGCTGCCTTGGGGCAGCGGCAAGCAGAAGAGCGGCATCCGGCTCAACGTCCGGCCCAAGCCCGACGACGACGCCTACGCCCGGGGCTTCGCCGCAGGAAGGCGCGCACGATGACCGACACCCAGCCGACCCCGAAGCGCCGCTCGCAGGCCCGCGAACTGATCACCCACACCTCCGAGCGGATCCTCGACGGCCGCTACGCCGGACAAGTCCGCGCCGTCGTCATCGAACGCGCACTCATGCGCATGGCCGCAGCCGACGCCCGACGCGAACGAACAGCAGCACGGCGCGGGGGAGGAGCAACGTGAGATCCCCCGGCTACACCGGCAAGCCCCTCAGCCCCGGGCAGATCGCCGCCCTCCGCCTCGCCGCATCCGGCTATACATCCCGGCAGATCGCCGCCCGCCTCGACACCACCGAACAAGGCGTCCACCTGCGGCTCAAGGAAGCCCAAGTCCGCCTCGGCGCCCGATCCCGCACACACGCCGTCGTCATCGCCCTACGGCGCGCCGTCATCCGCTTCGACGAACTCGACCTCGAACCCGCAAAGGAGACCGCCGCATGACCGACGTCCCGATCGACCCGCACGCCCCGTCGCTCGGCTTCATCGTCAACCCGCAGACCGGCACCGGCGCAGCAACCGGCGGCAACATGCCGCTGATCTGCTCCGACGAGCGGCATGCCGCGAAGGTCGCCGCGCTGGACAGCGAAAACGACCGACTCCGCGCCAAGATCGCCGAGATCGACCACATCATCAACTGGCACACCACCTGCGCCTCCTGCGCCCGCGCCCTCGACAGCAGCTACGCCGAGACCATGCGCGCCGAGACCGCCGAAGCCGCACTCAAACGGGTGCACGCGCTCGCTAGCCGGCTCGAAGAGTTCGGCGAAAACGCCCTCAAGCAAGACGACCGGCGGCTGTACAACGCCCTCGCCACCGACCTCCGTAACCGTATCGACGGCCCCACGCCCGAGGCGGCAGCGGCACAAGCGACCGACACCCAGGAGCAGCCGTGACCGCCCCGCACCCCATGCCCGACGCCGACTTGCTGGCCTGGGCGGTCGTGCTCGACTGCCGTATCCGGCAGCAGCGGGCCGGGATCCGGATCCTGTTGATGCCGTTCCCGCCCTGCCCCACCTGCCGGAGCAGCGTGCACACCGCGGACACCGTGAACATTCGCCGCGGGTTCGCCACCGAAACCCGCCTCACCGTGCAGCCCTGCGGGCACATCCACACCGTCACCGACGACGACATACACCGCATTCGCCGGCACATCGACGCCATGCTCGACCACGTCGACGCCGGCGGCCACGGCTGGGGGGTCGGCGACATCATCCGTGAAGCCCGCACCCGCGTCGGACGGGCCGCCGAACCGGCCGACGGCGCGGGCCTCACCGCCGACGAGGCCCGCAGCCTCGCCGACGACCTCAGCATCCAGCTCTACCGCGCCCAGGACGCCCTCGACTTCGTTGGCGAATGCTGCAACATCGCCGACCGTGAACACCGGCAGATCACCACCGGCGACGTGCGGGAATGGCTGAAGGGCGCGCAATGCGGACGGCAGTTGGCCAGCAGCAACCCCGGCCTGTACAGCGAGATCACGACCATGTTCGGCGGGGCGGCAGCCGGCCACAACGACGGGCCGACTGTCGACGAAGCCGCCGTCGACGACCGGACCTGGGACCTACGCAAGGCGGGCGAATGACGAAGCCCCGGCCGACGGCCGGGGCTCCCTGCTGCGCGCTACGGCACGAACGTGCGGTACTCCGCCTTGCAGATCACCGACGCGTTGTACACCGCTAACGCCACCCGGTACCGCTGCACCTGAGCCGCCATCCACGCCCCCCACAACAGACCCGCCAGCGCGATCAACAGGCCGTAGCCGACACTGCCGGTGACCGCGATGTAGATGCCGGCCACCACCGCCAGCACACCCAGCCACTGCCGAACGTCCGGCTCATCCGGTGGTGCGTACCGGCCCCGGTTCGGCGACTCCGCGGGCAAATCGTTCCAGTAGCCGCGCAGCAGCTGCACGTGCGTGGACTTGCATGTCGGACACTCCATAGCCCCAACCCCCCGAAGCCTTCCGCCAGTTGACCGGCAGAGTGTCCGCGGAAGGCCAGGCTCCAGCAAGGGCGCGCGCGGGAAACGCCGGCCATGCTTGACGGGCGGGGTGCGTGGGGCGTCAGAGCGTCACTCGCCGACGGTGATGTAGCCGGCCGCCTCCAGCTCGCTGAGCAACTCGTCGACGTCTTCCGGCTCAAGGCCCGTAGCCCGCCGCTTCAACTCCTGCGCCCGCGCGGCCTCGACGTCGAAGTCGCCTTCGGTTGCCGCCAGTTCCAGTAGCAGCCCGAGCGCCGCAAGGCTCACGTCTCGTCGGTGGATCAGCTCGTTCGGGAAGTAAGTCATCGGTTCGAACGGGTCCCGCAGCACGCTGTCGAGGATGCTCGGCTCCACGCGAACGATCTTCTTCATCATCGGGTTCCTTTCGTTCGCCTCGCGCGCACGCACGCACTGAGGCCGGGCTGCGCCCCCGAATATTGCTAGCCAGCAGGTTTGGTAGATCCGTATTAGCCTCGAAGTTTCGTGACGGTCCGCCGACGGAGTCGGTGGACCGTTTTCGTGCCGTGGGCGAAGGCTGTGCAGGCCCAGGGCCCGAGTGTCGCCTCGGGGTGGCGCCGGGTTCCACTGCTCCGAGTGTTGAGCTGCTGTCGTAGGGACGGGAATCCGTTGGTCAGCCGGGGTTCGGCAGGAGTGCGAGCCGCTCGAGAGCTGTGGTGATGTGGCTGGTCCAGGGCCAGTGCCGGGCCAGGCGGAGGATCCGCCGACGGCCGGTGTTCACGAGTTGTCCGGCCGTGGTGAAAAGACGGAGCCGCAGTCGGCGGGGCTCCCAGAGCCTGGCCGTGCCGGTCAGTGCGAGCATCGGCATCCAGGCCAGCAGGTCCAGTGCGATCTGGGCGATCTCCAGCCAGATCCGGTTCTGGGCGGTGCGGTGCAAAGGGAGATTCCGCAGGCCGGTGGCCCGGGCAGCCCGGATGCGGTCCTCGGCCCGGGCCCGCAGCCGGTGACGGAGCTCGAGTTCGGCGATCGGCCGGCCGGAGGTGTTGGTGGCGAAACAGGTCAGCCGCATGCCGTCCGCGTCCGTGAGCCTCAACTGAGCTCCAGGGTGCGGTCGTTCTTTCCTGACGATCAGCCGTATGCCCTTCGGCCAGCCGTCCAGGACATCGCCGGTGAGTTCGGCGACCCAGGCGCCGTCACGGATCTCCCCGTCGGCCTCGACGGCGGGCGTCCAGGCCGACGCCGGAACCTTCAGCACGTGCTGGTGGATCGTGTCCGTGATCACCATGCCGACCGAGTAGGACAGCCACCGTCCTCGCTGGGCGAGCCAGGCGACGAAGTCGTGGGTGCCGCCCGCGGAGTCGGTGCGTATCAGAGTCTGGCGTCCGCGCCGGTACTTCTTCGGCAGTTGAGCCAGGGCCAGTTGGGTGGCGGTGATGTGGTCGGCGGCCGTGTTCGATCCCGCGTTCCCCGGCCTGAGCAGGGCCGCCACCGGCTCACCGGTGCCGCCCGGTCCGTGGTCGACGAACCCCATCAGCGGGTGGTGACCGTAGGTTCTCTTCCACGTCGGTGCGGCGTCCTCCTTGTCCGAGTGCGCGATCACCAGCACCCCGTCGAGATCGACGGTCACCGCCCTGCCCGCATCGGGCGCTTTCCCGTCGGCCAACTGCCAGGCCCACTGGCGTGCTTCGGCCCGCGCGGCACGGATCGCCCGCAGAGCTTTCTCTCCGGAGGCTGCAAGGGTGTCGACCAGGCGGGAGACCGTCGGGTCGGAGGCGACCGGCCCGAACACGGCGGGCTCGGCCCGCAGCATGCCGACATCGGCCAGGCAGTCCCCGCCCAGCGCGACCGCCAGTGCGACGTCCAGGAGGATCTTCCCCGGATCATGGACGGCCCGGGATTTGCGCCACGGTGCCAGCGCCGCGGATATCGCCTGGTCGAGGCCGGTTCTACGGACCGTCTCCACCAGCAGGACCGAGCCAGCCTGCGAGACCACCTGGCGGCCGTCTCCCTGGACACGGACACGCGGGTACGACGCGATAGGCTCTCTCACCCGGAAAGTGCTCTTTCCCTCGCAGCCAACAGGACCCTCAGCAAGTCCTATCGTTGCAGGTCAAGAGCACTTTCTGTGTTTCTGATCAGCCTGCGGACAGGCCACCTCATGAAAGCGCGAGGTTAGGTAGCCCGTGTTCTTAATAGGGACCCGCTGGCGGACTGTCCGCGGCGGGCTATCTCCAACCCGGAGGGTCCGGTCCGCGAGGGGTCCGCTGGCTGCGTCCTCTAATTGTCTGCTTTGCGAGGAAGGTCGTATGCGGTGAGTACCGTGACGAAGCCGCCCCCACCAGGCTCTCCGGCAGGAATCTTCTTGGTCTCCCGCGTCATGTAGCCGTACTCCTCCAGCTCTGCGAACGCTGTCCGGTAGGCGCGCTTGCCCTCGGCTCGCGCGCCACGGTTCCGGTACGCCTTCTCCCACATCTGCTGCGCATTCGTCTGCCAGCCGGGCGGCCTCGCAATGATCTCGACCAGAACCATCCTGGCCAGCATGCTCAGTCGCTCGTCGAACACCATCTCGTTCGGAGGCTGCGAAAAACCCTTACGCAGCTTCGAGCGGCGGACTATCAACACTCGCCCGCCCCCGTCTGGCAGGCGTGGGCGCAGTTCGCTATCGTCATGGGTAGTGCTCGGCTTTCTGCTAGGTCGGGACGCTGCTCGGCTATCTGGCGACGGTCGGTCAGCAGGTGATTGGTGGCAGCGGGGGTGGTGCCCCGCCCATTGCGAAAGCGGCCGGACGGAATGAGCCCCGTCCGGCCGCTTCTTTTTGCTCTCATTCTACGGGCCACCTGTCACTCAAGTGGCCTATTCCAGGCGCCTATTCGAGTAGTTCGATCTCGATTGCGAGGGCTCCGAGCGCCTCCTTCTCCGGCGGGTAGATCCCGCGAATGTTCGCAAGCTGCTCCTCGCGGCCCGCCGCCGGGTTCACGTTCGCCGGGCCCTCGCCGTCGAGCAGCGCCTCGAAGCCGTCGTAAGCAGTCACCCGCTTCACGAGCACGTCGCACGTCTCGTCGGTACCCTTGATCCGAAAGCGGATCACGTCGCCCGCCGCCATGTCCGCGAGATGCGGATACCGAACCCGTACCTCGATCGACTTGCGGCCCGCCGCGACCAGCTCGAAATAGCGGCGGTACAGGTTGAGTTCGTGTCTACGGGCGGTCCTGGTGGTGCTCATAGGGTCGTGACGCTCCTTGTCGAATGGGCCATCAGACGGCCGAGCTCTCCGGCCGAATACGAACGGAAAAAATGCCGAGGATCGCTGAAGAACACTGCGGCCATCTCCAACAGCCGATCGGCGTACTCAGACAACGACCCCGGCCACAGTCGGGTATCGAGCATCCACGGCGCGGAGCCAGCGGGCAACGACGCGCGCCCCTCGCGGATCAGGGACTTGGACAGTTTCGCCCCGGTGTCCGTGACGACCTGCGGACAGAACAGCCGCGTTGGCAGCTGGCCGGCCGTAAGCCCGATTGCGGCCAGGGCGTTGTCGACCAGAGTCGACCCGAACACCCAGTCGCCACCCTTCACCATGACGGACAGCCGGTCGCGGTCCGCGGTCGCCGCGAGCTCCTTCACGAGGTTCCGGTACAGCGTCGCGAGATCGAGATACCCGCCCCCGCCCAGGGTGATGGTGACCTCGTATGGGCCGTGATGCAGGCAGACAGCGTGCACCAGGGCGTGCTCGTCGCCCAGCAGGATGCGGGTGCGGTCGGCGTACTTTTCGGCCCACCCGCAGCCCGGCTCAGTGCATGGCACACGGACATGCGGAGTGCCGTGCGCCGGGTCCAGCCACCAGCGGGCAGCGTCGATGCGGCGGTGAGCACGCAGCCACGTCTGCCGGAAGTGCCCGTCGGCCTGCTGCCGCGAGTACAGCTCGATCGAGTACGGGATCGACAACCGCTCGGACAGAGCCTCAAACAGCGGCCGATACAGCTCCTCGACCTGGCCGGCGAGAGCATCCTCGCCGAGCGCGTGCGCGTAGGCCCGCTGGTACCGGTGCCCCGACACCGGATCCACGACGATCTCGTGCGGCGCGTTGTCGAGCGCGCCAAACACCACCTCGACAGGGATGCCGAAGCGCTCGCGGACTCGGCCCGCGGCAGCGAACGTCAGAGACTGCACCAGCGAAGTACCGAGGTGCGGAACGCCGTTGATCTGCGTGCCCACCACGAACACGATCCGCTCCGGCTCGGCGGTGCGGATACGAGGCGTCAGCACGTCCTCGGCGCAACTGAGCGCGTTGGCCAGCACCGTGTTCGGTGAAACAGGAAAGGCAGGCATGTCTGCTCCCCGGCTCAAATCTCGGCCGTCACGAACGGCGCCGGCAACTGCGGCAGCCCCACATCGAAGGCCTGCGCGATGAGGTAGCGGGCGACCGTGTCGTGCTCCAGCTCGCTACGGCCGACCGGCATGGACAGGTACGTCTCGCCGCTCTTGCGCTGTACGACCGCGCCGAAGAAGTCGCGGTCGGTGATCGAGCTGGCCACGATCTCGACGTCCAGCTCGGCGAGCAGATCAGGCAGCGGCGTGTCGAGCACGCGGTCGGGCGTCAGGCCGACTGTGGCGTATGACGCAGGCGCGTGGGCAGCCTTGCACAGTAAGGTGTTCATCCAGACCTCTTCTCTAGCGGGGAGTGGGTTGGTGATCAGCGAGTTCGCGCTCGCTGGTGGAACGAGCCCGGTGTTCGCGCACCGGGCCGTTCGCGTTAGAGGAGCCTCACAGCAGGGTCACCCACGCGGCAGGGCTCCACACGGCATCTGCACATCAGTGCGGCAGCACCTCGTCGAGGTACTCCTGGACGGGGCCGAACAGGCCGTAGGGCACCAGTTCGGGAAGCTCGGAGTGTGCGGCCCAGGTGATCGCGTCGAGCTCCTCGTCGTCCGCGACGCGCGCCTCGCCATCCACCACCTCGCAAGCCGTGTAGGACATCAGACGGTGGGTCTTGGGGTGGATGCGCTCGCCGAGCAGACGGATCGCCTTCACCGTCAGTCCCGTCTCCTCGCCTGTCTCGCGCACGGCCGCGTCCACCGCGGCCTCGCCCGGCTCGATGGCGCCCGCCGGGAACTGCCACATCAACTCGCCCTCGGAGACGCGGCGCCTGACCATGAGCACACGCCCGTCGCTCACGATGATGGCGGCGGAAATGCCCGGCTTCTCAGTCGTCGTCTCGGTCATGCAGCTGCCTCCAAGGCGCTCAGAATTGGCGGGTAGATCTGGTCCTGCGGAATGAAGCGCGTGACCGCGGCGCGGGGAACCCACGTCACGTCCACGTTCTCCAGCGAGTCACGGTTCGTGGCGTCGCCGGCGAGGTAGTCGCAGAGGTGGTATTCGGCGATGACGCCGGTTACCGGGTGGATGCGTTCTCCGAGGTGCTGGCGGATCGTGCAGTGCACGCCGGTCTCGCCGTGGGTTTCCTGAACGGCGACGGTCTCGCCGACACCTCCGGGCTTGACCATGCCAGCGGGGAACTGCCAGCGCAGCTCGCCGTCCCCTCGGCGGCAGACCAGCAGCACATCGTCTCCTCGCAGCACGACGGCTATCGCTACCCGCAGCGCCTGCGCTTCCATGCGCGGCTCTGCGGGGCGCAGTAGGAGCGCGAACCGCCGGTGCACCGTTTCGTCCGCCTCCTCGTATGCGATGTCCAGGATCTGTTGAACCTCGGTCCGGTGGATCATCTCGGGGTTGGCGTGCCACCGAGTGATCGTCCGGGTGGAGATCCCGAGGCGTTCGGCGAACGCCTCATTCGTCATTCGCATGGCCTCCTGAAGGAGGCATGCGGTTTTGCCGGTCCAGGTGCCGACGAGTTCCACTGTGAGGCTCCCGTGCTCGCTGCGCTCGGGTCTGGCGGGGCGACGGCTAGCTTGTGTCGCCGCGGTGTCTAGGTGCTACGGATCTGGCGTTTCGGCGTCGGGGGAGTGTCCTTCTGCCGCGCCCGCGCGAGGCGTTGACTCGGCGGCATGGTCAGTCTTCCCTCGCTTCGAGCTGCGCCCTTTGGCGATGGCTTCCGCCCAGGCATAGCTACGCCCGAACAGTTCACCTACCTCTGCCCACGTGCGTCCCTGGCGCAGCCCTCGCACGGCGGCCTGCTCGATTGCGTAGAGGGCTTGGTCGCTCTCCGCCAGTTTCTGGCGTGCTTCGAGGGCGGCGCGGCCCTGCGTGAGCAGGTCTTCGATGGCTTCAACTTCGGCGACTTTCGCCTCCAGGGACTCCGTGAACGCATCTGTCATGAGGCCAGAGTAGAAGTCAACACGCCGATTCTCAATAGAGTGTTGACACGGCCTCAGGCTGGGTTCAGGATGGTGTTGAAGGCAAGGGCGCTCCACCGCCTGAAGCCTTACGCATCGCTCCACCGGTGCACACAAAAGAAGACGGGCCGGACACCGCGACTCCACTCGCAGGCCGGCCCTAACCACCAGGTTCTGTAGAGGAGACCCTGTGGCTACCACCGATCTTAATGGTGCGCAGACATGCAGCAGCACCACCGGCTTGGACGTTGAGTCGGCTGACGAAGCTCAGGCCCGCATTGCCCGTATCGAGCAGCGCATGGCGGATGCCGAAGCGCTTCGCGAAGCCGCCGCTCAGCAGGCCGCCGACGTTCCGGCCCGAAAGATCCGCAAGGTCTCATACGCCTCCTACGAGGCGGCGCTGGCCGCTGGCCGTGAGATCGGCGCGAGCCGCGCCGACGATGCCGCCCTGATGGCCCTGTTTTGTGAGGGCCCGCTACAGACTCTGGTAGGCGCAGTCTCGCCGGAGCTGGTGTGGGACGGCGCGCAGCGGCAGGGGCTGACGACTCGGGAGCTGGGCAGGCTCGCCAACTCCGACGTGATGGCCGTCAGTGACCTTCAGTGGATCGACGACACCCCCACCGCCCCGCTTCCCGCGCCCGCCGTCGAGGCCCTGGCCCGTCTGGAGCGCGCGTTCGTCCCGATGCCGTTGCACATCGTCCGTGCCGTCACCCGCTTCGAGATCGCGACGGCCCGCTACGACGAGCTGGATGCCCGTCCGGCGTCGACGCTGTCGCCGGTTGAGGTGGATGCGTTCCTTGCCGCGCGGCAGACGGTCGCCGACGCGTTCGGTGTCCTCGCCGAGGCCGGGCGCCTGGATCTGATCGAGCCGGCGGAGGCCGCGACCCGCTACCGGCAGGCTTCCGCGCACTGTGCCCGTTTGGCCGCGCAGGACGACATTGACGGCTGCTGGGTCGCGCAGGACGAGATGCGGATGTGCCGCTGCCAGCTGGAGCAGGCCGGCCGCCTCGACCTGATCGAGGTGGCGTGATGACCGTCCCGACCCTGCCCCGGATCCCCGCGGATGCGTCGGATGATCTGCTCCTGCGCCTGTATCAGGAGACGTCGCGGCAGACGCCGGCCGAGCTGCGGTCGACGTGCCCGATCCACTTGAACTGGCGTGACCGGTGCGCGCACTTGCACGACGGCGGTGAGCGGTCGTGACGTGGGTCGAGATCTTCTGCCGGCTGCTTGCGGCGGTCGTGTGCGGCGGCCTGGCGACGTGGGTCGGCATCGTCGACATCCCTGACTCGCCGGCGGCGATGGACGATCCGCCGGACCCGTACTGGCCGTACTAGGCCCCTGATCCACCGCGGGCGGCGATTGAACGCTCCCCCCGTCTCGCCGCCCGCGGTGCCCAACCCCGCACCACCCATTCCATCCCGGCATGACCAACCGAGGAGACCTGCCATGCCTGCTTCTGCCCGCACGACCGAGCCCGCTGCCTGGCCCGAGGGCGTCGTCGCCCGCTACGTCACCGTCGTCGGCGCTTTCGTCGACATCACGATGCCGCACACCGAGCGCCAGGTCGGCGAGCACGCCAGGGTGCCCATGGGCAACGGGCTCAGCGTCCAGCGGCGCCCCGAAACGGTCATCGACGTGACGATCACCGCGCGCTGCTCCGGCTGTCTCGACAGCGACGAGGGCACCTACCTCGGCCTGTACCCCACCGCGCTGAAGGGGCTGATCGACAGCCACTACGGCCGGGATGCCCGCACCTGGGCCCAGGCCCACGCTGAGACCTGCCGGGCCCTGCCCCGCCCCACCGCCTGACCCTGCACCGCTCCTACGTTCCTACGCCTGAAAGGTTCCGCCATGTCTATCCAGGACCGCATTCGCCTGATCGCCCAGTACCTCAAGGCCGATGAGGAGACGCGCCGTCTGATCCTCGACCAGGCGGCCGGTGTCGACGCCGTCACCCAGCTGGGTCCGCGGCTCGTCGACGAGCTTCGCGGGCTGCGACTCCCGGTCGCCGCCTGATGGCCACCGCCCGTACCTTCCGCCAGGGCAACGCCCGGCACGGCCACTGGACGTGGACGTGCACGTGCGACCAGCAGGGCGGGCGTTACCCGGACCGGGCGACCGCCGACCGGTTCAAGCGGGCGCACGAGGCCACGCACGGGCGGAAAACCGCCAGCTAGACCCCCGTACCGCCGCTCCCCGTCACCCCATCCCCGCGGGGAGCGGCACCAGCCCCGGCCAGGCCGAACACGGGCCTACGCCTCAAACGCAGCCCGGGGCGCGCACCACCAACCATCCATCCGAACGGAAGGAACCACCTGTCATGGCCAAGTGGAAGATCACCTCCTACGACAACGGACACCGCGCGACCAGCACCACAGAGGTCGAGGTCACCGGCATCCACGACGCCCGCGCGGCTGCCGACGAGGTCGAAAGCCAGACCGGCGCGAAGTTCACCTCGATCGCCAAGGAATCCAGGGTCTGGGGCTTCGTCACTCAGCCCCGCCGGTAACCCCCCACCGGCCTACAGCGACAGCCCCGGCAACCACGCCGTGAGGGCGCGGGGTCGAATCCGGCCCGGGGCGCGCACCACATCAACAACCTACGAGAGGAGCCCACCGTGGGCCGCTTCACCAACTTCGTGCTCGGTACGCCGGAGCAGCGGGAGCACAACGCCCGCTTCAACCACCCGGACACCGACCCCAACAGCCCCGAATACCTGGAGTCGCACGACCGGGTTGTCGCCGCCGAGAAGGCGGAGGACCGGTCGCGATGAGCTTCCCCTGGCAGCGCTACGACGGCGACTACACGTCCGGCTGGGACAACCCGAAGAAGAAGCCCGCCAAGAAGACCGCGGCGAAGAAGGCCGCGAAGCCGGCCAAGAAGAAGCGGGGAAAGTCGTGACCCTCCGCCGCCCGGTCGAGCCGGGCCAGTGCCGCCAGTGCTGGACCCACGCCTACGACCCGGACATCCACCGAAGCCTCGCCCCCAAAGAGGACTGCCAGCCCTGTCTGAGCCACATGGGCGGCAACTGCCCGCCCCACATGATCGAACCCAAGAAGGAATCCAGCTGGTGGTGACCAGCACCGCCTGACCCACCCCACCCGAGAGGAACCCGCCGTGGCCAAGTACGAGACCGAGTCCGGCAGCACCGTCGAGACCGAGGACGACGGCGACTACACCGTCACCTTCTCCATGACCCTGCCGACGCCGCCCACCAGCGACGACGAGAGCTGAGCCGGTACCACCCCAACCCCGAGAGAGGAGCCCGTAGTGCACGCCTATCTGATCACTGCGAAGCCTGGCCGGCTGCATCGTGCCGCCTGCTGGGTGGGCCGGTGGGCGCTGCGGGCCCTCGCCCTGACGGTGATGGTCGGCCTTGGTGCCGTCGTATTCGCCGTCCGCTGCGCCCGCCCGGTCATCAACTACACGGCGACCCGCATGGCGTGGCTGGAGTTGTGGGCCGCCTCGCGCACCGGGATCGGCCCGGTCGGGGCGGCTGTCGGCTCCGGTCTGACCGACGAGTTCATCCGCGAATTCCACAAGGCGCGCACCGGCGCGCCCGCCTGAGAGGAAACCAAATGGGACTGTTTCGAGCCCTCCGGGACGAGTTGACGTCCAACAGCGCCACATCGAACCGTACCGACAACCCCACCGAGACCCGCCCCCAGAGGTCAGCACCCGCGAGCTCCGCGGCGAAGGCCGCTGCCGAACACTACCGGCGCACCGGCGACAGCTCCCGCATGTGGCAGGTGAAGTCCGCAGAGAACGACGCTGCCTGGGCCGCCCGCCACCCCAGCCGCAAGAAGCGGGGTGCCTGATGTTCCGGAAGCCCAGCTGGTCGGTGACGTGGCCGACCCGCCCGAACGGCGTCTACGCCCAGCTGGTGCGGGCCGACGACCCGACCGACGCCGCCCGCGTCGCCGCAGAGCAGGACGTCCTGCCGAACATCAACTACGCGCTGGCGTTCGACTACGAGCCGGAGGTGTGGCGGTTGCGGCGCCCATATCGGTGGCGTTCGCACCATGTCACGGGCCCCGGCTACGGCAGTACCGAGGTGGACACCCAGCCCTTCGTGCCGCTGCCGCTGGACCTGCGCGAGATCGCTGATCAAGTCGTGTCTGCCGTTCGTGTTGGCGACGCTCTCGGCCACAGCGCGGGTCAGATCGGCGCTGCGGTGGGTCAGATCGTCGGCTGGATGCGACCGGAAGACACCGAGGCGGTCCTGTTCTACGTCGCCGCAGAGACCCGAGAGATCAACGCGTACACGAGCGGGGAGTTCTGATGCCGATCACGTTCCGTAAGAGCTTCCGGATCCTGCCCGGGGTCCGCCTCAACATCAACCGGCGTTCGTGGTCGGTGACGTTGGGCGGCAAGGGCGGCCCGCACTACACCGCCAACAGCACCGGACGACGCACCACATCCATGGACCTGCCGGGGCCCTTCGGCTTCAGGAAGACCACGACCCGACGCAGCCGAGGAGGCCGCTGACATGCGATTCCTGTACGAACTCGCCGCCGCAGTCCCCGCCGTGGGTGCTGGCCTGAGCGTCGGGCACGCGACGGCCTCCCTGAACGCCCCGTCGCCGTGGCCGCAGTTGGCGGCGCTCGCCGTGACCCTGCTTGCCGCCTACGTCCTCGACCGCCTGATCGACCCGATCCGCGTCTACCGCGCCGCACGCCGCGGCTGAACCCCGCCCCCACTACTTGAAGGGAGCCCGCCATGCGCGCGCTGCTCTGGTCGCTCCTGGCGGCCCTCCTCGCCCTCACCGGCTACATCCCCGGCCTGGCCGCAGCCATCGGCTCACTGCTGCTCCTCGCCGTACACGGCGCCGTACTGCTCGCCGCCCAGCCCGCCGTACAGATCATCGGCGGCCTCATCGCCGCCGTGTGGCTCGCCCTGACCCGGAGGCTCGCGTGACCATCGACCCCGGCGCCTTCCAGCCGCTCCCGATCCGCGACGGACGGACCGAAGCGGCGCGCGCCGAAGCCGAGAAGCTCCTCGCCGAGGCCAACCGCATGCACGCCGCCGCCAAGGCCGAGGCGGAGAAGACCCGCGCCGAGGCCCGCGACCTCCGTACCCGAACCCTCGACGCGGCCCAGGCCGACGCCGACCGCATCCGGGCCGCGGCCCGCGCCGAGACCGAGGCCCGGCAGAAGCGCGACGACAAACTCGACACGTGGGCGGCCCGCGCCATCATCGCCGGCACCGTCGGTCTCACCGCCTCCGGCGAGTACTCGCTCGCCCGCATGGTCGGATTCGATGCCAAGGTCGCCTGGCTCCTGCCGTTCGTCATCGACGTCTACGTCATCCAAGCGTTCCGACGGCACCGCGACATCGTCCAGGCGATCACCCTGACCATCACCGCCAACGTCGCCTACCACCTCGCCGACGCCCGTCTGTTCGGACTCACCCCGACCGCCCGCCCGACGTGGTGGCTGATCGCCATGGTCGCCTCCGTCGCCTCCCTCATCCTGTGGCGCGTCCACCTCATGACCGCCCCGCCGAAGCCCCGCCGTGAACGTCGGAAGCGGCGACGGGAAGCACCCGCGCCGGCCGACAACTCCGGCCGCCAGGAGCAGCCACAGGCGCCGACAGAAGCGGCGACAACTGCCGGCGCCAAGACGCCCCTTCCTGTCGACAACAGCGACCGCCAAGAGGCCCCTCCTGTCGACGACAAGAAGCGACAGGAAGCCCCCGCCAAGAAGCCGACACCTGCCGCCAAGAAGACGGCCGCCAGCAGCCGACAGAAGCTCGCCAAGAAGCAGCCGGCCCGTCGCGCCATGGACGACTGGGTGACCCTCACCGAGCCCGTCTTCCACGCCGAGTTCAAGCGGCTGAAGCGCAACCCGACCGCGTCCGAGTTCGCCACCGCCATCGCCAACGCCGGCCATGGGCGGCCCTCCGACTCGACCGCCAAGAACATCCGAACCGAGATCCTCGACCGGGCAGAACTGCCCTCCCTGGACGGCACCGAATGACCACGACAGCCGAGCCCATCAACCTCACCAAGGACGACGAAGCCGTCATCGCCGCGGCCGAGGAAGTTGTCGAAGCCGTCGACCGCGCCGACAACCCGCTCGCCGACTGGCTCACCGTCCCCGACACCCCGGTCCTGCCCGCGTGGGCCCGCAACTGGGCGTCCATCCGCGCCAACCACGCCGCCCTCTGGAAGGTCGGCTGGTGGCACGCCCGCTACCACGGCATTCGCAGCCCCAAGTACGCGGTGAAGGTCGCCGGCTACTCCGCCCGCGGCGCATTCCGTGGCGGCCGCCGCCTGTGGCCGGTCCTGGCCGCCGACGACCACACCCGCACCGTCAAGGCGCTGCGTGCACAGTCCCGCGAGAAGCCGGAAGACGAGGCGCTCGCCCTGCGCTACCGGGTCGCCCACCGCGAACGCACCGAGGCCCGCCGCTGGCGCTGGGGTGCCGCATTCGCCCTGCTCGGAGTGGGCGCCGCAGCCGTCTCCTTCGCGAGCCTGGGCCTGCAGGCCCTGGTCGGCTGCATGGTCTGCGGCGGTCTCACCGTGATCGGCTGGTCCGACGAGGCGAAGATCCTCGACCACGGCACGCCGCCCCTGCGGATCGCCATGGACGCCCAGCAGCTCAACGACGCCCTGCGCGCCGTCGGCCTCCTCAAGCAAGGCAAGGGCGACGACGAAGGACCCAAGGTCAACTGCATCATGGGCCCGCTCCGGGACGGAAACGGCTGGTCAGTGGTGTTCGACCTGCCCCGAGGTGGCGGCAAGAAAGCCGCCGACGTCCTCGCCAAACGCACCGAGATAGCCGCTGAGCTGGGCGTCGACGAGATCCAGGTCATCATGGCCCGCGTCCGCGCCGCCAAGGGTGGACACGCCGGCCGAGTGTCGATGTGGGTTGCAGACGGCGACCCCTACCTGCTCGACGGTGAGCCGCAGAACAACTCGCCACTCCTCAAGCTGGACACCTTCAGCGTGTGGGAGCCCATCCCGTTCGGCCGCGACGCCCGCGCCAACCGCATTGACCTGCCCATCATCTGGCAGTCCATGTTCTTCGGCGGACTGCCCCGGCGCGGTAAGACGTTCGCGCAACGCCTGCTCACCGCGGCCGGCGTGCTCGACCCGTGGGTGCGCCACTACGTCGCCGACGGCAAGGGCGGCGCCGACTGGATGCCCATGCGGGCCATCGCCCACCGGCTCGTCATGGGCGCCGAGGACGACGCCATCCAAGCCCTGAAGGCCATGCTCAAGGAACTGCTGGCGGAGATGGAGCGCCGCTTCGCCCTGTTCCGCAGCGTGCCCACCTCGCTGTGCCCGCAGGGCAAGCTGACGAAGGAACTGCAGGTCAAGTACAAGCTGCCGTTCATTTTCGTCACCATTGATGAGCTGCAGGAATACCTGACTGCGATGGAGCAGGACGAACGCGACCAGGTCATCAACGACCTCGCTCGTCTCGCCCGGCGTGGCCCGGCTGCCGGGTTCATCTGCAACTTTGCCTCCCAGCGGCCGGACGCCGACAGCGTTCCGACGAAACTGCGGGAGATCGTCACCCTCCGGTACTGCACGCAGGTCGTCGACCAGACCAGCTCCGACATGGTCCTCGGCAAGAAGAAGGCCAGCCAGGGCGCGGACGCCTCCGTTCTGTCCGAGGACCACAAGGGCGTGGGTGTGCTCGTCACCGGACCCGCCTCGTTCGTCACCGTCCTCGCCGACTACCTCGACGGCCCCGCGTTCGTGGGGGTCTGCTCCAAGGGGCGCGAACTCCGCAAAGCTGCAGGTCAGCTCTCTGGCGATGCGCTTGGCGACGTCACGTCGGCGGCTGGCGAGCAGGGCTACACGGTGCCCGAGGTCGTCTCCGACGTCCTCGAAGCGATGCGTCACTCGGTGCGCATGTTCACCACTGACCTGCTTGCCGCCCTGGTCCGCCTCGATGAGGACACCTACGGCGACTGGAACGCGGAGAAGCTCGCCGCGGAGCTGGAGAAGGCGGGCGTGAAGCGCTCCAGCAAGCAGGTGAAGATCAACGGCGAAAACTTGGCCGGCTACCAGCGCCGCGACATCGAAGACGCCGTACCCGTCGAGCTCCTCAACGATCTCGCCGCGGCATGACCGGTAGAGCCCACGGGCTCTACCAACCCCACTACCCGACCAACATCAACAAGCCCTCTACCGGGGGCCCGAAAGTAGCGGGGGCCCATTACCCCGGTAGCGCCCCCGGTAGACCCCTCTGACCTGCGAAGTAATGCCGGTAGAGGGGGTGTAGCGCCACCCCCGATGACCCCTCTTGGAGGCCCTTATGCACTGCGTGGCCCGCGACGATGGTCGCCCCTGTGACCTTGATCCCGTCATGGTCGACCCGGTGCCGTTGTGCGCCAGTCACCGCCTGCAGGTCGCCCTCGCCGTGGTGCCCGACGTCCTGCGCGACCAGATGGCGAGCGAAGCCCAGCCCGTCGAGATGAACCACCTCCTTCAGGGTGGCCACGACCTGGTCGTCTACTTCATCGCCCACGGTGACCGCGTAAAGATCGGGTACACCTCGAACCTCAAGAAGCGCGTCAACGGCCTGACACTGCGACCGGACAATTTGCTGCTCGCACTGGCCGGCGGCCCCGACCTTGAGCGGGCCCTCCACGCACGCTTCGCCAACGACCGAGTCGACGACACCGAGTGGTTCCAACTCTCGCCGCAGATCAAGCGCTACATCGAGGACCGCAACCGCCAGACGCCCCGCCAGGGCGAGCGAGCGACACCCGAGGCTCGCAGGCGAGTCGTCGTTCACCAGCAGCCGACCGAGGCCGAGCAGATCGCGCTGCTCGACGACTTGACGGCGATCCTCGACGACGCACCCCGCATGCGCACCCAGGAAGCGCTACAGCGCCTTGCGGAACGCGCCCCCGACACCTATCGGAGCTGGACGTTCCAGGACCTCACGCGCGTGCTGCGAGCAGCGGGCGCCCCGCCCTACCCGTACCAAGGCCGTGCCTCCATCGCTCGTCAGCGAGTCCTGGAAGCGCTGAGCATCCACCGATCCAAGTAATCCCAACACCCAAACAGAAGGAGATCCAATGCCCGGCATGTTCACGTGGGGCGAGGTGTTCGGCATCGCCGGACACGCCGTCAAGGGCGGCCGTCAGGTCGTCCGCAACGGTCACGAGGCCGCGGACGGCGGTCACGGTGACCGATCCGACCGCATCTACGACAAGGCGCAGGAGCGGCGCGACCGACAGGCGCACATCGCCTTCAGCGCCCTCGACGCCGCCGAGGACGACCTGGCCCGCGCCGAGGTCGCCCTGCGCACCGCCCGCGGCCCCGAAAAGCAGGCCGCCCGCAAGGCCCGCAACGACGCCAAGCAGAAGCGCAACCGCGCCGACTCCGCCGCCCGCAAGTTCCGCTGACCCGAAGGAGAACGCCATGTTCGGACGCAAGAGCAAGACCGACAGCAGCCCGACCGCCGCCGACATCCGCGAAGCCGGCCGCCAACTCCAGCAGGGCGGAATCCTCGGCCGCGGCAGCAAGAGCCACGCCGACAAGGTCGTCAAGAAGGCCGAGGCCGCTGGGCTCGACGGACGGGCCATCGCCTTCCAGATCCTCGGCGCCGCCGTCGACAGCGAGCCCAAGCGCGGGCGTCGGTGAAGAAGACCTTCCGCTGGACCGCCCAGGTCAGCGACGGCAAGTACGACGACGGCGAATCCGCTGGGACCGTCCGCGCCAGCAGCGAAGCCGAAGCCCGCAGCGCCGTCGCCAACTGGGTTCGGCAGGACGGCATCCGCAAGGGAGCCCGACGCCCCTGGACCGCCACCAACATCCAACTCACCTGAAGGAGAACCCGTGACCTACGAGATTTACAAGCGCCCGAAGCCCCAGCCGAACGGCCACGCCTGTTACCGGTGCGGGCGACCCGCCACCCGCTTCATCTCCGTCGGCTTCTTCGGCGGACGCAAGCTCCCCGTCTGCGACAGCAACCGCCACTAACCCGAAGGAGACCTACGCCATGACCCAGTTGCCGCCCGAGCAGCTGCCCGACGTGATGCTCGGGCAGCAGCCGGTCATCCCCGCCCACCACCAGCCGCCGCACGTCATGTACCGCAACGGCGTCCCCTACCACTTCACCATCGGCCAGCCCCCGCCCCCGGCGAACATCGTCGTCCAGTTGCCGGAGCAGCAGGGCATGAGCCGTGAGCAGCGCGAGTTCATGATGTACGCGCTCATCTGGCTCGTCGTCGCCGTCGTCCTCACCGGCTGCGCCTGCGCCGTCACCGTCATCATGGGCGGCACCCTGATGGGGATCATCGGCGTCGTCTCCGCCAACATCCCCATGGTCGCCGTGTCCCTCGCCGCCGTCGTCCTCGCCGTCGGCTGGACCGCAACCAAGCTCGGCCTCAAGCCCGGCAAGAAGAAGCCCTGACCCCACCACCGAAGGAGAAGACCATGCGCACCACCATCGACGCCCCCGAATTCCTGACCGGAGTCATCACCCCGGGCGCCTACACCGAAGACGACCGGCACGAACTCCGCGACCTAGCCGTCCGCTTCCTCATCGACAACCAGCGCCTGCAACGCGCCGCCGACGCACACCGCATGCACTACCTGCTCCACGTCATACCCGCCATCCAGCACGCCGCCGACGCCGGCTGGGACCCCGCCGACATCCACGCCGACGCCGACCGCACCTACGGCCAGTGGCTGATCGACAACGCCGGCCAGTAGCCGCCCCAACCATCCAGCGAGCCCGCGGCGATCGAAGCGCCGCGGGCTCAGCCCGGACCGTACACGAGAGGACACTCACCCCATGGGATACGCGTACTACGAGATCACCCACAACGGCGAGAAGATCGAGGCCGGCTACAGCGTCGAAGCCGTCTGCGAGGAAGACGGTTGCGACGAGAAGATCGACCGCGGACTCGCCTACCTCTGCGGGAAGTTCCCCGGCGGCGACGAACACGGCTGCGGCGGCTACTTCTGCGGACAGCATCTGTACGGCGACAACCAGTGCCAGGCCTGCTCCGAGGCCGCCGACAAAGCCAACACGTGGACCAACCCCGACACCGGCGAAGAGTTCGACCTCCGCGACCAGTTCCTGCCCGCTGGAACCCGCTACGACGGGCGCGGCATCGTCTGGAAGCACACCGGATTCGAGCGCGACGGCAGCCCGGTCCTTGAGCCGTTCTTCGCGAGCGGCGAGGGCGCCGAAGGGCCGTACCGGCTCCTCACCGACGGGGAGTGGGAGAACGCGGCCGTGGTCACCTACCGGCAGAGGAGCGAGGCGGCGACCGCCTGATCAGCCAGCAGCAGGGCCCCGGCCGCCGGCCGGGGCTTTCGTCGTGTCCGGCACGGCCCGCGCCACCCACCCTGGGCCGACGGTGTCCGACGGCAGCATTGTCGGCCGCGCACCCAGGGCGGCGCACAGACGGTCCAGGGCTTCCTGGCAGAGCGCCCGTGTCCGGCCGCGAACCATGTAGGCGACGTCGTCCATACCGGCAGTGTGGCGCGGACGGTGGGGGAGCGGGTGTTGAACCACGGAAGCCGCCAGAAGGGCATGTGCTGTGCCATTGGTCCGGAGTGTCAACCCCTCGTGCACAATTGGCTCAGTAGTGCCCCTGTTTCTCGTACCGCCGCCGAGGAGCCGCACCATGCACGACACCGCCCCCGCCGAACTCGACTACGTATGGCCGACATGCGTCGCCTGCGGCCGAGACCTGTGGACTGACGAACTCGACCGGTACGCCTGCCGGCCGTGCGGCGACCGCACCCTGGCCCGCATCACCGAACTCCCGCACCTGTTCCGGCAGCTGGACACGACGGCCGCGTTGATGAAGGGCGCCCGCCGTGCCACCAACGGCGGCTCCGGCTCACGCACCGCGCCGATCCCCGCCCGCCTCGACGTCCTCAACCTCGTCGGCCCCGGCGGAGTCGTCGCCGCACTGCAAGAGATCGAGGACTCGTGGCGGAAGACCCTCGAATGGGCCCCCGTCGTCCACGCCGACGAGTATCGGGTGTTCGCGCTGTGGCGTACCGACCCGGCACGCATGGTGCCCGCCCATGCCAAGTTCCTTGCCGACAACCTGCTGTGGGCGTGCGGCTCCTATGAGTCGGTCGGCCAGGACATTGAGACGATCTGCCGCCTCCACGCCGAATGCACCGCGCTGGTGCGGGACGAACGCCGCCCCGGCCGCGTGCAGATCGGCAACTGCCCAGTCCGTGTCGGCGACAGCCTGTGCTGGACGCCGCTCACCGCCACCGCCGCCAGCCACCGCGTGCGATGCGGCGGCTGCAACACCCGGTGGGAGACGATCGGGGAATGGCGGGAACTCCGGGCCGCACAAGACGCCGTGCTCGCCGAAGCGGCAGGAGTCGCGGCATGACGAAGCCCCGCACGGTGGCGGGGCTCAGACGGCGCGGGTGAAGAACGACAACTGGCGAGGTTCGGTGACTCCGGCCAGTATGCGAGCACGCCAGGCGAGGGCGCCTTCCTTGCAGTTCGCGCAGGTCTTCGCACGGTGCGTGCACTGCGCCAGACGCTGCCGCTTCTTGCGGTAGCCGAACGACCAGGCCTGCGAGTCTGCGGATGCGAGCTGGTCGCCATAGATGCCGAGCCCGTCGGTCTTCACCCCGAAGCCGTGCAGGCGGAGGCCCTGGCCGTGGAAGTAGTCGACGATCTCGGCTATCTCCTCGGTGTCCTGGCGGCGGCATACCGAGCCCAGGCCCACGACCGGTTCTGCCGCCAGGTCGAATCCGGCTTCCGCGTAGAGGCGGGCGCAGTGCTTGTAGTCCTCGAGGCTGTAGCCCTGGATGACGAGGATGAACGGGATGTCCGGGGCGAGGCGGCGCAGTTCAACCGCGTTGTCGACGGTGAGGCGCTGGTGGATCCGGACCGCGGTGGTCAGGTCCTGCTCGGGGTCGCCGGGCTTCAGGCCGCGGAGTTCCCGGGTGCCGTGGAAGAGCTGCCCGTGGAAGAAGCCGCCGCGGATGACGACCTCCTCGCACATGAGGTCCTGCGGGGCGGCCCACAGCATCCGTTCCGGGCCGAGCTGGTCGCGGTAGCGGCGTACCTCGGCCACATACTCCTCGGCGGTGAGGGTCCACCGGCCGTGGCGCTGGAGTTCGGTGAATCCGCCGGAGTCCAGGCAGAAGTCGTGCAGGGCGCGCGGGAACTCCGTGACCCGCCGGGCCAGCCGGGTGCGGGACACGAAGAACACCACGTCGTTGAATCGCGGGTCTGGATCCCACAACCAGTGCGGCTCGGGAGTGCCCAGGTAGAACCTCATTCCGGGTCCAGCGTTCCGAGTGCTTCGATCTCCTCCAGGCCCAACCCGTCCAGTCCTGCGCCTTCGACCATGTACGGCAGTCGGTCACGCACGCGGCGCATGGCGGCCTTGTCGTTGGCCCGGTAGGCGTTGAGGTCGATGGAGGCGCCGAGGGTGGCGCGGTGGTCGTAGCGGGCCAGCGCGTACACGAGGCGGTACTCGTCGCCGTAGCGGTCGAAGGCGGCATCGTGGGCGGCGGCGTCCTTTGCCTTCCGCTCGTCGATCCGGGCCCGTTCACGGGCGAGGCGGGCGTCCGTGGCGGCCTGCTGTCGACGCAGGTAGGCGGCGGCGTTGGCGACCGGGATGACTCCGTAGCCGTCGCACTCGAAGCAGAGGCCGCCGACGTGCTTGTGGGGAACGTGGCGGAAGTTGGCGAACCCCTGCTTGCCGTTGCACTTGGGGCAGGTGACGTACTCCTGGTCGTCCTGATCTCCGTCCTCCCGCTGCGCCTTGGCGATGGCGGCGGCCTTCTCCTTGATGGAGGGGACCAGTTCGTCGGCCTCCTTGTGGTCCCAGGCGTCCAGGGTGGCGTCGTCCAGTTCACCGACCAGCTTGTAGGCGGCGCGGATCTCTTCCGGGTCCATGTCCCAACCAGCGGCCCTGGACTCGTACTCCTCGGATTCCAACTGATCCCAGATGGTGCAGTAGCCGAACGGGGTGACGTCGGTGATGCCGCGCTCCGCCTCCGCCTGGGTGTCCCACATGTTGTCTTCCTGGGAGCCGAAGGCCTCGCGGGCGACGACGGAGGTGGCCTCGAAGACCATGCAGCGGAGGTGCGCCCTGTCGTCGACGTCCATGCCCTGCTCCTCTATCGTCGTTCGCCCTGTTCACGGGTGGCTTGCCACCTCCACTATGGCACACCGTTTGACGGGTGGCAAGCCACCTGGGATGATCCCTCCATGGCCAACGTCCACAAGCACAGGCAGCGAGTAATCCGAGGCGTCCCAGATGAGGAAGTCGACGCGTTCGACAAGGCCGCACGCAGGGGTGGCGGCGACCGATCCGCAATCACCCGGCAGTTGTGGGCATGGTTCTCGGGTCAGCCTGGCGCCGAACTTCCCGAGCGACCCGGGTCGGCCGGGGAATCAGGCCGCGACAGGTGAGATTCAGGAGTCACTTGTGTCCTGACGTGCAGCGAGCTTATTCTGTGCTCAACTTGATCTAACTGTCTTGAGGGGCCGCCACCACAGCGGCCCCTTTCGCGTGCCCGGGGGGTGACCGAATGCCCGGACTCCTCATCCCCGTCGACCTCGCAGCACACGTCGCCGGACACCCCCAAGCCACCATCAGGCGATGGGCCTGCGAAGGGCGCCTCACCCGCTACCCGGACTCGTCCCGCCGCAAGAACGGTGTCCTCTACGACATCGACCAGATCCCCGAGGCCAAGCGCGACAAGGACACCCTCAAGCTGATCGAACCCGGCAATACGCCGCCTGTCATCGGGGCGTCACTCCCGCTGGCCGCCTGACTCCTGCGCGGCGGTGCGCAGGCCGGGCCCTCGTAGCGCCACGCGCTCGGGCCCCGTCCGCCCGGCCCCCTCCAGGGCCGGGCGGACCACAATCCGACGGAGGGGCCTGCAGTGAGCGACCAGGAGCTGAAGGCGGCCTACGCGCGACTCGCAGAAGCCATCACCGAGGTAGCCAGCCTCGAAGGAGCCGAGGGCGTCCTCACCGAATGGGTCGTGGTCACCTCGCACCAGCGCTATGCCGACGACGGCGAACAGCTCGTACAGATCGGGCAGTGGCTTCCCGGTGGCGGCGACGCTGTCCCGTACCACCGGGTGATGGGTCTCCTCGACTACGCCCTGACATTGCGGCGCCACGACATCACCGAGTAGGAGCTGCCGTGCCGGACGCGATCTACCGCTACGAGGTCCCCGTCGACGACCAATGGCATCCCCTGCAGCTCTCCGGCGAGATCCTGCACGTCGACTGCCGCAACATGCACGTCGTCGAAGTCTGGGCCCGCCACACCGACCGGCCCGCGCAGGTGCGCAGCTTCCGCGTGTACGGCACCGGCCAGCCGCTCCCGGACAACCTGCAGTACGTCGGCACCGCGCTAGCACCCGGCGGACAACTCGTCTGGCACCTCATGGAAACCGCCTGAAGCCCGGGGCTGGCCGCTCAACCCGGGCCCCGAACGTCCCGCCGTCTGCGCCAACCCCGACGCAGGCGGCGGGACCGCCAAGCACCCGCAGTCCGGAACCTACGCCCCGGACTGCGGGCCGACATCGAGGAGCAGCATGCGCCGACCCGCCCTTGTCGCCGTGTTCGTCGCCGCATGGATGATCGGGCCCGTCGCCTGCAGCCACAGCGCACCGACGCCGGCGCCTACCACCGCAAGGCCGACGCCCAGCAAGACGCCCACGGTGCCGCCGAGTTCGCCGAGCCCGTCCCGCACTTCGGCCACGCCGACCATCGCGCCCACATCACCCGAGCCGACCCCAAGCGAGCCGACACCGAGCAGCACGGCCGCCTCCGGGACGTCCTAGCGGGAGGCGGCCATGGAGCCGAACGGACCGGACGACGAAGGCACACAGCCGACGACCCAGGAACCGCCGCTCACCGTCGACATCGCCCTCACCAACGCGGCCCGGCTCCTCCACAACGCCGAGCTGGAGACGAACCTGCCGCTCATGGAGCGGTTGGAACATCTCGCCGACTCGTGGATCGCCGTCGCCCGCACCCTCGCCGAACGGAGCTGAGCCGTGCTGGAAGTGTTCTGCTACACGATCGCCTTCGCCCTGCTGCTGCTCGCCGCGGTCCTCCCGGCGGCCGTCCCCCACCGCGACCGCATGGCCTACGCCGGACTCGCCCTGTGGCTGCTGCCCACGACCGTGCACACGCTGCAGGCGCACTGACGCCTCAGCTACCGAGCGACGCTGCGAACTCCCCGGCCTTCGCCTCGGCCGCCGACACGGTGATCTGGCCCCGGTGGCTCACCTCGACCCGGTAGAACTTCGAGCCCTCCGGCACGCCAGGAACCCGCACCGGGAACACGCAGGCAGCCCCCTTCGGCTTGCCCGTGCCCAGCGACCCGGACGCGACGACCTTCCCCGCCGAGTCGTACACCGTCACCCCGGCACCCGCCGCGATGTCGTCGTACCCCTGATAGCCGGTGCAGTCCTCGCTCGTATCGCCGGACGGAACGCTGTCGCCCGTCAACGTCATCGAGCCGGTCAGCGTGAACGACTTCGGAGCAGCCGAGCCGCCGCCAGACAGGCCCCACGCCAGCCCCACGGCGCCCGCCCCAACGACGAGACCGGCCAGCCCCGTTATCAGCGGGTGAGGCCAACGGCGCGGTGCGGCAGGCGGATTCCCCGGCGCCGGCGGAACAGCAGACGCATCAGTCAGCTCAGACATGCGCCGAATCATGACAGGCCAGACGCGCGGCGTACACGCCAACGCACACATCGTGAACAGCCCGCCAAAGGAGGCCCCGTGGCCGACGAACACGTCTTCGCCCTCAGCCTCGAAGCCTCCGGCGAAGTCACCCCCGCAGCCGCCGCCGAACCGGAGCAGACAGACGAGGCCCAGCCTCCCGCAGAAGACGAGGAACTGACCGATGGCTGAAGGCCTGTCCACCACCCTGGTTTCCAACTGGCTCAACACCCTGCGCGCGGCGGGTGCGGCCTTCGGCCCGGTCGCAGCCGAGTACGCGCAGCTCCACACCGCCAACCCGGGCGCGGCCGGCACGACCGCCATCTCTGCCGGCTCCGCGACCCGGGTCATCTTCACGCACGCCGCATCGTCCGCAGGTTCCGCGCTCGCCCTCACCGGCACCAACCCCGCGTGGACCAACGGCGGCACCTCGGAAACCATCACGGACATCTCCGTGTGGACCGCCGTGACCGGCGGCACGTTCCTGTTCTCGGTGGCACTCACGGCGAGCAAGGCGTGGGCGTCGGGCGACACATTCACATTGCAGTCTTTGGGCGTAAGCCTATCTCCGCAAGGGTCATAGTTTCTCAAGCGTCCTGATCTATCATGGCGTTATGGGAAGAACGCAGGTCACGTTCACCGAGGACCAGGAAGCGGACGTGGTCCGCAGGTATCAATCCGGCGAGAGCGCAGAGTCCATCGGCAAGGTATACGGCTGCAGTAACGGGCCGATCATCAGAGTCTTGAAGCGGCGCGAGGTGTACAACCCCAAGCCTTGGAGTGGCGGCCCGCGACTCCGTTTCTCTGGCTCGCAGGTGGCAGACATCGTCAGCCGCTATGCATCGGGTGAAGACGCCAACGCGATCAGCAGGAGCTACGAGTGCAGTAGAGACGTTGTGCATCGAGTGCTGCGGGAGCGTGGCATCTATCAGGGCAGGAAGCGCCTTAGAGGCCTGACGCCCGGCCAGGAGCAGGAAGCGGCCAAGCGGTACGAGAACGGGGAGTCGGCGCGCGCGATCGCCCTGTCCTTCGGCCTAAGGACGGGTAGCGCTGTCGAGCGAGTCCTCAAAACGCACGGCAGCTATCAGCCTCGCGAGTTCGACGGCTTCACGGCGGAGCAGGAAGCCGACATGGTGACCCGCTACCAGGCGCGGGAGTCAGTGGAGAGCCTGCGCCGGAGTTATGGCTGCAATCGGGGACCGGTCGTCACCGTGCTGACGCGGCATGGCGTCTACCAATCGAAGCGGTTCCAGGGATTTACCCCCGAGGAGCGTGACGAGATTGTTGCCCGCTACCAGGCGGGCTCCAAGCCCTCGCAGCTTGCCCGAGACTTCCGGTGTAGTCAGTCCACGATCGATCGGATGCTGCAGAGACTAGGCGTATGGATCTCCCCGAAGGGGTTTGAGCGAGTCGGCGCCCGCTACACCATGGATCAGAAGCGAGAGATGGCGTCCCGCTACGAATCAGGCGACTCCATCTACAAGATCGCAAAGGTCTTCGATGCCCAGCCGCAGTTGATTTGGTCGATCCTCAAAGCGGCCGGAGTCGAGTTTCGCGACAAGGCGTGGCGCGGCGGTCGAGTTGCCGCGTCGGGTGGCTACACGGCAGTCGCAGCCGACCCCGATGATCCGATCGCGGCGCCCATGGCCTTCGTGACCGGTTACGTACTTGAGCATCGGCTGGTAATGGCGAGGTCCCTCGGGCGTCCGCTGACGCGTCAAGAGACGGTTCACCACATCAACGGCGAAAAGCGGGACAACCGCCTGGAGAACTTGCAGCTTCGTAACGGCAATCACGGCAAGGGCGTTCGGCTCGCCTGCCTGGACTGCGGATCGCACAACGTGGCCGCCGCCCCTCTGGTGCCGTAGGCCCGGGCTACCCCTGCGGCGGCGTAGCGGCTGATCGGAGGCGTCGCCGTGACGACCTTCACCGACGACTTCAACAGGTCGAACGGCGCTCCGGGAGCCAACTGGGTTGACTCATCCGGCCTCTGGACGATCGTCTCCAACCAGCTCTCATCAGGGAGCGCGGGCGGCACAATCATCATCCGGGCCGCCACGACGATGGCCACCAACGACAACAGCGCCCAGATCACGATCGCCGCCACCGGAGCCGTCAGCCACGGCGTATGGTGCCGCGGCAACTCCACCTTCACCAGCGGCTATCTGTGGCGCAACGACGGCACCAGCTGGAACCTCTTCAGCAACGTGGGCGGATCGTTCACGTCGCTCGGCTCGTTCTCCGGGGCCGCCGTCGCAGGCGACGTGGCGAAAGTGCAGGCCATAGGCAGCACGATCAAGGGCTTCGTCGGCGGCGTAGCCCGCGTCACGGTCACCAACACGGCCGTCACAACCGGAACCAGCGTCGGCCTCCGCGCCGAATCGTCGAGCCTGCTCCGCTTCGATGACTTCACTGGCGCCGACGTCACCTCCGGCGTCTCGGGTGACGCGGCACTGTCTGCCACCGCCACCCTCACCGCCGGCGGCGTCCGCTCCACCAGTGGTGACGCGGCCCTCGCCTCCACCGCAGCCTTCACCGCGGCGGGCGTGCGGTCCACCACCGGCGACGCAGCTCTCAACACAACCGCCACCCTGACCGCCTCCGGTACCCGCACCACGGCAGGCGATACGGCACTCGCGGCCACCGCCAGTCTCACCGCGTCCGGGGTGCGCTCCACCAGCGGCGACAGCGCGCTGACCGCCACGGCGACTCTCACCGCTGACGGCACCCGCACAACCTCTACCGGCGCGGCCCTCGCTGCAACGGTCACCCTGACCGCTGACGGGCAACGGACCACCACCAGCGATGCTGCGCTCGCTGCCACCGCAACGCTCACGGCGGACGGGCAGCGTTCCACCACTGCTGATGCAGGCCTTGCCGCCGCCGCCGCCCTGTCCGCAACCGGCACCCGCAGCACCACGGCCGACGCGGCCCTCTCGGCCACGGCAGACCTGACCGCAGCCGGCGTCCGAACAGCCTCCGCAGCGGCCAGCCTCACTGCGACCGCCACGCTCACCGCGGCAGGCGCCACAGCACTCGCCGGCACGGCAGGCCTCGCCGCCACAGCCACGCTCACGGCCAGCGGCACAATCCAGTCCGCACACGACGACATCGACGTCGCCGTTGGCGCACCGTACAGCCCGTGGACGGCAGGCCCTCCGCACGGCGACACCTGGCCCACGAGTGCGCCGCAAGCCGAGCCCTGGCTCGTCGGCCAGCCCCAGTGAGAGGTGGCGACCATGGAACTCCCCGCCACCACCACCGAATACATCCACGTCACCGTCACCCCGCCCACCGGAGTCGACATCACCGGCACCCCGCCCAAGCTCGCCATCCTGCCCGTCTCCAACCGGAACAACCCGGCCGCAGGCGACTGGATGACCGGAACATGGGCCAGCGGACCGGAAGCGCTACTGCTCGTCGGACCCGACGGCGGAGCCATCACCCTCACCGCAGGCGACTACCGCGTCTACGTCTCCTTCGACCCGCCCGGCAGCGAGAACATCGTGAGGCTGTCCGGATACCTCAGCATCACCTGAACGGAGACCAGAACCGTGGCTACCCCAAGCGTCGGACGCGTCGTCCACTACGTCAGCTACGGCACCCCGGGCGGCGAATACAGCAAGGAGCGCCGCGCCGCCATCGTCACGGAGATCTCGCCGGAGTCGAAGGGCGAGGGCCAGGAGATCGTAGGCCTAGCCGTCCTGAACCCCACAGGTTTCTTCTTCAACCGCGGATGCGTGCATCACGAAGCCGCAGAGACCCACGACCAGACCCCCAGCGGCGGCGCACTCAACCACCCGGGCGGCACCTGGCACTGGCCCGAACGCGCCGAGTAGCAGGCGACAACCCACCCCCCCCATACGCCTGCGGCCAGCTACCGCAGGAAGGAAGCCCCGGCGTTCCTGGCGCCGGGGCTCCCGCACCCCCAGGAGAAGAACATGGCCCGCTTGCAGATCCTCCAACTCCCGGCCGAGCACCACGGCGACGACACGGTCACGCCCTTTGTCCTCATCATCGATCAGGCTGGCGAGGAGACGATCGACACGCTCAGCGCCCCGGAAGCAGGCGGCAGCCCCTACGAGACCGCGATCGCCAGACTCGCCAGCCTGACCCTCGCCGAACAGATCGGCGCCCGAGCCGTCCTCGCCTTCCGAGAGACCGTCGACATCCCCGCGAGCGAGGCTGGCGCGCATACAGAACCCCTGCTGCGCGTCGGCGACTTCACGGACCCCGACGAGGCCCGTCAATGGGCGCGCCACGGCTACGAGATCGGGCAACGCCACTGCGACTGGACCGACCACGGCGTCGCACCCGCGTGGCTCACCGAAGGCTGGCCGCCGCACTTCGACTCCTGTGAACACCTGAAGCGCGCTGCGGAGTTGGATGAGACCATCGCCCGCGTGCGTGCCGTGTCGACCACGCCGGAGGTCATGAACGCCGATCAGGAGCGTGCCGACATCTGGCTGCACGGCTACGAGATCGGTGTCCTCGCCGCGAAGTCAGCCCTACGTCCGCGCAACGAGCCGACGGTGAAGCCGTGATGAACGATACGAACGCGATCACCTACCTGCTCGACGGCGGGCACCTCGTCGCCGCACCACCCCCGCCGACGATCACCATCATGGGCGCGGACAACACCCCCCTCGTCACCATCCACCCCAACGGGACGCTCGACTACGGGCCCGGCTACACGCCCGACGAAGCAGCCACCCGGTTCTGGGAAGCGATGCGGCGCCTCGCGCCAGCGCGGTGCGAACACTGCGGCCACCTGCCAGGCCACGAACTGACGTGAAGAAGCACAAGCCGCCGCATCGGCAGCCGCGCGGGCCACGCGCCACACTCCCACGACCGGCACACGCCGCACCCCCGCCATGCGGACCCAACCTGTACCCGGAAGTCAGCAACGACCCGTGGTGGACCCACAACATCCACGCCTGCGCCTGCTGGCACCAGTACGACGAATGCCCATGCGACCTCGTCGCCCACGTCCCCGCACACCCCGCCGCCGGATGCCCGTGCACGACGCGGTCCTGGCCAGACTGAGGCTAGGCTCCTGCCTCGCCACCGCTTCCGTCTCCGGGATCGATGAGGTCGGCAGCCTCGCCCATGCCCGCCTCGCGCAGCTGCACCGCAGCCATGTGCAGGGCTTGCCGCTGGATCTCATCCAGCCGCCGCGACAGCTCGTCGTGATACTCGGGAGGCATGAAGTTGATAGCCAGCCACGAGTTGTGCGCGATGCGCGGATTGCTGAGCGGCAGCGAGCCAAGCTCCGGGCGCACGATCCGCATGACCGGACTGGCATAGCGCGGATAGTCAGACGTCATGCCCTGATTCTCGCAGCACACAAGGGCGACCCAGGACGGAGGCCGCCATGCCCAGACGAACCGGCTGGCGCGTCTGTTCAACGCCGGGATGTCCTGAGTTCAGCGACCGCGGCGGGAAGTGCGACGACCACCGTCGTGAGGCAGAGCAGCGGCGCGGTACGGCACGGCAACGCGGGTACGGCGGTGGGCACGAGACGCGGTTCCGGCCCGGTGTCCTAGCCCGCGATCCCATCTGTGTCTGCCCTGGTTGCCCGATGTGTAGCGACGCGGACTCCGCATGCGGTCGCGACAGCGAGCACGCCGACCACTGGCCGCTGAGCAAGCGCGAGCTGATCCTGCGCGGACTCGACCACAACGACCCGGCGCGCGGACGCGGCTTGTGCGGGCTCTGCCATGCGAGCAGCACCGCCAACGAGATGCCCGGAGACTTCGGCATCCGCTGACCAACCCACCAGTACTCGCCCCTGATCCCGGCGAGCAGAAGCCCCCGACGCTCCGGGCGTTGGGGGCTTCGCCATACCCGGAGACCACCATGACGACGCTCGCCGCCCCACGCACCAAGACCTGCACCGAACCCGGATGTCCGAACAAGCATCGCGCTCTCGGCCTCTGCTCGACCCACTACAACCGCAAGCACCAGCCCAACCGGCACGCCGCCGTGCCCACCGCGTGTACCGCATGCGCCACCCCGATCCGTCGGCCACGCAAGGCCGACCGCCGACCCACCTGCTCCATAGCCTGCCGTCGCATCGTGCAGTTCGGACCAGCAGCCGCACGGACAGGCAGCTACGACTGGAGCACGGACGCTGCGAAGCGAGCAGAGCTTGCCGGCGCGACGGTCATCGACCGGTTCGACCGGCTCCAGGTCTTCGAGCGTGACGCCTGGGTCTGCTATCGGTGCGAGCAGCCGACCGACCCGGACGCCTCCCCGTTCGACGTGATGAGCCCGACCGTCGACCACGTCGTGCCGCTGTCGAAAGGCGGAGAGCACAGCCTGACCAACGTCCGCTGCTGCTGCCTGGGATGCAACAGCGCCAAGCAGGACCACGCAGCGTGACGACGCGCCAGCTACCCCAGGGCCGTTACCCTCCCCCCGGGGTCACAATCCGGACCTACGGGGAGGGCTGTCGAATTCTGTACGGGACTCGGGATCTTGGGTCCCGGAAGTCGATCTTCACCACATAACCCTGTGTAGTTACCGGCGTGCCGCAATGGCCGCCGATCTGATGCCGCAACGGCACCAACAGAGGTGATCACAATGCCCGGAAACGGCCCCCTGCCGAAGGATCCGTCTCAGCGGCGCCGGCGCAACGCCGACGCGGTCACGACGACCATCCTCCCGGCGAACGGACCGGATGGACCCACGCCGGAACTGCCCGGCGGACACGACTACGACAGTCGCACGCTCGCCTGGTACGAGACGTGGCGGTCGAGCCCGCAGGCGGCAACGTTCCTGCCGACGGACTGGCAGCGCCTGCACATGCTGGCCGAGCTGGTGCAGCAGTACTGGGAAGAGCCCAAGAAGGATCTGCTGGCGGAGATCCGATTGAACGAGGCGTCGATCGGCGGTACGGCGGCGGACCGGATCCGACTGCGTTGGACGGTTGCCGAGCCGGAGATCGAACCGACGGTCCGGCGCTCCGGCGGCGCCCGCGGCGGGGCATCACGCAGGGACCGGGTTTTGAAGGTCGTCGATGGCCAGGCGGATAGCTGACCCGGACCGCTTCGTCTCGCTCGGCTTCGAGGCCATCGACTGGATCGAGCACTACCTCTGTCACGGCCCCGGCGACGTGCAGGGCGAGCCCCTGCTCATCGACGACGAGATGGCCGCCTTCATCGTGAAGGCCTACCAGCTCGACCCGGTGACGGGCCGCCGGAAGGTCAACCGCGCGTTCCTGTCCCGGCCGAAGGGCAGGGCGAAGAGCGAGCTCGCCGGCGCGCTGGTGTGCTTCGAGGCGCTGGGGCCGTGCAGGTTCGACGGCTGGGACGCTGCCGGTGATCCGGTGGGCCGCGCGCAGGTGTACCCCTTCATTCGCTGCCTGGCGACGGAGGAGAACCAGTCCGGCAACACCTACGACAACGTCACGGCGATGCTCGAGCACCTCGTCGAATACGCCGGCGACGAGTTCCCGGGAATCGACCTGGGGCGTTCGGCGCAGACGTCGAGCCGCATCTTCATCGAGGGCGGCGGCGAGATCGTCCCGTCGACGTCGTCCGGCGCCGCGAAGGACGGCGGCAAGGAGACGTTCAGCGTCTTCGACGAGACGCACCTGTACGTCCTGCCCGAGCTGCGGGCGATGCACAAGACGGTGCGCCGCAATCTGGTGAAGCGCCGTGCGGCGGAGCCGTGGTCACTGGAGACGTCGACGATGTACGCGGTCGGCGAGAACTCAGTCGCGGAGGCCACGCACGAGTACCACAAGGCGGTCGCTGCGGGCCGGGTGCGCGATGGCGGCCTGCTCTTCGACCACCGCGAAGCCCCGCACGTGGAAGACCTGCACGACGACGACCAGCTGCTGCCTGCGCTGGAGTTCGTGTACGGCGACGCCGCGAAGTGGATGGACCTGGAGCGCATCGCCAGCGACATGCGCGAGCCGGACACCGATCCGGCAGACGCCCGCAGGTACTTCCTCAACCAGCCCGGAACCGCCTCGGCGAAGGCGTTCGACCCGGGCCGTTGGCGGGAGTTGGCGGACTCGCGTTTCGTCGTCCCGGCGAAGGAAGCGATCGCGGTCGGCTTCGACGGCTCGAAGTGGAGCGACTCGACGGGCTTCGTCGCAACCCACCTGGAGACGGGCCACCAGTGGGTGCTCGGTGTGTGGGAGTGCCCGGCGAATAAGCAGGAAGCCGAGGCGTGGGAGGTTCCCGAAGCCGAGGTGAACGCGGTTCTGGACGAGACGATGCGGACGTGGCGGGTCGTGCGCCTCTACGCGGACCCGGCGTACTACGAGGAGACGATCGCGGGTTGGGCCGGCAAGTACGGCCCGAAGGTCGTCACGGAGTGGTGGACGCATCGGCGCAGGCAGATGGCATTCGCCTTGCGCGCGTACAAGACAGCGATGACGGGCGGCGAGTTGTCGCATGACGGCAGTGACGTCTTCGCCCGGCATATCGCGAATGCGGTGAAGCGGAATGCCGGCGTGAAGGACGACGAGGGCAAGCCGATGTGGACGATTCAGAAGGATCGCCACGACTCCCCTCGGAAGATCGACCTCTCCATGGCGGGGTGCCTGTCCTGGGAAGCCCGGCGGGACGCGATCAAGGCGGGCGGCAATGAGCCGCCGCGCTCCCGGAAGACGACTGTGATGCGCTGATGACGGGGGTGACTTGTGGCCCTCGATTTGGAGCCCGAAGGCTGGTTGAAGCGGCTGATTGCGGCGCATGACTCCGATTTGCCGCAGCTCAGGTTGATGGATTCGTACTACGAGGGCACGCAGCCGCTGTCGTATCTGGCGCCGGAGATTCAGTCGGAGTTGTCGGATCGGATGCGGCAGTTGGTCATCAACTGGCCGCAGCTGGTCGTGGATGCTCTGGATGAGCGGCTGGATGTGGAGGGGTTCCGGTACGCGGACTCGGAGACGACGGCTGACGACTTGTGGTCGGTGTGGCAGGCCTCGGACATGGATGAGGGCTCCCAGCAGGCCCACGTAGACGCGCTGGCGTTGAAGCGGTCGTATGTGATCGTCGGAGCGAACGAGGACGACGAGTCGACTCCAATCGTCACTGCGGAATCCGCCCTGGAGGTGTTCGCTGAGCGGGATCCGCGGACGCGTCAGGTGACGGCTGCGGTGAAGCGCTGGGATGAGCCGGCCGCGGCCGGGGTGGCGCCGGTGAAGTGGGCGCAGCTTTATCTGCCCGCCATGCGGTGCACGTTCGAGCAGCAGAAGGGTGCTTGGGTCGAGGTTGACCGGGATGAGCACGATCTGGGTCAGGTGCTGGTGGTGCCGTTGGCGAATCGGCCGCGGCTGCGGCATCTGGATGGCACGTCGGAGTTGCGGTCGGTGATTCCGATTTCGGATGCCGCCTGCAAGATCGCCTCGGACATGATGGTCAGTGCGGAGTTTCACGCGATGCCGCGCCGGTGGGCGACGGGCATGTCCCGGGACGATTTTGCCGACGAGAACGGGCAGCCGCTGGGTGCCATGTCGTCGCTGGCGGGCCGCTTGTGGGCGAACGAGAGCACCGAGGTGAAGTTCGGGCAGTTCCCTGAGGCTCAGCTCTCCAACTTCCACGAGACGATCAACGTGTTGGCGCGTCTGGTGGCCGCCCTGACGGGTCTGCCGCCGGCGTTCCTCGGTCTGGCGACGGATCAGCCGCCGTCTGCGGATGCGATCCGTGCGTCGGAGGCCCGTTTGGTGAAGCGTGCGGAGCGGCGTCAGCGGGCGTTCGGTGAGGCGTGGGAGCGGGTGATGCGGCTCGTTCTCCTGGTGCGGGACGGCGAGTTGGATCCTCGGACCCGGAAGCTGGAGACGGTGTGGCGGGATCCGTCGACGCCGACGTTCGCGCAGAAGGCCGACGCGGTGGTGAAGCTGCACGCGTCGGGGATTCTGCCGACGGAGCAGGCGTGGGAAGACCTCGGCTACTCGGCGGTGCAGCGGGACCGGATGCGGGGCATGCAGGACGATGCCCTGACCCGGATGACAGCGATGGACCTGCATCAGCTGTCGACGGTGCAGCCTGAGCCGCAGCCCGTCGAGGCGCCTCCTGTCGGTGGCTGATCGTGGCCGTCCAGACGCAGGCGCACCAGGACGTTGTGGACGCCTACGGGCGGGCTCAGCAGCGGGCCGTCATCCAGACGACGGTGACGTTGGAGAAGCTGTGGAAGCGGCTTCAGGGTCAGGATCTGTCGCGGTCGTGGCTGCATGGTCTGGGGTCGGCGATGGTGCGGGCGGTAGCGGCCGGTCAGCTTGCGGCTGCGAGCACCGGGCAGCCGTACATCGAGGCGATGGTGCGCGCGGATGGGCTCCATAACGACTACAGCGAGGGCGCCACGCGGGTCAGCCCGCGGGAGTTTTCCGGGGTGGCTTCGGATGGCCGACCGTTGGACAGCCTGCTGTATCTGCCGGTGATCCGCACGAAGACGTTGATCGGCAATGGTCTGACGTTGCAGGAGGCGATGCTTGCCGGGCAGGCGGATCTGCTGCGGATGGCGGTGTCGGAGGTCGCCGATGCGGGCCGGGGCGCGGCTGGGGTGGCGATGGTCGCGAACCGTAAGGTGACCGGCTACGTGAGGGTGGTCCGGGCGGGCGCGTGCTCGAGGTGCGTGATCCTCGCCGGGCGCTGGTATCGGTACAACGCCGACTTCCAACGTCATAAACGCTGCCAGTGTTATGGCCGGCCCGCGACGGAGGCCAATCCAGGCCGACACCTGAGCCCGATGTCGTTCTTCAGCAACCTCTCGCGCGCGGAGCAGGATCGCCGGTTCACGATCGGTGGCGCGGAGGCGATCCGGAACGGCGCGGACATCTACAAGGTCGTGAACGCGAGTCGTGGCGTGCAGACGCTGGACGCCTACGGGCAGAAGGTCGCCGCCACGCTCGAAGGCACCACGCGGCGCGGCGAGTTCTACCAGCAGATGCGCCGTGAGGCGGAGCAGCGCACCGGGCAGCGGTTTGCCCGCACGGGCGCCGACGTCGAGCAGGGTCTGCCCCGTTTTCATCTGCGGACGCCGCGCCTGACGCCGGGCGAGATCCTGCGCCTGTCCGAGGACCGTGACGAGTTGCTCCGCTTGCTCAAGCGCTTTGGGTACTTGTCGTAGGGGAGGAACACATGGCGCAGTCCGTGCCGGCCAAGCAGATGCGGCAGCTGGTGAAGCAGGGCAAGGCGATGCCCGCCCCCGGGCAGGACCGGCCGGGGCGCTTCCAGATCGAAAACCGGGCCGACTTGGATCGGGCAATCCTCGCGGTTGGACGCGTGCGCCCCAACACTGAGGAGGCGCGCGCCAAGGTGCGCCGGTTCATCCTGGCGCGGGCGAAGGCGCTGGGCGCCCTGGATGCCGTGCCTGACTCCTGGAACGCGGACGGCTCTCTGAAGGGCTGACCGAGATCGAAGAACTCGCAGGGGCCTCGCAATGGGGCCCCTTTCGCATGCACACGAAGGGGCGGACGCAATGTCCACCAACGAGATGAAGGTTCCGGCAATCGGAGCCACCTGGTTCAACCTGCACCGCCACGACGGCGAAGAGGGCGACGGCGACGGAGCCCCCGAGGTCGATGAGTCGACCGAGGGCGCAGACGAGGACTCTGAGGCCGAGGAGCTCCTGGCCGACGCCGTCGAAGAAGACGACGCCGACGCCGATCCGGAGGGCGCCGACAAGCTCGGCGATGAGGGCAAGCGGGCTCTCGACCGCATGAAGGCCGAGCGTGCTGCGGCAAAGAAGGAAGCTGCTGCGGCGAAGAAGTCGGCTGCGGAGGAGCGCCGGAAGGCCGCTGAACTGGCCCGCAAGGTGGCTGAGTTCGAGGATCGCGACAAATCGGAGCTGGAGAAGGCTCAGGCGAAGGCCGAGCGCTCAGAGAAGCAGGCGGCCAGCGCGGTCGCCCGCTCGGTGCGGTCCGAGATCAAGGTCGCGGCGAGCGACACGTTCGCCGACACCTCGGACGCCATCGACGTGCTGATGCGCGACCCCAGCAAGTACGTCGACGCCGACGGCGAGATCGACACCGACGCGATTGAGGCCGACCTTGCGGATCTGCTGGAGCGCAAGCCGCACTGGGCGATGCCGGAGCCGGTGGCTGAGGTGGAGCCCGAGGTGAAGAAGCAGAAGCTGAAGCCCGATCCGGGCCAGGGCTCGCGTGGCGGGAGCGCCAAGGTCGACTTCCGCACTGCGTCGGAGGAGGACGTGCAGGCCGAGCTGGCGAAGATCGGCTTCCGGAAGCGCTTCTAGTGATCAGGATTCGCGCCCGGTTGGGCGACGGGCGCACCTCGATTGAGGTGACTGGTCACGACGAGCTTGCCGCTGGGGGTCGCGTCTGCGCTGCCGTGTCGGCCATCACCCAAACCGCGCTGCTGGGCCTGGAGCAGGTCGCGCAGCAATTCCCGGACGACGTGTCCGTAGAGATCACTGAGGAGTGACGAATGACCCCCACCATGTCCGCGGTTCGCCCGCGGCTCAACCGCGCCCCGCGGCCGTGGTTCCACCTCGACCGGCACGCTGGTGTCCGGTCGTCCCTTCCTGCAGCGCTCCAGGCGATGCTGCAGAACGGCATGCTCGACCGTGTCTTCCGTGACGCGCTCGTGCCGCAGTTCCTGTTCCCGCAGATCGCCGACAGCGAGCCCTGGATGGGCGGGCTGGGCGATAAGAAGACGTTCACCCGCAAGGGGCTGCTGGCGCCGGTGACCACGCCGGTGACCGGCTCGGATCCGTCGGCGGCGACCTACAGTCTCGAGCAGTGGTCTGTCGTGATGGACCAGTACAGCAACAGCATGGACACGAACATGCTGGGCAGCGCGCTGGCGCTGGCGAACAAGTTCCTGTCGGATGCGGCGACGCTGGGCATCAACGCGGGCCAGACCGTCAACCAGGTGGCGCGGAACAAGCTGTACACCGCCTACGCGGGTGGCCGGACCTGGTGCACCACGGCCGGATCCTCGGACACCTCGATCATCGTGCAGTCGACGAACGGCTTCGAGAACGTGCTGGTCAACGGCGTTCCGACGCCGGTGTCGGGTGCGAACCCGCTCACCGTCAGCATTGCCGGCTCGGCGAACACTGTGGTCGGTGTCACCCCGGGTACGCCGGGCACGCTGACGCTGGGTACGGCCCGCGCGGACGTGGTCGGCGACTCCGTGGTGGCGGCGAACGCTCCCACCTCGATCCGGGCGACCGGCAACTCGGCCTACGACCTGTCGTCGTCGAACACAGTGACGTTCGCGAACTTCCGTAGCGCGGTGGCGCGGCTGCGGAAGATGAACGTTCCGACTCTGCCGGGCGGCTACTACGTGGCGCACATCGATGCGGACACGGAGGCCGAGCTGTTCTCGGACGCCGACTTCAAGCAGGCTCTGCAGGGCCGTGTCGATTCCCCGATCTTCCGGGATCTGTCGATCGGCCGGTTCGGCGGCATCGACTGGGTCCGCAACATCGAGGCGCCGACCATCCTGGGCGGCTCGGCGGGCACGCTGACGGTTCACCGGCCGATCGTGCTCGGTGCGAACGCGCTGATGAACTCGCCGCTGGAGGGCACCGGCAACCTCATCGCCGGTACCGGCGTCGAGGACGTGCCGGAGATCCGCACCATCAATGCCGCGCCTGGCGTGGACGTCACCCTGCTGGTGCGTCCGCCGCAGGACCGTCTGCAGCAGGTCATCTCCACGACCTGGTCGTGGGTGGGCGACTTCGGTGTTCCGTCCGATGCGGGCTCTGGCGATGCGGCGCTGTTCAAGCGCGGCTGCGTCATCGAGCACGCCTGACACCGTCTCCCGTCGGTGCGGGCAACCCTGTCCGCCCGCGCCGACGGGCCTTCTGAAGGAGGAGCACATGCGCGTGCGCATGCTGAAGGCGGCGAAGGGCTACTGGAACTACGCCGTGCAGGAGTTCAAGGAGGGTGAGGAGTTCTTCGGCGACCTCGCCCGCCACCTCACCGACAACACGCCCGAGGGCACGGTGGAGGTGCTGGAGGCTGACCCGGAACTCGAGCCGGAGCCGGAGGCGCCCGCCGAAGCCCCTAGGCCGGAGTCCCCGGGCGACGGCGACGAGCCGCCGGTGGACGGCACCATCGACGACCTCATGGCGTGGGTGAACGACGACCCGGCCCGCGCCGCCGCGGCGCTGCAGGCGGAGCAGGCGAAGGACAAGCCGCGTTCGACGGTCGTGAAGCGGCTGACGGCGATAGCCGGCGCCGAGAAGTAAGGGGGCCCGCATGTCCCCGACCCCTCTGGCCACTCAGGCGGACCTTGAGGCGGCCTTGCAGCGGACGCTGGACCCTGCGCAGGCGGCGATGGCGATTCGCCGGGCGTCCGCGCGGGTCCGCAAGCACTGCCGCCAGCAGTTCACGCTGGTGGAGAACGAGACGGTCACTCTTCCTGGCGGCAGCCGGATTCTCCGGCTGCCGCAGCGGCCTGTCGTCGTCGACGGCATGCATCCGCTGACGATCGTCGAGCTGTTCGGGATCAGCAACGAGGAGTACACGGCCTTGGAGGGCCGGGACTTCACGCGGCTCGGCACCGAGCTGACCCGCGGGGAGCAGTGGTGGGCTCCGACCCGGCTGATGGGCTGGCCGTGGCTGCGCCCGCAGGGCATCTGGGCACAGCGGGTCCGGGTCACCTATAGCCATGGCTACACCGAAGTCCCGGACGATGTCGTCGACATCGTGCTGGATCTGGCGCAGATGAACATGACGAACCCGCAGGGCTTGCGCAGCGAGTCGATCGACGACTATCAGCGCGTGTTCGCCTCCGAGACCATCGGCGGCGCACTGCTGACCGCAGAGCACAAGGAAGCGCTGCGGCAGTATCGCGGCGGCTCATTCTCTGTGGCCCCGGTGACGTGATGACGGCCATCGACATCCAGCCGCTGCTCGCCGCGGGTCGCCTCGCGCACGAACAGTTGATGGTGGACTCGTGCACCATCAGCCGGCCCGGGACGCCGACCCTCAACCGCACCACCAGCGTTCTCACGCCGGGGACTTCGACGGTGCTGTATTCGGGTGCCTGCCGGTTGAAGACTCAGCGCGTCCCCAGGAACCAGGAGGCGGGGGAGCGGCTGACAGTGGTGGCCCGCTACGAGTTGGCGCTGCCGTTTGCCTCCCTGGCCACGGATGACTTGCAGGTCGGCGACACGGTCACTATCACCGCGTCCGGCGACACCCGGCTCGTAAATCAGCTGTTCGCGGTGATGGCCGTCGACTTCAGCAGTACGGCGACGGCGTGGCGGATCACCGTCGAAGGCATCACGTGACGGGGGTGCGCCTGTGACGATTCCCGCGGTTCTGCCGCACATTGATGCGGTCACCGGCGCCCTTACGGATGCAGGGCTGACCGTCTACTTCGGCGGGGCGCCTCCGGGCATCGCGCCTACGGCCACCCAGCCGTATGCGGTGCTGTATCCGACCCCGGGCAGGGCGGTGGCCGCTTCGCTCGGCGATGACCTCGTCGACTTCGCCGGCGAGGTGCAGCTCACCTGTGTCGGTCTCACCGCCGAGCAGGCGGCATCCGTATCGGACCGGGCCATGGCGGCACTCGCTGTGAGGCTCTCCGTTGCTGGGCGCGTGTCCTGGAAGCCGGAGTTCCTCGACGGGCAGCCGGTACAGCGCGACGACGATGTAACTCCCCCCAACTACTACGCCGTAGCCCGGTACCGGCTGCGCTCCATCCCCCAGTAAGGAGTTCCCCGATGGCAACCCTGACGACGCAGGTCATCAATCTCGCCGGCCTCGGCGTGACCTACGGTGCCGCCGCCGCATCCACGAAGATCGTGTGTGGTGAGCGGACCTTCCTCCACGTGAAGAACACGGCGGGCAGTTCGATGACCGTCACCCTGTCCTCGACGGCGAAGGTCCGCGGGCAGGCCGCCGCCGACGTCGTCGTCACCGTCCCCGCGACCAACGGCGACATGATGATCGGTCCGATCACGCAGGATCTGTTCGCCGGCGTCTCGGACGGCCTGGCTGCCGTCACCTACTCGTCGACGACGTCGGTGACCGTCGCCGCCGTGCGCATCTGACCTCCGCCCCGTCTCTCGTCCGCCCCGCTGCTCGGGGCTTTTTTTGTGCCCTGAGGAGGGTTCATGTCTGACCTGATCAGCGATGGCAACACCAAGGTGAGCTGGGTGGGTTCCATCGCGAACATCAACGCGCCTACGGCGACGGAGCTCAACGGTGGCTCCGACTGGACGCTGCGGATCACCCCCGACGGGTTGAAGACCGACCCGTCCACCGCGGATGTCGACACCAGTTCGCTCGGTTCGACGTTCACGACCAACCAGCCCGGCCGCCGCGCCTACACCGTCGAGCTGACGTTCAAGCGCGGCTCGACGACGATCGAGGATCAGCCGTTCACGACGCTGGTGTACGGGGCGTCCGGCTACCTGGTGGTGCGCCGCGGTACCGCGTACACGACCGCCTACGCCACCGGCGACAAGTGCGAGGTCTACCCGGTGACCGCGGGCGAGGCGCAGAACATCGCCCCGGCGGCGAATGAGGTCAACAAGTTCATGTCGCCGATGAAGGTCACCAGCGACCCGGCGACGCGGGCTGTCGTCGCCTGATGCCGGATATTTCGGAGCTCTTGGCAGGGGCGTCGCCTCGTGAGGTCACCGTCAAGGTGTGTCTTGCGGGCGACGCGGGCGCCGAACTGGAGGCGCTGGAAGAAGAGTTGGGGCAGTTGGGGGAGTGGCAGCCCACGTCGCTTGGCGAGGCAAACCCTGCGTTCGAACTGCAGGAGCGCATCGACGCGGCCCGGAAGCGGGTGCGCGAGGAGTCCGTCGAGTTCCGATTCCGGGCACTGGGCCACCGCGGCTACAGCAACCTGATCGCCGCCCATCCCGCACCTGAGGGCTCGAAAGAGCCGTATGACGCGGGGACGTTCCTGCCAGCGGTGCTGGCCACCTGCTGCATCGAGCCGTCGCTGACGCCGGCGCAGGTGGACCGGCTGCTGGATGTGGTGAACGACGGGACGGCGCGGATGCTGTTCGCTGCGGCGCTGGCGGTGAACGAGGAGCCGTCGCCGGTCCCTTTCTCGTAGCCCGCCTGCGGGATTCGCGGCTCCCGTACCGGCGGGAGGTTGAGGCGGCGCGAGCCTGGGGGATTCCGCGCAGCATCCTTCTCGGTCGTCCGATGCCTGTTCCTGGTGAGCCGTTGTGGCTGCCGGAGGATCGCTGGTGGGCGATGGCGCTGATGGAGGCCGAGTCGGGGCTGTGTGGGGACTGCGGGCATCCGCTGGCCGAGACGACGCATGCGGACAACGAGTACGCCTACGACGCGTCGATCACGAAATGCCATGCCTGCCTCGCCGGGGCCCGGCGGGTGGCGGCGCACCAGGAGGACGGTGGCAAAACCGACGGCCTGAAGGTCAGTGTGTTCCGGAGGGAGTCGTAATGGCGGGCGTTGACGTGATTGGACTCACCGTGGTCGTGGACGACCTTGGGGCCTTCGCGGAGCGGCTGAGGGCGAATGCCGCGAAGGCTGTGAAGGTCACCAGCCAGAAGGTGCGGGACGACGCCCGTAGTCGCATCAGGGGCCACAAGTACCTGCCCGCCTACCCGAACTCCATCACCTACGACGTCAAGGTCACGCCTGTAGGCGTCGAGGGCGAGATCGGCCCGGACAAGGGTCGGGCGCAGGGGCCGCTCGGAAACATCATCGAGTACGGCACCAGCAAGAACGCACCGCTGCCACACCTTGGCCCCGCGCTGGATGCGAACGCCGACGACCTGGTCACCGGAATCGAAATCGCCGTGCATCAGGCCATGTAGAAGCAATTGACGGACAGGGATCCCCATGACCACTTCGAGCAGGAAGCCGCCCGCGCGCCGGGCGGCGAAGCCCGCGCTGACGTTCGCCGCCGTGCGGGCCAAGATTCAGCGGCCCCGGCAGATCGTCGACATGGTGCTGGACGCCGAGGCCGCCGCCGAGATCGGCGCCCTGGAACAGCTCCTGGAACGGGCGCAGCGGCACGACGCGGCGAACGGCACAGAGACAGCCCGGGATGTCGCCAAACGCCTTCAAGAGGCGGAGGTGCAAGCCGAGGCCTCGCGGGTGCGGTTCACCCTGGAAGCGATCACGCACCGCGCCTACCAGGGACTCCGGGCAGAAAATCCGCCGACGAAGGAACAGATCGAGACGGCGGCAGGCCGCGGTGGCAGTGAGGAACCGGCCTTCGATCCGGACGCGTTCGCCCCTGCCCTCGTCGAAGCCCAACTCGTCGAGCCGAAGCCGGAGACGCCGGAAGAGTTCGCCGCGTTCTGGGACGATCTTTCCGACGGCCAGCTCGGGCAGTTGTGGCAAGCCGCCATCGCCATCCAGTTCCAGACCGGCGAGCTCGGGCCGCCCTCGCAGGCCGCCGCCGACATCCTGCGCTCCTTCGGGATGGCCACCGGCTGACCTGAAGTTCCAGATGGGTCAGTTCGGGCGCCATTCCTCGCGGAAGCCGGGCCGGTCGCTGAACGCTGACGCGCGCAGGCGTACCGCCATGCCGAGTGCGTTCACCCATCCGTGCGCGTACTCGACGGCGTCGTCGAGGTCGACCTCGCGGGCGCCTACCTCGATGAACAGGGCGAGCAGCTTTCGGTCGGCGTCGATCTCACGCAGCACCCGGGCCGGATCATGCTCCGCGATGTACGCCCCGCGCTCCGGGTCCATGTAGTCCTGAGATCCGACCGCCACGAGGTCACCCTCGCGGCGCGTGATGACGGCATGTCCGTCGTAATGCCAGTCGGGGCCGTCCTCCTCGGCCGCAGCCGTGGCGCGGGCCGTATCGATGTCGAGTTGCTCGCCGAGCCACTGCACCAGATCGTCCATGCCGACATTCTCCCGCCCGACGCCGCGCGCGTGCACGCCTCCATAACTGAAGATCGGGGGCTGCCGTGACCGACCGTACCGTGCGGGTTCGCGTCATCGCCGAGATGCCCGGCTTCGGCACCGTCGTGCGCACCGGCACCGGCGAACTCCTCGCCCTCGGGGAAGCCTCCCTCGTCGCCGGACGCGGCATTCGGGCCCTCGGCGTCGACGGGGCAGCGGCCCGCACAGGGCTGATGGCCATGGGCGCGGGAGCGCGCGGCGGCGCGGCTGGCGTCGGCGAAGCCGAGGCCGCAGCATTGGCCGCCAGCCGCGGCGCGCGGGCCGTGCGAGACGAGACCGCACTTGCCACGCCTGCGTTCGGGCGCATGGGCGCCGCAGCCCGTACAGGAATGGGTTCGGTGCGCTCCGGCGTCGAGTCGGTTCTGGGCCCGGTCAAGCACCTTGGCGCGCTCCTGGCGGGCGGCGCGATCCTGTTCGGCCTGCACGACATCGTGCATGCGGGCAATGAGTACACCGACGCGATGAACAAGTTCCTCGAGGTCACCAGGGCCTCGGGGGCGCAGATGTCGTCGGCGGGCCGGGAGGCGCAGGCCCTCGGCGCGGACATGAAGCTTCCGTCGGCGAACGCGGCGGAGGCCGCGGACGCGATGGTGGAGCTGGCGAAGGCTGGTCTCAGCGCACAGGACGCCATCAAGGCCGCGCGGGGCACCATCCAGCTCTCTGCCGCCGCCCGAACCGACGTCGCTACGGCGGCGAAGATCGAGGGCGACGTCATGGACCAGTTCGCCCTCAAGTCGACCGAGGCCACCCATGTAGCGGACGTCCTCGCCAACACGGCCAACTCGGCGTCCGGCGAACTCATGGACATCTACTACGCCATGAAATACGTGGGCCCCATCGCCCACACCATGGGCATCTCCATCAAGGACACGGCCACCGCAGTCGGCCTGCTCGGCAAGTCCGGAATCATCGGCGAAACCGCGGGCACCGCCCTTCGGTCTGCGCTGGTCAACATGGCCAAGCCGACCAAGCTCGCCCAGAAAGGCCTGCACGAACTCGGCATCCAGGCGTTCGACTCGAACGGCAAGTTCAAGGGCCTCGGCTACGTCATCACCCAGCTCGGCACCGCATCCGAGCACCTGTCGACGCAGCAGTTCACGGCCGCCGCCGCGATGGCGTTCGGCAAGCCGGCGCTCGCTGGCATGGTGGCGCTCGCGCACCAGGGCGGGACGGCTTTCCAGCAGTTCGGGATCCAGGTGGGCCGTGTGGGCGGCGCCGCAGCCCTGGCCGCGGCGGAGTCGAAGGGGCTGGGCGGCGCGATGCGCGGCCTGGGCAAGCAACTCCAGTCGGCATTCCTGCAGGTGTACCTCGGGGTCGCACCCGGCCTGGAGAAGATTACGCGCGGCATGTCGAAGGGCGTCTCGGACGCAATCCCGTACATCAAGTCGGGGATCCGTATCGCCGGGGACCTGTGGGACATCTACGGGCCCGCCGTCGAGGCGAAGCTGCATGCTGCGGAGGGCGGCATCGGGCGAGCCGTAGCCGGTCTGGCAACCCCGGTGAAGGCGGCGCTGTCGGGGGCGCTTGTCGCCGCGGTGCCGCTGGCCATCACGTCCGTGCAGTCGCTGGAGAAGGTGCTCGGCAACGCCGGCGCGGCAGCCGCCCCCCTGGTGGGCGGCATGCACGATCTGCTCACGTCCGTCTCTTCGGGGGCGGGCGCCCTTGGCGTGGCCACAGGGCGACTGCAGGTCGGCGTCGGCCTGATCGGTGACATGTCCGGCATTCTGCGGCCGATCGGGGAGTTGGTGGGCGGCATCGCCCACGCCTTCGGAGCCCTGCCGGGCCCGATCCAGCTGACCGTCCTGTCGATGCTGGCGATGCGGCCGTTCCGCGGGCAGATCCAGGGCATGCGTGACGCCGTCGCCGGCTACGGCCGTTCGGCTGTGGCGTCGTTCAACGGTGTGCGCGGCGCCATGCAGACGCAGGCCATCCTTGCCTCGCAGGCCGGGGTGTCGCTGGGCCGCTGGGGGTCGGGACTCGCGGCCCTGGAAGCCCGCTCTCCGACGATCGCCGCCATGGGCACGAGCTTCCGCAGCGCCTCCGCTGGCATTCAGGAGGCGGGTGGTCGGCTGGTCGGATTCCGGTCGGCGGCCGGCGGCGCGGTGGCCGCCATCGGCACGGGCGCCGGGCGCGGCCTGATGGGCGCGGCCCGCGGCCTGTGGGGATTCCTCGGCGGCCCGTGGGGCGTCGCCATCGCCGGCGCCATGATCGGCCTCGACATGCTGGCCCGGAAACAGCAGGAAGCCGCCGCAGCGGCAGCCGCGCACCAGCAGCGGATCTCCAGCCTCACCCAGGCACTCCAGCAGTCCGCCGGCGTGGCAGACGGCAGCGTCCGCGCCGCCGCCGTGCAGACCCTGGCGGACGCAAAGCTGAGGGACGGCAAAACTCAGCTGCTGACCGTGATGCAGCAGGCTCACGTCGGCACGACCGAACTCACGAACGCCTACCTCGGACAGGGCACCAGCATCGACGCCCTGCGGAAGCGGCTCGCTTCGGCCGCCGAGGAGAACGTCAGGTTCGTCTCCAACGGCCGCACCACGCAGAAGGTGTACACGCCGCTGGGGGAGACGTACAAGAAGGCGGGGGACGCGCTCGGCAGCCTGTCCGGCGAGTTCGAGACGGCCCGGAACAGGCAGAAGGATCTCGCCGACGCCACCAAGGGCTCGGGGGCTGCCGCCCTGGACGCCACCGACCCGACGGGGCGGCTACAGAACGCCATCAAGACCCTCGGCGACTCGGCGTCGGACGCGGACACGAAGGCGACGGCCCTGCACACTGCCCTCGATCTGCTCTCGGGCGGCGAGCTGGACGTCCAGGCGGCGGTTGCGAACATGAACGCCGCGATCCTTGACCTCAACTCCTCATGGAAGGACGGCGTCAACCATTCGCAGGGCTACGGCAAGGCTCTTCTGCAGGTCGACGGCAGCCTCAACACGACCAGCCAGAACGGGCAGAGCCTGTGGACGAAGCTGCAGGCGCTGAACGAGCAGACCGCAAGCGCGGCGCAGGCCACCTACGATTTCGCGCGCGCCAACAACGTCGGCACGGTCCCGGCCTTGCAGCAGGCCGAAAAGCACATGCAGACGGCCTGGTCTGCGGCGGTCAAGGCGGGCGGGGCGTTCGGCCTGTCCGCCGACCAAGCGAAGGTGCTCGCGAATCAGATGGGGTTCATCCCGAGCAGCCTGGCCATCACCATGTCCACGCCTGGCCTCTCGGACACCCAGAAGCAGCTGCTGTACGTGCAGGGCCTGGCCGGGCACATGCCGAAGGGCTCCACGATCAAGGTGTCGGCGCTGACCGGCGACGCCCTCAAGGCGATCGAATCGGTCGGCTTCAAGGTCAAGACGCTGCCGGGCGGCCGACAGATGGAGATCACCGCGCCGACGGGTAAGGCAGCCGCGGCCCTTGATGCGCTGATCGCCAAGAAGATGCCGGGCAAGACGGTCGTGGTGGGTGCCGATGTGGCGGCAACGATCGCAGAACTGCAGGCGGTACAGCGCAAGGTCGCCGCCACGCACGGCAAAAGCGTCACCGTCAGCGCCCTCACCAGGGGCGCAGAGGCTGCCCTGTCCGCGCTCGGCTTCCACATCTCCCGCACCCACGGCAAGCAGGTCACCATCACCCTGCCAGCCGGCGGGCCGATCGCGGCGGCTAGCGCGATCCAGGGTGCGATCAACAGCGTGCACGGCAAGACCGTCACCGTGCAGATCAACGGTGTGGCAACAGGCGTCGACCCGTCCAAGTACTACAGCCAGGGCCCCCACAAGGACGGCGGCCTCATCCACCGCGCCGACGGCGGCATCGTCCAATACATCCCCTACGGAGGCCCCGTCGCAGGCCCCGGCACGGGCACATCTGACAGCATCCCGGCACTCATCTCCAACGGCGAGTACGTCATCAAGGCGGCGGCCGTCGCCAAGTACGGCGTGGGCATGTTCGACCGGCTCAACGCCGGACGGTATGCATCGGGCGGTCTCGCCGGCTTCACCTACGCGCCGACAGGGCAGCCCGTCCTAGGCGGCCCGTCGGATGCGAAGACCCGCTACGACAATGCGGTCCAGGCCCTCAAGGACGCCTGGAACACGCTGACCTCGGCGGTGAAGGAGCAGAGGAAGGCTGCCGACGCCCTGTCGGCTGCCGAAAAGAACCTGTCCTACGTCCGCCATCACCATCACACCGCCGCCCAGTTGCGGGCCGCGGAGCAGCGGGTCGGGAAGGCGGAGGGGGCGAAGAGGGCCGCCGACAAGACGGTCGCCAAGGACCGGCAGCATGTCTACGACGCCGACAAGGCCCTCGGGGTGAGGCGGGGCGCGAAGCCGCCGACCGGGTTCGACCTGAAGGCCTACGAGAAGCAGCTCAACGCGTCGGTGGCGGCGACGGAGAAGTGGCGCGGCAACCTCGCGAAGATCTCCAAGCGGGGTGGGGCGGAGGTCGAATCCCTCCTGGAGAACATGGGCCAGGACGGCTACGCCCTCGTCAACTCCCTCGCCGGGGCGTCGGCGAAGCAGTTCAAGGACATCGTCGCCAAGCTGCAGAAGACCGGCGACGTCGCCAAAGCGACCCTGGCGGACTTCGACAAGCAGCTGAACGCGTCGACCAAGACGAACCAGCAGTTTGCCGCCGACCTGCAAAAACTGGCTGCCGAGGGCTACGGCGATCTGGCGCAGGCTCTGGCCGCGCAGGGCGACTCCAACGCGCAGGCGCTCGCCCACCAGGCTGCAGGCGACAGCAAAGCCGCAGCGACCGCCAACAAGACGGTCGGCAAAGCACAGGCCACGCTCACCGGAGACGACCTCACCAACAGCCTGATCCTGCTGTCCACCCTGCGAGGCGGACCCGGACGCGGCTACGCCGACCTGATCGCCGCCGGACTCGGCCCCGACGTCATCAAGTCGATCGTCCCCAAGATGACCGCCCAGATCGCCGCACTGCCCCATGCGAACAAAGACGTGTTCGTCAGGCAGTGGGTGTCGCAGGGCGGCAAAGCGATGGCAGCCGGAGGGATCCTCACCAGGCCCACCGCGGTACTGGCCGGCGAGGCGGGCGTGGCGGAGGCGTTCATCCCGCTCACCAGCACGGCCCGCTCGCGTGCGCTGCTAGCCGCGTCTGCCGCAGCACTCGGCTATCACCTCGTGCCGGCCAGCCGGTACGCCAGCCACAGCTACGGGGACAGCGCGGCGGGACGGGGAGGCGACCGCATTACCAATATCACCCTCAACGGCGCCAAGCAGACCAGTGCCGAGCAGGCCGCCGACATCGCACGCCACATGACGTTCGTCGGCTGAGGAAGGGGGCCGCGGTGCCGTTCACAGCGGGCCAGGATCTCGGCGGCCTGTGGGCCGACCTTGGGACAGTGCAGCTTGGAAGGGTCGACAGTCTCGGAGTCGCCTGGGCACTCCAGACCCTCGACGGCTGGGACGGTGCCGAAGTCCGCGCGGAGTACACCGACCGGGAAGCTGATCATGGGGCGTGGGCGTCCCCGGTGTATCTCGGCGCCCGGCCCATCACCCTCGCCGGCACCATCACCGCCCCGGACCGCGTCACCCTCGAGGGTGCGCTGGAGCAGCTGCGCAGTGCGGCAGCCCTGTCTGATACGACGCTGGTGGTGTACGAGCTGGCCGGGGCGAAGCAGGCGACCGTGCGCCGCTCGGGGAAGCCGCTGATGGCCTATGTCACGGACCGGATTGCTACGTACAGCGTGATGGTGACGGCCGCCGACCCGCGCCGCTACAGCAGCACCCTGCAGTCCGGGACGGCGATGCTCCCGTCGACGACAGGCGGCCTGACCTGGCCGGTCACGTTCCCCGTCACGTTTTCGGCGACGACCGTGTCCGGCGTCATCAACGCCTTGAACAGCGGAACTATCGAGACCCGGCCCGTTCTGACGATCGCCGGGCCGGTCACCGCCCCCAGCGTGGCCGCCCTCTACCCGGACGGCACCGTCAAACAGCTCATCTACTCGCTCGATCTGCAAACCGGGGACGTTCTCACCATCGACACCGACGCCCACACTGTCATCCTCAACGGCGGCGTCTCCCGCCGCCGGTTCATGACCGTCGCCTCCGGCTGGCCCACCGTCCCGGCCGGCGCCTCCGTCACCTACCAGTTCCAGAGCTCCACCTACAACTCAAGCGCGACGCTGACCGCCACGTGGCGCTCGGCCTGGATGTGAGGAGACCTCCATGCCGGTAAACCCGTGGGCCATCGACACACTCGCCTTCACCGGACTGCAGGCACGCAACGCAGACTCCGCGTTCGCCATGGGCAACGGCAGCGCCTTGGGGTCGACCTCGGGAGTCCGCCCCGGCGACCCGGGCCTCACCGTCACCCTCGCAGGCACGACCATCAACTGCTCGGCCGGTGTCGCCACCGTCGCCTACGCCGGACAGGGCGTCTACCGGTGCGCGTTCCCGTCGTCGGTGTCGCCCGGCACGTACACGGCGCCGCACGCCACCCTCAACCGAATCGACCTCGTCTACCTGCGAGTGTGGGACAACAGCGTCGACGCCTCCGGCCTGAACAAGGCCGACATCGTCTACCTCGCCGGAACGCCGTCATCGACACCCGTCGCCCCCACACCAGCCGGCACCCAGATCTACATGCCGCTGGCCACGATCACCGTACTGTCGGTGTCCAACGGCAGCACCGCCTCGGTGTCGACAGCGGTGAAGCCGGTGGCGGTCGCCCCGGGCGGCATCCTGCCGCAGACGGCAACCCCGACGGCCATGTTCGTCGGCCAGTACTGGGACGACGGCACAAACCTGCGCCGCTGGAACGGCACCACCTGGGACACCTACCTCAAAACCCCGGGCGCCTCCACGCCGTGGACCCCGACCTGGTCCACCAGCACCGGCCTGCACTCGCCAAGCTTCGGCAATGCAACCGTGGACTGCAGATATTTCAAGCTCGGCCGCCTGGTCCTGTTCTCGATGAACATCACGTTCGGCAGCACCACGAACTTCGGCAGCGGTGCAGTCTCAAGCGACAACTGGCAGTTCACGTTGCCGGTCACTGCAGCGGTCGGGACCTTCCCGATAGGCAAAGCGGCCTACGAGCCGGGCACCAGTCGGGGCGTATCCGGAACTGCGCAGACGGACGCTGCCGGCCTCAACTTGCAGCTCACCATCGACTCGGCGACCGTGGGCGGTGCGGCAGCCGCCAGCGGCAACGTCGACAGCGTCTCCCCATGGGTGTGGGCCTCCGGCAGCAGGCTCCTGGTCACCGGCCAGTACGAGGCCACCTCGTGACCCTCGGCCCCTACCGGCTGGCCTGGTACGGCTGCGACATGCTCACCGGCGGCATCGTCGAAGACCTCCCGTCGATCAAACCCACCGGGGCCCTGACCAGGAAACTCGGCGACGCGACAACACTGCAGTTCGACCTCAACCTGCCCGGCGCCCCCAGCGGCTGGGACGGCGCCACCGCACCCGGACGCAGCATGCTCGTCGCCGTCGACACCACCACCGACACACCCATCTGGGCCGGAGTCATCCTGCCCCGCACCGGCGGCAGCACACAGACCGTCTCCCTCGGCGCGGCCACCCTGGAGGCCTACCTCGACGCCCGGTTTCCCGGCACCCAGACCCTCATCGGCACCGACCAGGCCGCAGTCGTCTCCGCGCTGGTCACACCCGCACTGACGGCAGGGCCGCCGATCGTCATCGACGCCCCCAGCACGGGCGTCACCATGAACTACCTGACCGACAACGGCGACGACAAGTCGATCCTGTCCTGCCTCAAAGAGATCATGGGGTTGGACGGCGGCCCCGAGTGGACCATCGACGTCGCCTGGAACTCGTCCCACAGCGGCTTCCAGTTCCCGCTGCGAGTGCGCCCCGCGATCGGCACACAGAGCAGCACCCCCGAGGGAACCTTCGATTTCCCCGGCTGCGTCAACAGCTACTCGCTCGCCGAATCGTATGAGTCCGGCAAAGGGGCCACCCGTGTCATCGCCCGCGGCGAAGGCGAAGGCACATCGCGGCTCACCTCGGGCGTGCACGACGCCAACGCGCTCGTCGCGAACGGCTGGCCAGTGTGGGAATACCGCTACACCCCCGCCACCGGCGTCACCGACCCCGACAAACTCGACGGCAGCGCGGCAAAAACCCTCACCCTGATGGCGCAGGGCGCGCAGGTGTGGTCGATCGAAGCCGTCGCCTCCAAAGCCCCCCGGCTGGGCAGCGACTGGTTCCTCGGCGACAGCGTCCACCTCGCCGTGGAACGCTCACCTAGGCACCCACAGGGCGCCGACGTGGTCGCCCGCTGCTGGTCCTGGGAGCTCGACCCGGGCTCCGACAAGATTCGGCCGATCATCGTCGAGGAGACCTGATGCCCCGCCAACTCGACCAGCTGCCGCCCGACATGACCAGCCTCGCCCGACGGGTGCAAAGCCTGGAACGCGAACTCAAAGAACTGCGGGCGGCACGCCGACTGACCTCGGCGACGATCGGCCTCGTACAGACCGCCCCGTCCGGCGCCCGCGTCCTCCTGCAGCAGTCCTCCCAGTCGCTGCAGGTATACGGCGACGACGGCGTCACCCTGCTGGCGGAACTCGGCCCGGACGCCAGCGGAGGCGGCGGCCTGTGGACGCGCGGCAGGCAGGACCCAGACAACATCTCCTCGTACCTGAGCAGCGGCGAACTCAGCTTCAGGCCTGTCCAAGACGGCCTGGTTGGAGTCCCTGCCAGCATCTCCTACGACGAGATCGAGGGCACCTCCAGCGACCTGACCATCGAATCCGGGGCGATCGGGGCAACGGACTGGCGCGCCGTGGTCGACATCGGCTCGACCAGCGGAAGCACACCCAACGTGGGCGTGAGCGGCTTCCGCGAGGTGGGCGGCGCCGGGGCAAGCGGCAACTGCAACATGAACGTGCAAGGCGTCTTCACGACGAGCAACTTCGCGTGGGGCACCATCAACATCACCCCCAGCGCTGCGAACACGCCCACGTCGGGCGCCGTGACGGGCCTGAGCGTCGCCGGCAGCACCTTCATGGCCCTCGTCGCACCGAATACGAGCGTGCCCGGCACGCAAGTCACCGGCGTCTCCTTCAACAACTTGACGTCGAGCGGCCTCACTGTGTGGCTGACCCGCACCAACACGACCACAACCACCTGCAATTGGATGGTGATCGGCCTATGAGCGATGTGACGTTCCAGCCTGCCCTGTACTACGACGTGACCGCACAGGACACGAACCCGGACTGTGTGAACTACGAGCAGGTCTTCGACGTCCCGCAGTTCTACTCCAACGCGGGCACCAACTGCTTCGTGCAGTGCGGGAAGTGCGGCCAGCACATGGAAATCCTCACCGCCACCCTCCTCGACCCGCAGCCCGAAGTCTCCTGAACTTCCGGCGCAACCTTCCACCCCAAGGCCCCGCAACGGGGCCTTTCCCATGCCCAGGAGCACCATGCCCACCTCCTCTCTGCAGTACGGCCGCCGCGCGCCGAAGAACACGCCGGCCTTGAAGTTCTCCCGCATCTTCACGGGGAAGATTCCGGCACACCCGGTCGCGGCCGACTACCTGGCCCGGCTCTCCGCGTGGGACATGCTTGGCAACGACGTCGCCGGGGACTGCGTGGCGGTCACATGGGCCAACGTCCGCCGCCTCGTCAGCTACGTTGCCGGCGTCGAGGACTACCCCTCGCAGGACGAGGTGTGGACCGTCTACAAGACGCAGAACTCGGGCTTCGACCCGAACGGCACCGCCGACACCAACGGGCCCGGCTCGTCGCACGACAACGGCATGGACATCCAGACCCTGCTGGAATACCTCCACAAGCACGGCGGCCCGGACGGCAAGAAGGTCCTCGCCTTCGCCAAGGTCGATCCCTCCAGCCCGGACGAGGTCAAGGCCGCCATCAGTATCTTCGGTTTCGTCTGGACCGGCCTCATCGTCCAGAACGCCAACATGCAGGACTTCAACGACGGGAAGCCCTGGGACTACCACCGCTCGTCGCCGGACGACGGCGGCCACTCCGTCATCACCGGCGGCTACGGTGCCCCGGGCGCAGGCCCGCTCGGCGGTGACGAACGCTTCATCACCTGGGCGCAGGAGACCTCGTTCACCGACCAGTACTGGTCGCGGAAGGTCGAAGAGGCCTGGGTCGCCATCTTCGACGAGCACCTCAAGCACCCTGCGTTCCAGGAGGGCATCGACCTGGCCGCGATGGCCGCGGACTACGCGGTGCTGACCAACGGCAAGCCGTTCCCGGTCGTCGCCCCGCCGCAGCCGGCCCCGGCGCCTTCCCCTCCTCCGTCGCCCGCTCCTTCTCCGGCTCCTGTCCTGGATCCTCACCTGGTTCAGGCGTGGCAGGCGATGAAGGCGTGGGCGCACGACAACAACGTGACGGGAGCCTGACCATGGATTTCGGTGAAGCGCTCAGGGCGGCCAAGGACGGCGCCCGTATCTCCCGGTCCGGCTGGAACGGCACGGGCATGTTCGTGGTGCACCAGAAGGGCTACCCCGACGGTATCCCGATCAACGCCAACACGGCCGAGGCGACGGGCATCCCGCAGGGCACCGTCTGCATCTTCCGGCCGTATCTGATGATGAAGACCGCGCAGGACGACTTTGTCCCGTGGGTCATCAGCCAGAGCGACGCACTCGCTGACGACTGGGAGCGTGTCTGATGGTCGACCTGTGGATGCCCGGCGCGGCCCGGCACTCGCTCGGCAACACCGGTGCGATGGACGGCGGCCCGGCGCGGGCCGTCTGGCACATCACCAGCAACGACAAGGACTGGTCGTTCAAGAACGAGCTCGGCTGGTTCACCGGAGGCGGCGCCGACATGGCCCCCCACCTGCTGTGGGAGCCGTTCACCGGCGAGATCGCGCAGATGTTCCCGGCTGACAGCCGCAGCCTGTCGCTGCAGAACGACGGCACGGTGCGGACGAACCGCACGGGCGCCTACTGCATCCAGATCGAGACCGTGTTCACCGCGGGCGAGACCGTGAACGGCAAGAAGTACGCCACTGTCCGCGACACCCCATGTAAGGGCCTCGACGGCATCATGGCGTGGCTGCGGTCGCTGGGTATCGCCGACACCTGGCCCGGCGGTGCGCCGACCGCGTTCGCCCGCGACACCGTCCCGCTGGACACCTGGCTGAACCACGGCGGGCACTACGGGCACCACCAGATCCCTGGGAACAGTCATGTCGATCCGGGACCGATGCCGGACCTGTTCGCCGTCGGCCCCACGCCGGTCACTCCGACGACGAAGCCCAAGGTCAGCCTCGCGCACGCCGTGTACGCCGCGGAGCACGACCCGGCCGCCGCGCAGGGACACGCCAGCTACAAGGCCGAAGTCCTTCTCGTCGAGAAGGCGCTGCAGGCGGAGGGCCTGCTGGCCAGCCAGTATGTCGACGGCAGTTTCGGATCGAAGACGGTCTCCGCCTACAAGGCGTGGCAGCAGCGCCTCAACTACACCGGAAGTGCAGCCGACGGCATCCCGGGCCAGACCAGCCTGTCGAAGCTCGGCGCGAAGCACGGGTTCACGGTGGTCGAGTGACCGCTGTCCAGACGGTCGCCGTGGACTTCGATGGCGTCCTGCACAGCTACGACAAGGGCTGGCACGACGGCACGATCTACGGCGACTGGAAGCCCGGCGCAGTTGTCGCCCTGTCGCAGCTCATGCAGCGGTACGCCGTGTTCATCCACACCACCCGCGATGCCAAGCAGGTCGCGCGGTGGATCGAGCAGAAGTCCGGCTACGCCTTCGAGTGCACCACCCGCGTGCCGCGCTCCGGGTTCTGGAATGAGCAGGGCGTCCTGCTGGTCACGGACCGGAAGCTGGCCGCGATCGCGTACATCGACGACCGCGCCGTGCGGTTCACCAACTGGCCCGACGCGCTCACCGCTGTCGACATCGAGCCCGTGCGGCAGCGGGAGGCAACGTGATCCTCAACCTGACCCCGCACCCGATCCGCCTGTACAGCAGCGACCGGCCCGACGGCATCGACGACCTCGAACCGGGCCTGCGCGAGGTCATTCCGCCCGAGGAGACGCCCGCCCGGCTGGCCACGTTCGAAGTCAGTAGCGGCATGTGGCCCGTGCTGGTCGAGTTCGGGCACGCCCAGAACCTCCCGCCGAAGCGGGATGGCGTCCAGCACATCGTCTCCCTGGTCGTCGCGCTGGCGCTCGCCGACCGGCGCAGCGACCTGCTCGTCCCCTACCGCGAGGTGCGCAACAGCACCGGCACAGTCATCGGCTGCAGACAGCTCGCGCAGCCCGTCTGAAACGAGAACACCCATGAACCTCGACATTTCCAAGGCCCAGATCATCGGCCTGCTCGTCACCCTGGTCCTGCCGGTCCTCGTCGGCCTGGTCACGACCCGCGTCACCTCGGCCGGAACCAAGGCCGTCCTCCTCCTGCTCCTCACCGCGGCGAACGGCTTCCTCGTAGAACTCGGCAGCGCGGGCCCCGGCTACAACGTCGCCAACGGCGTCTTCTATGCGGCCGTCAGCTTCGTCACCGCCGTCGCCGTCCACTTCGGGCTCCTGAAGCCCACCGGAATCTCCGGCAAGGCGCAAGACACGCTGGTCACCGCCCGCACGCCGCAGGGCGCCTGACCTGCCCCTTGCAAGCGTCTTGGAGGCGGCATGGATGCCGCGATGGTCACGGCGCTAGCCGCCTTCATCGGCGGCCCCGTGGCCGCGGCGGCAACCGTGTACAGCACCCGGGGCGCGTCTCGCGTGCAGCGGGAAGGCGGAGCGTTGACCGGGTACGACAACCTGACACAGAAGCTCGTCGCCGAACGCGACAAAGCCGAAGCCGACGAGCAGAAAGCGGAACAACGAGCCCTGGCCGCAGAGCAGCGGTTCGCCGCCGCAGAACTTGAGATCGCCCGCCTGAGGCTGCTGGTGACGCAACTCGGGGGCACGCCATGACGCGCGGCGAACAGCTATGGCGCCGCCGCTGGCTGGGACTTCTCACCGCAGGCCTGCTGTTCGTGGGCGGCGGCGTAACAGTCGCACTGCTACTGATCGCCCAGGAGTCGCATCGCGCCGATGGCCTCGAGTCTGAGGCGAACCTGCGCGGCAATGCAGTCAGCGTCCTCGCTGGCGACGTCCGATCACTGCGGCAGCAGATCAAGTCCGCGGGCTCGACGCCGGTCGCACCGGATCCGACGAAGGCCGTCAAAAATCTGCCTGACCGGGCCGCAGTGCCCGTACCAATTCCTGGGCCTCCCGGACCGAAGGGCGACAAGGGGGATCCCGGCAAGGCCGCACCCACGATTACGCCGTCCCCCGGCGCGTCAGGGGCCGCCGGAGCCAACGGCGCCGACGGAGCCCAAGGCAGCCCCGGGCCTCCCGGACCGCAAGGCGTGCCGGGACCGGCCGGCGTCGACGGCCAGGACGGAACAGACGGGCATCCGCCCGCCGGCTGGACGTGGCAGTGGACGGATGCGGCCGGGGTCACCCACACCTACACCTGCCAGCGCACCGCGGATTCGCCGGACAGCGCGCCGCAGTACGACTGCCCTGAGACCGGCTCCTCGACGCCGAATCCGTCGCCGTCACCGCAGGGACTGCTGGGCGCGGCCATGTTCACGGCGACCGCCTCGTACCGGCGCGTCCAACAGGCTGCCCGCGTTCCCCGGCTGGCGACACCGGTAGCTCAGACCGATAGGAGTGCCGATGCCTGAACCGCCCGTCGCCCGCACACCGCGCCGCGACACCACGGCCGCCGATGCCAGCTCGCTGGAACGCCTCGGCCGCCTCGACCCGCAGCCCCTGCCGGCGCCATCGATCCAGCCGTTCCTCGAACCCGACCTGCCGCCCTTCGACACGGCGGAGGCGGAGTGAGCACGCCGCGGGAGCTGGTCGTCGCCGACGGCCGCGTCCTACTGCAGGCCTGCTCCCTATATAAGGGGCACGGCTGTGCGGTGCTGAACCGGCACCATGTCGCCCCGCTCAGCTGGTGGGAGGCGGCCGGAGTGCCGGTGGCCACGCCTATCGTCGCGATCTGCCCGTCATGTCATGGCGATGTTCACGCCTCGATAGACGCCATCCTGGCAGGCCGGGACGTGTCGGCGATCCCGCGCCGCTGCGTCGCCCTGGCCAAGCAGGGTCTCGCGATCGCCGCCGAACACGGACTCACGCCCGCGCCCACCCTGTGACCGTCGGCCGCCCCACCGGCCGCAGCCCGACTGCCCCACCAGCCGGGAGAGGGGGTGAACCGATGCTGTCCGTTCTCGTCCATCTCTACGTCAGCCTGTCCGTCGCACTCGGCCTCTGAACCGACAGGTGTTCGCCCCGCTCTCCCATCGGGGAGGGCGGGGCGATTCGCACGTTCGGCAAGTCATGTTGCGAAAAGGGCAAAAGGTGGAGACGTCTGGCGTGCCCTGTTGCTACGGTGGCGATCGCCGCGAAGCGAAGCCTGGGGTTACTTCCCTGCTCTGGAATCAGTTCCTCAGGCGCCAGGTACTCGCAGCACCCTTCGGGGACGACAACTGGATACGGGTGGCTGACGAAGCGCAGTGCGGGCCTACTTCGCCTGTTAAGCGAGAGGTCGCAGGTTCGAGTCCTGTCGCCGACCTCGGTCGGTGTAGCTCAGTTGGCTAGAGCGCTTACGTAGCTCGCGCGCCTGGTACTCGCCAGCCTCCCGTGTTCAGTCGCCGCCCTCGTTCTGGTCGCCTCGCGGCCGGGCCGACAACTGCATAGGCGCCGCGAAGCGCAGCAGGGGCATACTTCGATTCTGGTTCGAGTAGTCCAGGTTCGAATCCTGGTGGCCAGGTGATCCTGGCTGTGGTGTAACGGCAGCACGCTATGTAGCTCACGCGACAGGTACTCGCGGCGCCCAGCAGTTGACCGTCGGCCCGGAACCCTCAACTTGCCGAGGAGACCGACGCATGGCGAAGTTCGCCCGCACCCGCACCGCACCCTCCAGCCCCGTGACTACGACCGGGACGACGGCCACCTTTGAGGGCGGCGCCGCCTTCACCCGCGACGTGAAGAGCGACCTGTTCATCTTCGCCGCCACCAACATGGTCGGCGAGGACACCTTCTACGAGAAGGCCGGCGACCGCGACCAGCGCTTCCGGAACCTCGTCCACGCGGCCACCAAGCAGGACCCCGACTGGGTCGCCGCGTTCGTCCCGTATCTGCGCGGCCAGATGAACATGCGGTCCGCGGCCATCGTCATGGCCGCAGAGTCCGCGCTCGCCCGCAAGACGGGCTGCGACCGCGAACCAACCATCCCGGTGCGGAAGATGGTCGCCGACGCCATGCTGCGGGCCGACGAGCCCGCCGAGTTCCTCGCCTACTGGAAGCAGCGCACCGGCAAGAAGACGCTGCCCGGCGGTGTGCAGCGGGGTGTCGCGGATGCGGTGGCGCGCCTGTACACGGAGAAGTCGGCGCTCAAGTACGACGGCGCCGCGTCGCAGTGGCGGATGGCGGACATCGTGGCCCTGGCCAAGCCGGAGCCCCGCGGACAGTGGCAGGCCGACCTGTTCGACTACCTGGCCGACCGGCGCTGGAACCGCGGCACGGTCCGCGTCACCGATCGGCTCCCGATCCTGTCCGCCTACCGGGCCGCCATGGAGATGCCCGAGGCGGAGCGGCGCGCCTGGTTCCTCGCCGATCCGGCGCGGCTCGGCGACGCCGGCATGACGTGGGAGCAACTGTCGTCCCTCGGGAAGATGGATGCTGCCGCCTGGTCGGCGATCATCCCGCAGATGGGGCTGATGGCCTTGACGAGGAATCTCAGGAACTTCGACGAGGCCGGCGTCCCGGATGAGGTCGCAGCCCAGGTGTGTGCACGGCTGGCTGACCGGGAAGAGGTCCGCCGCTCGCGGCAGTTCCCGTACCGGTTCCTGTCCGCCTACCGCGCCGCGCCGTCGCTGCGCTGGGGGCATGCGCTCGAGCAGGCGCTGTCCGAGTCGACGGCAAACATCCCCGCCCTGACGGGCCGCACCCTCGTGCTCGTCGACACGTCGGCGTCGATGCGGAACAGCGTGTCCGGCAAGAGTCAGATCCGGCACGTCGACGTAGGCTCCCTCTTCGGTGTCGCTCTCGCCGCGCGCGGCTGCGATGTAGACCTCGTCGGCTACGCAGACGGCGCCTTCCAGCACTCGCTCACCAAGGGCGGCACCGTCCTCCGTCAGGCTGAGGCGTTCTGCAACCGGATCGGCGAAGTCGGCCATGGAACCGAGACGGTGGTCGCACTGCAGGCGTCGTTCAGGGGCCACGACCGGGTCGTCATCATCTCCGACATGCAGGCATTTGCTCACCCCGGCTACGGAACACGTGGTCTGGGCTGGGGCTACGGCCGACGTTCCGACGTATCTGTGTCCGACGCGATCCCGGCGCACGTCCCCATGTTCGGCATCAACACCACCGGCTACGCGCAGGCCACCATCGACAGCAGCAAGCCCAACCGGTACGAGGTGGCCGGCTTCTCCGACAAGCTGTTCACCATGGTCGACCTGCTCTCGCGCGGGCGCGACGCCGCCTGGCCGTGGGAGAACCAGGCCGCCTGACCGAACAGAGCCGCCCTCGTTCCTCTCGCTGCCGATGGCGGCGGGGGAGCGGGGGCGGCTTCGTTGTGCGGCTACGCTTCGGGGTGGTCCCCGCCTGTTAACGGCAGGCGGGGACCGCTCACGTCTCGGCGGCGGCATCCAGGGCGTCGGCTTGCTGCTGGCGTCGCCACTGCCAGTGGAGTTCGCGGCGTTCCTTGCTGAGTGCGTCCCAGTGGTCGCGGGCGCGGTTGAATGTGGCGTAGGCGGCTTCGATGTCGTTGTCGAGGCGGCGGAGTTGGGCCTCGTACTCCTCGCGGGTCATTGCACCTCCTCGGCGTGCATGGTCTCGAAGTGCCACCAGCGTCCGTCTTCCCACTGCATGACCTTCGCGGTGTCGGCGCCAGCCTTGAGCGCCGTCCGCACGTGCTCGAAGGCCTTGGCCTCGCTGCTGTGGTCGATCTCGACGAGCTGGACGCCGTTCTGGGTGAGGATCACCCGCCACGGCTTACGGGGCTTCGTCTGCACGGTCAGGCCTCCTTGTCGATGAGTGCGGCGATGTCGCGCATGCCGTCGAGGCGGGATGCCTGCCGAAGTAGGTCGGCGGCAGCCTGGGCGAGCCGATAGGCGCCGCCAGACTCCGGCTTGCCGTCCGCCGTGTCGTCGGCGTACTGCCGGGCTGACTGGGCGAGCCGGTCAGCGTCCCGGGCCAGAGACTCGGCGAACAGGCGGACCTGATTGTCCGCCATCCGCCGGGCCAGAACATCGGTCATGCTCAACTCTCCTTGGTCGGATGGTGCTTGCGGATGTGGTTGGTGACGCTGGCGGGGGCGCCGACGTAGCCGCAGCCACGCGGGCACTCCTCCCAGCCTCCTACTTGTCGGTGCGGTCGGTGGGCTCGATGCCGCGTTCACGGAGGGCGGCGTACAGGGTGGTGCGGGACAACCCGGTGAGCCGCCTGAGTTCACGGACGTTCTCCAGGCCGTCTCGCCACAACTCGGCCGCCACATCCTTCAACTGCAACGGGATCGAGGCGTACTGGTCTCGCAGTTCCTCGGCGCGGTGGGTCAGCTTGTCGCGCTGTTCGCTCATCGCTGCGCCGCCACGTCGGCCGCGTTCTGCATGTCGGCATCGGTCTGCGGGGTACCGCCGCCGTTGACGAGGAGGTAGATCGCGGCCTCGTCCTGCACCGTGGCGACGCGGGCGGTCGCGACGGTGAGGTGCGCCCGGTTGGCGAAGTGCCGCTGCCGGGGGAGGGTGAGTCCGCTCCACCGGACGTAGGGGCCGTCGTCGGTGTCTTCGGTCTGCGCGACGTCCTCGGGGGCGAACCACGAGACGGGCACCGCGAGCTCATCACCGAACCAGGCGCGGGCGGCGCTGATGCGCTGCTGGCCGTCGATGCACGCGTAGATAGCCTCGTCGCGCTCGGCAGGGTCGTAGCCGTTGGCGTCCTTCCACTCGGGCGTGCAGCGGTCGTTGAAGATGACTACTCCGGTGGGGGTGCCGGTGAGCCACGACCGGATGAGGGCGATCTGCTGGTCCTCGGTCCAGACTCGGCCGCGCTGGTAGGGCGGGTTGAGGTCGAGGCCGAACTCGGTGAACGAGCGGGCGATCTCGCGGGCTTGGCGGTCGGCCGCGTTCAGGCTCAGGTGTTCGAGGGGTGCACTGGTCTGTCGCGTCATGTCCAGTACGGTACATGTCCAGTGATGGACATGCAAGGGTGTGGCTAGCGCATAACGTTCCCTTGGGTGCGCCCTGCCCGCAGACGCGACGACGCCCCGCTCCTGTCGAGGTAGGGGCGGGGCGTCGTGCCGCTGGGAAGCGCGCTGGGTTCACGGTAGCCCAGCCCTGCGCCGGCTGACCCCGATCGTGCGGAACGGCTCTCGATAACATGCCATATCGCGGGCATTATTTGGGGGGATTGTCCGACTCGGCCTGAGGTTGCTCCGGCCGCTCAGGTAGCTCCGCTCCGGGCCGTCTGGCAAACCATTCCCACAACTGTCGCGTGATGCGGCTGCGGTCGCTGCCTGCTGCGTGGGCGGCGGCGTCGAAGTCGTTGACCAGGTCGTCGTCGATTCCGCGCAGCACGCGCTGCTTGTGCCGGTGGCGGTGCTGTCGGCGGCGTTCCTCTTCGCTGGTCATGTGCGAATCATGGCAGGTGGCTTGCCACCGGTCAAAGGTGTGCGCAATCATGGTGGCAAGCCACCACGATTCGGCAACTGGCCCTGAACGGAGACCTCAATGACCGCCCTGCGCCAGTACCCCATCAGCCCCGCTCCCGACGACGACCTGCGGTTCACGTTCGGCCTCGCCAAGGACGTTGCCGACGTCCTGCAAGCCCACGGCTACCCGGAGATCACCAACGGGCTGGACTTCCTCAACCTCCAACAAGCCCTCTACCAGTTCCTGTACAAGCCAGAGGTCGTCCGCGAAGGAGACTCCACGTGACCCTCAGCCCGCAGAGTCTCGTGACCGTGGATCCCGAGGCCGCCGCGTTCATTGAGGGCGCCCGCGCCGCACTCGCCGCATGCAACACCCCGCGCCCTGCACCCCAGCCGCCTACCGGCTGGCCGATCACCAGCCGCCACCTCGGGCCCACGCTCACCGGCGCCCAACTCCACGCCATGCGCGGTCACGCCCTGCGGATCTCCTACCAGCACGGCGACACCCGGCACGCCCTGTGGGTTGCAGCGCCCGGTCGCCTCAGCTCGGAATGGACCGTCCAGCAGGGGATCGTCGGCGAACCGGCCGGGGTGCGCGAGATGTCGGGTTCGTGGGAGCGGGCCGTGCGTGTCCTCAACGAGTTCGTCCAGCCCGGCCGTATGCCGCTCGGTGACCGGCTGACCGTCGATGAGTGGCTACCCGAGTACGCGATCGTCTGCCTGGCCCACGACGGGGACTGCGCCCTGTACGAGGACGGCCACAACTTCGTGCAGCGCCGCACTCTCGCCCGCTACCCGGTAGGCACCTACCGGCCCTGCGGCGGCGGCAGCGCGGGCGTGCTTGGCGGGGGCGGCCATGACGGGGACTACCGCTACCGCTTTCAGGTCGAGGGCCGTTGGCGGCTTCGGTTCGGCTGCCGCCGTCATCACCGCGGCCTCCTCGACGAGTACCTGGCCGAGGCAGACGGCACCGTCACCGTCCAGTTGATGGACGACCACATCGCACCACCAGCCCGCTGACCACCCCACCCCCGGCTGTCCTGTTCGCGGGGCAGTCGGCCTCCCGAAGGAGCATCCGATGCTTGACCTGATCGAGGAGTACCTGCGGTTCCTGCGCGGCCTCGGCCCCGAGCCGGACCTGTCGAGTTTGCCGCCGGAGCAGCGGGAGGCGATCGAGGGGCAGTTCGAGATCGTGAGGGCGCTGGCCGGTCGAGACCCGGCGCTTCCGCCTCTCGACCAGGACCCCGTGGCTCGGCGGCTGGGCCTGCTACCCGCGAGTGACGGGCGGGCTGCCGTGCTGCGCGAGGCTGCCGACCAGCTCGGTCGCATGGACTACGACACCGACTGCAACGACTACGGCTACGACACCTACCGCGACGCATGGAACGGCGGAGTCATGGACGCCGCCGACCTGCTGCGCCGCATGGCCGACGAGGCTTCCGAAAACGAGGCGTCGGCATGACCGACCTCGTCCCCCGCCAGCCGGACGCCACCCCCGCCGCCTACGACGCTGCGACACTCGCTGTCCTGGCCGCCATGGAAGAGGCAGCCGAGAAGCACCTCGACGCCATCCGCCCCCACAACACCAAACGCAGCTACGCCAACGACTGGGCGCTCTGGGAGGAGTTCCACGACTGGCTCGCCGAACGTACCGGGCAGCCGTTGCCGTTGACCGCCGTCACCAAGGGCACCCTCGTTGGGTTCGTCGTCTGGCTCGACACCATCAAGGCGGCCGCGCCCAACTCGATCGACCGGCGCATCACCGGCGTCACCGTCACCCTTCGCGGCCGCGGCATCGAAGTCCCCAAGGCCGTGACCGTTGCAGCGCGGCAGGCCCTCAAGCCGATGAAGGCCAACCCCGAACGCCAAGCCCGCGGCCGCGGACCGGCGGCCGCCGCCACCCCAGACCAACTCCGCAAGATGAGCGCGGCCGCGGCCGCCGGACTCACCGGACTCCGCGACCGGGCGCTCTGGCTCATGGCCTTCGGCATCGCCGGACGCTCCGCCGAAGTCGCCGCCCTAACCGCCGACGGCATCAGCCTCGTCAGCCAAGGACTCGACGTCCACGTCCCCGCGGTGAAAGGGCGGCCGCCCCGGGACGTCGTCGTCGCCTACGGCAAGGACCCCGACACTTGCCCCGTCCGCGCCTGGTCGACCTGGCGCGCGGCCGCCGGAATCACCGGCGGGCCCGCCTTCCTGCCCATCACTGTCCACGGTCGGATCGGCGACCGCGCGCTCTCCCCGGAAGCCGTCCGCGAGATCATCGCCCGCAACGCCGAACGCGCCGGCCTGTCGGTACGGCTGACCGGGCACAGCATGCGAGCCGGGTTCATCACCACCAGCCGCCGAGCCGGGAAGCGCGAGGAGAAGATCCGCGCTCAGTCCGGGCATGCCGCCAACAGCCCCGCCTTCTGGGGCTACATCCGCGAAGCCGACAAATGGACCGACGCCGCATCCGAGGACATCGGCCTGTAGTCGTCTCCTTCTGCCATGCTGACCGTGCGCCCGGTCTGTCACCCCCGTCGGACCGGGCGTTCTGCTGCCTGCCGACTTGCCCCATAATTCGAACACGCGCTCTAATGCCTGCATGGTCCGCTACAAGGTCGACTACCTGACCGAAACCCAGGAGCGCATCCTGCACGTCATCCGCCGGGCGATCGTCGATGACGGTGAGGCGCCGACGGTGAAGGAGATCTGCGCCGCCGTGGGCCTGGCGGTCGGCAGCGTCCACTACCAGCTGCGGGAACTGGAGACCAAGGGCGCGATCGTCCGCGAACCCGGCCGGCCGCGAGGGATCCGGCTGACGTGACCCACTTCCACGTCACCCTCTTCTCCGCCGGCCGCCCCGTGCAGCATGGCGGATGCCCGGGTGACGCTCGTCGACGAGGAGACCGACGAAACCCTCGACGAGTGGCCGCAGGACGGGTGACGTCTGCCATGCTGGCGGCATGGAAAAGACCACCGCAGAGAAGATTCGTGACGCCGCCCAGGCCATGCGTGAGCTGGCTGAGGTATTGAGGACTGGCCCGCAGTACGGCCTCCGTCGCGTGGGGCCGGGCCTCGCCGGGATCCGACTCGTGACGCTGTAGCCGGAGCTGTCGGTCCCCGCCAGTAGGCTGGCCCCATCACATCCGCGCTGCATGGCTGCACGCGCTGCCCCGCCCGAGTGATGCCGGGCGGGGCCTCGAACTTGGAGGGGCCGTGGACGAGGTCGACGCGCTGCGGGCGCGGGTGAAGGAGCTGGAGGATGCGCTCCTCTATCTGTCGAACACGCTCGCCATGCATGGGCTCCTCGCTCCGGTCGAGGCGAAGCCAGCCCGGGACATGTACGACCGCGCCCGCCAGGTCGAGGCTGAAGGTGGACGGCGCCGCTAACCCTCCCCGTGCCGCACGGCCCGCTTGGCCCGCATCTCCACCTCAACCCGCGACTCGTTTTTGTCTGCCGCGTATTGGGTGACGGCGGCCTGGAACGCAGCTGCGGCGTCGACGGCCGCAGCCCGCGCCGTGTCGGGGTCGTCGGCGGTGGCGATGGCGGCGAGGGCGTCGACCGCGGCCCGCTCCAGGGTCACGAGGTCTTCGAACGTGTGAGGCACTGGGGGATCTTATGCTGGGGTTGTTGCCGTGGGAGGGAGGGGCTGTGTCCAGAGCCGACGTCGCCGCCCGCGAGTTCGTAGCCGAGTTCGCCCTGGCGGATCTACCGGTCGACCCCGAGAAGGTCGCCCGGGAACTGGGCGCCACAGTCGCGCGGCATCCAACCGACAACGATGTATCGGGCATGCTGCTGCGACGCGACGGGCAACTCGTGATCGGCCTGAACGCAAACCTGGGTACTGCCGGTGAGCGGTTCGCCCTGGCTCACCTCGTGGGGCACCTCAAGATTCATCGGCGCCGGGAACTCATCCTCGACGGAATGGCCCGACATCGGCACGGCAACCTGTTGTGCATGCCGACGGATCGCGAGGAGGCGGAGGCGAACCGATTCGCTGGCGCCCTGTTGATGCCAGAGGGGGCGGTCCGGCGTATGGCGCGAGAGGCGGACTTCGACACGGCCGCGCAGCTGGTCGACTTGCTGGCCCCGCGCTTTGAGGTGAGCTCCGCCGCGATGAGCTACCGCCTGATGAGCCTCGGGATCATCCTCGACATCTGATCACGCCGCTTCGACGACGTCGACCCGCCGCTCGGCCGCGACAGCCACCGTCCACTCGTCCCGCAGCTGCTCGTACTCGGCGCGGGTGTCCCCGTACAGCCAGCCGCCGGTGCGTAGCAGCAGTGCCCGGATCGCCGCGTTCACCACGTCAGACGGGCGCACACGGCCAGACGGTTGGGGCGTGGGGGGCATGGCCAAAGTCTAGTCGCGGCCACTGTCAGAGCGTTCAGTCGGCGGGCGGCTGGGGGTGCTCGCGCTCCTTCTTCTTCACCCAGTCGTGCATGGCCTCGACGAGCGCGTCTGAGGGCGTGCGCTCCTCGGCTTCGGCGAGCGCTTCGAACCTGTCGCGTAGCGGCTTGGGCGGCCGGAAGCCCATGACCTTGGTCTGCCCGGTGGCGGGTCGTCCCATCGTTCCCCCTCGGTAAGTGTTTAACAGAATCTAGCATCCATCTGGCGCGATGGGTTGACAAGGGGTGCCGTGTGCGTCATTCTTGTTAAACAGAAACAAGCGCCGAACAGGGGAGACAAAATGATCCGCGAGACCTACAAGGGCCGCCAGCTCAAGGCCGTCAAGGGCAAGGCCTACGGCAAGTCGCGGATCTCTGTGAACGGCACCGAGTGCGGCGAATGGCTCGGCACCCAGGCGGACGTCATCGAGTGGGCCAAGCGCACCGTCGACGACGTCGACTCCCGCCCCTTCGAGGGCCGCTGGGCCGAGTGCTGGTACGAGCCCGGCACCTACGAGCTCAACGAGATCGGGCATGTTGCAGCCCCCGGGGGCGTCTGCTCCTGTGACCGCTGCAAGACCGAACCTTGGAACTCGTGCCAGAACATTACGGCTGGCGGCGTCTGCGTCTGCCACTACTGCATGAAGCCGCACCTTGCCGAGACGCCTACCACCGACGACAACACCAACCAGGAAGTTGCAGTGACCGACGACTTCGCTACCGCCGACAACAGCTACGCCACCTGCCCGCGCTGCAAGTGGGCGGGCAAGCTCCGCAAGGACGGCACCATGCGCAAGCACCGGGAGTCCGTCGACATGGGTCACGTCACCCTCGCGGGCGGCCTGCCGCAGCAGTCGGACGGCGACATCTGCCCGGGGTCCGGTGAGAAGCCGTGGGAGCCCGGCCTGCCGGAGGGCTACGAGCTGCCGGAGAAGAACGAGCACGGCGGCTGGAAGCGCCCAGAAGTGGAGGAGGCGACGAAGGACACCGGCTTCCTGGTCGACCCGCACACGTGGCTTCGCGGGCGCCTGAACAAGCGCTACGTGGTGATGGAGCTGGGCCCGAACTACTTCGAGATCCGCGACACCCGGACAGACCTTGCCGTCGGCACGCGCACGAGCCGCGAGGAAGCCGACGCGAAGGCGGCCCAACTCAACTTCGTCCGATGAGCCGGAACCTCGTCTACTGGGACCCGTCCATGGGGCTGACCCGCCGGGGGCGCACCAAGCACCTCGTGGCGGGTGGCCTGTGGCAGGACAGGGCGGAGAACGTCGCCCTCTGCGGCACTCCGCTCCCGCGCCGTGTGAACAGCTGGGAAGCGCTCAACGAGTTCCCCACCTGCCGGAGATGCAAAGAGATCGAGAAGGAGACTCGTTGATGTCCGTCGGGATGAGCAAGCCATGGCAGAAGCGCGAAGTCGCCGAGCATCTCGTCAAAGCCGCAGGGCGCCTGGTCGAGCAGTGGGACGACGAGGACATCGAGGCCGACTATGCCCGCGAATGCATCGCCCGCTGGCTGAAGGACCTGCCCACCAAGGCGTGGGACGACCGCCTCGGACCCCGACCGTAGTGCCCCCGAGCCCCGCTACGGCGGGGCTTCGGCACGTCAGCCCTCGGCGGGCGGCTGTCCCACGTAGGTGCCGCGCCCCTGCACCTTCCACACGACCCGCTCGTCGACGAGGACGTCAAGGGCGCGCCGCACGGTCGTCCGGGCGATCCCGTACTCCTGCACCAGCCGCGTCTCGGACGCGATCGGCCTGCCTTCCGCCCAGTCGCCGCGGGCGATCCTGGCCTTCAGGATGGCCGCGAGCTGCCGGTATGGCGTCACCGGGCCTTCGTGGTCGATCTCGGCATCAGGATCAGCGGTCATGATCCGAAGCTAGGCAGCCACCTACAAGGCGGCATCTCGGGCTACGTATCGAGACGTCGCGAGACAGAGCGATACAAGTCGGGCTAGCCTGCAAATTCACAGAAAGACCCCTGCGACCGCCGACAACGGCCCAGGGGCGTGGACGACACCGCTGGAGCGCCGCCATGGACGATCGTAGAGACCCGCCCGCCGAGTACGAAAGCGGCCTGCCGCCATCCGGTCTCATAGCCTCCGGCGCCCACCTCACCCCGCCACAAGAAGCCTGGGGTGCCTACGTCGAACACGCCACCCACTGCCCCAGCTGCCGCAGCCGCGACGCCGTGAAGTGCACCGAAGCCGAGGACCTGTACAGCGCCTACCAGAAGGCCGACGGGGAGGCGCTCCGCCGGTACAACCGCGGGACGACATAGCGCCCGCCCCGTCGCGGGCGGTGCGGCGGGACGGGTTACCGGGCGGAACGTTTGGCCAACGGATCACGGTCGGCGAGACGTTCACATCCGGCCCACAGGACCCGCGCAGATATATGCAGAAAGCGCCGTCACTTGGCGGGTACGTGTCGTTGAATACAAATCAAAGCAGCGCGCGGTTCGGAACCGTAGCCGCGCACCGCAACTCAGCCGCCAATGAGATCACCAAGCGGGACACGCAACGCCCGAGCGAGGAGCAGCAGATCCGCATAGCGCGGATCAGTCACAGCGTTCTCATACCTTTGGATGGTTCGCCGCTCGACACCCATGCGGTTGCCGAGCTCCTCCTGGGAGAGGTCGGCGGCCCGGCGAAGGTCGGCGATGCGTTTACCGAGGGCGATCTGGCGGATGCGGACCCAGTCGGGTCGTGGGTTGCGGCGAGCTGGCACCCGACGAAGCGTTAGCGTCTAGCGATCTTGCGTCAGTACCTAAACTGTCGCTCTTGAAATCCCGGCGACGGACGAGCCGCCCGCCGCCGTAGAACATGCGGAGCCCCGTACCGGGCCCGCAGCACCACCACTGCCAACCCCCCACTGGCAGCCCTGCGGACTGGCATATGCCGCAGGGCGGCAGGTAGTGTCCGCAGTCGAACTGGTGTTCGCTCGAAAGGGTGAATCGAGGAATCACCAACGAATGTTGGTGGTATCCGATGGGAACGGCGGCCACACAGGCCGGCGAGACAACTGAAGACTTCGGCGCCGCGGGGTTCAGGTCCCGCGACGCCGAAGGTTCACCGCGCGGGCGCCCGTCTGCGGCCGTGTGGTGAACCTCGACGGGAGCCCCTGTGTCGTTATCGACGCATGGGACACTCGTTGAATAGAAGCCGGGCCCGACTCCTGCCATTGCCTCCGAGGGCATCCCAGGGAGTCGGGCCCGGCGCTCTGTGGGGGGCGTCGCCTAGGACACAGTGTGCCACTGGGAAACGAGTGGGAAACGATCATGGCTTCACGTGGCAATACATGGCCACACATGGCAAGTGTGCAGCAGGAAAGGTACTGCTCACAGGCCTGGTGGCCGACAATCATGCAGGCCGCAAAGATCCCATTGGATCAGCTCAGTTGTTCTGCAGGAACACCGAAGGGTGAGGGACTGGAGGGGACTGACCTCGGGTTCCCTTGATCAAACAACCCGGAATGGGAAAGAACTGGGAAATCGGCCCGGCATCAGGAGCCGTCTCGGTCCTCCTGGTGCCTCTCCCAGCGCTCCTGCAGCGCCGCCATAATCGCACGCTCCATCGGCACGGTCACGCTGCTGTACGTGCCCTCAACTCCCGGCACCTCGTGGCCCATCCGGGACTCCACCGCGAACCGGCTGTGCCCGTCCTCGTCCAGCCATGCCTTGTGGCCGTGCCTGAGCAAGTACATGCGCTTGCCGTCGAAGTCGGGCACGACAGGAATCACGGGCCGCTGATTCCGTCCGCCGCGGACCTTCTTGCGCTCCTCGGCGCCCTGCGAGATGGGCGGCCAGTAGTCGGCCGAGAACCGTGCCGTCCCCAAGCATCCGCCCTCGATGGCAGGGAAGACCCACTGCCTGTCGTGCGAGGCCAGCAGCTTCTCCAGCATGTCCGCCAGGAACTGAGGTACCACCAGCGTCCGGTAGGAGAAGTACTTCGGCGGCACTTCAGCCAGTCGCCCCTTCTCCTGCTGCACCTGCTGCTGCACGCGAATGGCCGGCATGAGCCCTTCACCCTTGCCGTAGCGGAGCACGTCGTCCTCGTACCGTTCCTGTTCATCCGGATCCGGGCGGGGGTCGTTGGCCGGCCAGTTGGGGTAGCAGTACTCGCGGCGCAGGCCGAAGAGCTCGCCAGGCCGCATGCCGGTCACGGCCATCGTCCACATCATGACGTAGCCCGGGTAGCCGAAGACGACCTCGGCGTTGCGTGCCAGCTGGTCGACGGCGGCGATGTCCATGTCCCGCTTGCGTTCCCGCTGCGTCTTCTTGACGTACCGGCCGCGCTGCCGCTTGCGCTCGACGGGCGAAACCTTGATGAGTCGGGGAACCGCATCGTCGAGGATCATATTCAGCACCATCATGACGTTGCGCACGCTTCCCGCCGCCGGCAGCTTCTTCTGGATGTGCATCCGGAAGGCCCGGTAGGCGATGACGTCGACCTCGCCGACGGTCTTGCCGCGGAAGTACGGGCGAATGTGCTTGTTGATGATGGCCTTGTAGCTCTTGTGTGTCGTATAGGTGTGGTCCGTGGCCGCGAACCAGTCCTCGATCCAGTCCGTCATGAGGGTGGCGCCGTCGCGGTTGGAGACCCCAGTGCCGTGCCGGATCTCGCTCATCTTGTCGAGGCCGTAGTCGTAGGCTTCGTCCTCGTCGGTGAAGCCGCCCTTGGACTCGAAGCGTTTGCGGCCGTCGTCGTGGTACTCGCCGGTCCACCACTTCACGCGGCATGTGCCGCCGCGCCATTCGACGTAGACGTCTCGCGCTCGTCTGGCCATACTCGCCCCCTTGTCGTGGTGGTGCGGTAGTCCGGCAGGCACCCCTGCTGCCGGGACTCCGCATCAATCATGGTCGCTCAGCCTGCCTGCCCGAGGGGGCAGGCTGCACAGTGACCGCATTCACCACCGAGGTCCCTCACCAGTTCCGCCATCGAGGCCCGCACTTCTGGTCTCTGGCGTATCTGGCTCGGAACCACGCAGACGATTCCGTCGCCGGTCCGAACCGCTGTCCCGTCAAACTTTGGCCCGTAGTCGACGACGATCGCGCTGTTTTGCAGCATGGCTCCCCCTTAAGTCGCCTGTAGGGAAGCCTCCGAGGACGTGTCACGACTCTGCCACGTTTGGGACCTGTTGGGACTATGTGGGACCGAAGTGGCTTGTGCAATTGAAGTAACAAAACGGTAAATGCAAATAGTTGTACGTCGAATGAGTGAACTTCGCCTAGATCAGGCCGCGTTCACGCAAGTCGCGCACTACACGCTCACTCATCTCGCGGATCTCCTCCGCGGGTGTCCCCTTCGCTGTCGCGATGAGCGCCAGCTGCACGGCGTCCAAGGCCTCCCGGTCGAGAATCTCCCGAGGGAGAGGCGACTTCTGGACGCTGGCGGCATCCGGGTCCTTCAGCTCCTCCACGGGCGTGGGCTCGCCCCCCTTCAGGACGTTCAGGCAGCTGCCAGGTGCCCACTGAAGGACTCCATCGATCTTGACGTAGTTGGTCTCCCGGATAGGCAGGCCCTTCTCGACGCGCTGCCACGTGTGCTTGGACATGCCGGCGGCTTTGGCGTTGATGTCGTTCAGGGCCAGGCCGAGATCGGCGCGACGGCTGCGGGCGAGTCGCGCCAGACGGTCGAAGTCGTGATCAACAACGGAGGGCATGCCCTCATCTTGGCAGGACTGGCGGGGACCAGCCAGGACTAGGGGCTACTTAGACCCAAACTCGCCCCTCCATTTGCCCAGCTCAGAGGGCATCTACGGCCATCTAGTGGCAACAGGTGACCCTCTAGGGTCATCTATGGCTAGACAGCGTGGGCATCTGTGGGTAACTTCTACGCATGGCACAAACCCCAACCACCTTCACGGTGGACGGGACGGCTATCTGCACCAGACGCATGAACGCGGGGATGGACGTCCAGCAGCTCGCCGACAAGGTCGGCATCACCGCCAACTACCTCCGAAAGGTAGAGCGCGGCGACCGCACCCGCATGAGACCTGGCCCCTACCAGGCACTCCGAGCCGCCCTGAACGCGACCGACACCGAACTCCTCGCCCCCCACACGGACCCCCCAGAAAGGAAGTGAAATGGCTACCAGCCAGTCCCCCCAGACCCCCACTGTGACCGCCCTGGGGGGTCCGAGTGGGGGG